CCATAGCACCCCTGGAGGGATTTGAACCCCCACCACCCGGCTTAGAAGGCCGGTGCCCTATCCGTTGGACCACAGGGGCATATGTGCACGGGAAAACGAGCACTAAGATGGCATTCCTCACGCGCGGGTACCCGCAACTGAAACGACGCCCCAAGCAGTAGGGCCTCTTTGGGTGACAAAGCGGGGCCACCGTCAGCGTGAAATTCGCTACCTCCGTCTCTCAACGAAAAATGGTTTGGTCTTCCCATGCACTCGATAAAGGGCCGATCGATTACTCGAAGAGCCCTGGATCGACATCCATCTCCAGCGAGGTCGCGTTACCGAGGGCGATCGCCTCACGGTACCGAGCCGCTCTGGCGCCCGCCTCGCGAGCCTTTGCGGCGAACGCGTCCATGGTCATCGCCGGAACGGCGTAGACCTTGTCTTTGTCTCGCTCGGTCTCGAAGTCGCGGTAGCTGTAGCGGCTCTCGTTCCCCTTCGAAGCGTTGCGCCACATCTTCTCCATGCGGCCCAGGGCGCCGACCATCTTGACGGCGAACATCAGGGGTAGCGACTGACCGTCGACCTCGACTTTGATCTCAGTGTTGAACCGCGCCTGAGCGAGCTGAAGCTCGACGATCTTGCGCTCCGTCTCATCGAGAAGCGCCATCGCCTCTTGCGGCGTCCGCTTCTCTTCGTCGGGGAAGCGGAAGCGCCCCTCGGTGAACTGGCGGTTGTACACTTCGCGCATGTTCGCCAGCTCACGTATCCGGTGTTGTAGCTTGAATCCATTGACCTTGAACATGCTCTTCTCCTTTGCGTTGCGGAGGCGCCTGGCGGAGTCGAACCGCCGACTAGACGTTTGCAGCGTCTCGTCTTACCGTTTGACCAAGGCGCCATAATTATTCATTGAAGTCGTACCAGCCGTGCTCTTTGGCCGTTTTTCTACGATGGCAATTGGCGCAGCGAACTTCGCACTTCCTTATCTCTTCTTCTATCCGTTCCCAGGAACACGTCTCTGAGATCATACTTGCGACATTGAAGCTTTTTTCACCACGCACATGATCGAAGTCCAACACCACAGGGTCTGGCTCTCCACAGTCAACACATGGATGCTTAGACAGGTATTCAAATACACGCCTTTTGTTCCTTTGAATATTCACCCTATTCCTCTTGACAGCCTTCCTTCCCAGCTCGCCCTTGTTCTTCAGATAGTAGTCCCTGTGATAGGCTGATTCGCATTCTTTGCACGTTGTATGGCGCCTCTCACCCTTGACTTTCCAGTGAAACATGGTCTTATCTTTATCCTCTCCACATTTTCGACATCGCATAGAACAAAGATAACCGCGTACTACAAACAGCTCAATGTTCATAAGCTGTTACTTTGCAAATGTGCCGACAATTCTCCCGAGATACCGCGACATGCACAGAGGGTCTCCCCTCAAAACGCGGAGTTTGTGTCCCCGGTGAAGTGCCGGGGCTCACGGCGAATCGCAAGCTGGTCATCGCCGGGTGGCCAAAAGCCGACCACCTGGTTGCCTTTCGGCTGGCGTGCACTATGTAATCCCGAGCGCATTCGGCACGAGAACTAAAGGCTGACAAGATCGACGAGACGCATGGGCTTCGCCCGTGGCCCGGTGCTCTTCCAACTGAGCTACAGCGACTTGCGCCGCCGACAGGACTCGAACCTGCGACCCCCGGGGTGATGTAGTCCCCTCAGCATTCAGCCTATTTTTTCTTGGGTCTCTTGTAGGGTGGGATGCCGAGCTTGTTCCGTGCGACCGTCACAGTCCCGGCATCTATTCCGAGCCCCCTCGCGATGTCCGCGTCGGATATTTCACCGAGGGGCTGGTGCTCCCAAACAATCTTTTTCTTCTCTTGCCAGGGAGAAATGTTTCGCCTTCGACGAGCACTCGCGACGGACTTGGGATTGACCTTGAGCTTTCGGGCCAAGCTCTCATCCGATACTTCGCCGAGCGGTTGAGCATCCCAGTCGATGCCCTTATTGTGTGTCTTCGTCTTCCGGACGAATTTTCTTGGGATCTTCCGTTTTCGTCGTTCGCGGCTCACTGTAGACGGATCGACGTCGAGTCTTTCGGCTAGTTCTTGATCGAGCATCTTGCCGAGCGGCTGTTCATCCCAATCGATTTTCAGTTTTGTCCGTGCGGGGTGCTTGCTCTTGACGCCGCGCTTGCGCCGCGCTTTGAGCACCGCGGACGGAACGACGCCGACTTCCTCGGCGATCTCTTTGTCCGTCACCGCGCCAAGCGGTTGCTCATCCCACTTGACTTTGCCGCGACCCTTTCGGATTTTTTTTATACCTTTGACACCTGTCACTTCCTTTGGGCGCCAGTCGTCCTCGACGTCGTAGACGAGACAGGTAAGCCCACCGATGTTGATTCTTTCGCGGAGGTGCCAGCCCTGCTCAGGGCCGACGTCACTGGGCACCATCTTTGCGGATTGGAGCGGCTCCGTCACGTCGTAAAGAAATCACAAAAATTGGTGGCCGACAAGAATTGAGAGACTGTGCGTTTTTCGTTTAAGAGACGAATGCAATGTAATCCCTCTAGCATTCGGCCAGGAGCCACCGCCCGGAATCGAACCGGGAGCCTGCTGATTACAAATCAGCCGCTCTGCCAGTTGAGCTACGGTGGCCTGTTCTACTTATTAACCCTCTGCTCGGACTGGAAACGATTTTCCCACTTCCGGCGCAGCTCGACGAAGTGTTTGTACTCACGCTCCTCGTCCTGGCGCTCGCCCTCTTTCATCTCGCGATAGTAGTCATCGACCCATGGCTGATAAGGCAGCGCCACCTGACTCCTCTCACCGAGTAGCTCGTGAACCTCGATATCCATCCATCGAAGCTCTTCGTCGGTCATTTTGAGCGGCAAGTCGTGACGTTTGTGGTCGGATATGTACTGGAAGACCGACTCGCGAGCTTCACGCATGATGTCGTTAGAGTCGCTCGTCGTGTAGACGACCTCGCCACCAACCAAGAGCACGAAGATCGAATGCGTTCTATTGTGCATTTGTGCAGTCATCTGTTCCCCTTTTTGATTTGTGTTCGAACGGAGCTGTCGTCCGGAATCGAACCGGAAACCTGCGCATTACGAATGCGCTGCTCTGCCTATTGAGCCACGACAGCCTACTGAAACGGCATCTCTCCGTCGACGTCATCATAGCTCCACCAGCCCCGGTCTTCATCGAGACATTGTGACGGTGGCTTGGCCTCTTCGAGCCCGCTCCATTGACGTTTGAGCAAGCGATCATAGAGCACCAGGTAGACAGCCGCTGACAGGTTGGTGCAGTGCTTTGTCGGAATCATCACAAAACGATGGCACATGGTGAGAAGCTGCTTTGGGATCGATCCGTCCTCAGGACCAAAGATATACATCGCGTCCTCAGGATGCTCAAACTCAGTGAGCAGCTCGGAATTCGGCCGCACCTCGATCGCGACCGGCGTCACCTGCTCGAAGCGCTCGATAGGAAGGTCATGCTGGATGATGTCCACCCCAGCGTAGCCCTTCATGCGCTCCTCGCGAGGGATGCGCTTCTCGGCCTCCAGTTTGATTCGATCGCCAGTGAACCAGACCTGCTCGACTCCAAAGCATGAAGCCGCTCGAACCGCGGCGCCGATGTTGTGCGGGTACTTGGGACGCACGAGAACGATCGTCGGCGCCACACCGACCTTGTGCGTCTTCTTCCCACAGATGATGCGGTCCATGACAATTCCCCTTTTTGATTTTGTGAACGAATTGATACCCACCGGAGACACGCGCGCCTAAGGTTTGACGACAAAGGTGCGCGAGTTACCACACCGCGAAGCGCATGCGCCGCGCGGCGCCCGATGCCCGACTACCGCTTATGCCTTACGGCTTTCACGGAGCCTGTCTCTACGTGAGTTACGCAGATGTAAACCCGAGCGGCATTCGTATTTTTCACGAGTGCCCCCGGTGGGCGGTGACCCTGGGGGGATTTGAACCCCACGTTTCCGGCGTGAGAGGCCGGCGTCCTAAACCTGACTAGACGACAGGGCCAAATAGGCTGACAAGAAAGGCGTAGAGAGGAACGTTTTCGTGTGCTACCACTACACCATCCCGTCTAAAGTCACGGCGCTCGGTTTCGAACCGAGTGAAAATTCGACGCCGCCGGGACTTGAACCCGGTGAAGGGCTCATCACGGAGCTTCCGAACGATCGATATGAGAAAGAAGCCGATCGCACTTCCATCAAATCAGTCATCGCCTTCCACCACGTTTCCGCCCTACAGAGGTCATTCCACTGAGACCGGCGTTGAGACGGGACCAGGGATCGAACCTGGGCCTCGCGCTTGGCATGCGATGTACTCCCCACTGGGCATTCAGCCTATGAATTTTTGCCCGACAAGGAAACGCCGTGAGGTATACATACCCTAATGTACTCACGACAAGCATTCGGGCTGGAGCCGGTGATGGGAGTTGAACCCACTTCTCCACGTTGGCAACGTGGCGCCGCACCACTTTGGCTTCACCGGCAATCGGCTGACAAAAAGGCGTAGAGAAACAGTTTACGCGCCTCTACCAATTGGGCTACCACGCCATAAGAGCGGCGTGGGCAGGATTCGAACCTGCAACTACGGGATCCATAGTCCAATGTAATCCCTACTAGGCATTCAGCCGGAGCCTGCGATGGGACTCGAACCCACTTCAACCAGCTTGGAAGGCTGGCACCTCGGCCACTTCGGTCTCACAGGCAAAATGCCGACAAGTTTGACGAGAAATGGGCAGCCGTGCCCCTATACGACAGGGAGTCGAACCCTGGCTTGACAATGTTGGAGTCAATGTAGTCCCGCCTGCATTCGGCATAAATGAGAGGGAATCGAACCTTTCTCCTCGGCCGTAGCGACACTACGCATCGCTCAGTCGCCTCGTCCCGTTTCCAGGAACCTCCTAAAAAATAAGGCGGTACTGGGTTGATCCCCTGGCGGATGCGAAAGAGTGTTTCATCCGTCACACCCATACGATACCTGGGGGGCCTCGCTGCCCTTCCTCTCTCATGCGTGTCCCTAGGACGACATGAGCACGACCAGGCTCCGCCACCTCGTATTCGATGCCACCGAGGCCGAAGGCAGACAGATTTCTCGGCATGACGGCCAAAGCCTTTAATCCACCGGCACGGACTTGGTGTTGCCTACACCTCGCAAAAGGTCTGGATCGCCACCAGCGGGGCCTCGGTGATTCAACCCTCACCTCGCAAAGGGCTGAGGAAAAATTTAAGCCGACAAGTGGGCGCGAGATCTTGAAGCGCCCAACGCGCCTGGCGGCATAAAAAGCCGCCACTTGGAGTCGAACCAAAATGTAATCCCGCAAAGCATTCGGCTTGTTTTCTATCCCACAAAAACTCCGCGGCCAGCCAGCTCTTGATCGATGACCTCCAGCTTCTGCTGCCACAGGGGGTCGTTTCCTTCCTCGGCCTTGTCACGGATCGCTCGCTTCATCTCGATGAGCGCCCGGACGTCCCAATCCTGATGAACCTGAGCCCTGAAGACTTCGAGCAGCTCAGCCTCGTCACCACGTTTGACGCAGTCCGTGAGCGGCGGGTGCTCGTCCTCAAAAACAAACCCATAACACAGATGTGTTGGGTCCGCGCAAGCACTCGCAACCTTCTTTCCAATCGGAGCCTGACCTGTCTTGACGTGCTCCATCCAGGCGCAGCGCTCGCAAATGCGTTCGCCCGTCTGCCTCGAATCGAAGGCGCTCTCCACCGTATCCAGAAAAAGTCCGCAGCGTTCGCAGCGGCCCTTCCCTGGCTCATTCTGCATCTCATATGTCATTGGGGGCCTCGTGAGGAAAAAGCTAAGTGTGAGCACCAACAAGAGTGCAGTGACATTAGGCCTATCCAGGCCCAATCGAGTACCAGTCGATGTAGTCACCACGGCATTTGGCACTCAAAGGGAACGTCTCCGGCCAGGGCGTATCCATGGCACGAGGCACTCTCTCGCGTCTCTCGGAGGCGTGGTGGCTGAAGGCCCCGAAAGGGAACCAACAGCCATGTCAGACAACAGACAGTGTGGGCGACAAGGGGTGCGAGACGGCATGCAGTAGCATGTGTTTTTACGCTTTGATTGTAATGTAGTCCCACGGGCATTCGGACCACGGGTCCGCGTCTGACGCACAGTACTGGGCGCTGTGGCGCAGGCACTTACGAAATCCTGCTTCCTGCATCATCGGACGCTCTCAGCGCCTCCGCAGGCTGCTTTTGCCAGCACAGCTAACCGGCTTTGCTACTACGAAATGGTTGGGCCACGGGCAGTACTAGACAGCTCTCTTCCTTACCCGTTGTTGCCTGCTGTTCGGCCCCACATTCGGCTGGGGGCGCCTTTCAACGCCCCCAGCCTATCATTGTAGCCTTCCGTTGGCATAATGTTCTCAAAGAACAACACCCAACAAGTTTTCCCGTGACGTCATGTACGAGATGTAGTCACGGAGGCATTTGGGCGATGTTGCATCTGTTATACCTCGACGGCCTTGATGGTGTCAACCCACCCCTTCGGGTCGCCCTTCAGGAAGGAGTCGATCACCGTGAAGACCCGGTCGCTCCACCCACCGACGTTGAGCACAGCGTGCTTCTCGTCGCCAGCCTGGGTGTTCCCGTAAGGCTGGACGTCGATGCAGATGAGCTTCGCGTTCGGCCTGCGCTTCTGGACCTTGCGGAACTCGCTCAGCATGAGGGTTCCACGTCCGTCCCCCCACGGATCCGCCCAGCTCTGGTTGTCGCTGACGAAGATGATCACGTCCGCGTCCATCTTCTTGCCGTTCATCCACTGGATTGCGCTTCCGAGAGAGGTTCCGCCGCCGCGGAACGCGCCGAGGTTCTTGGCGTTGGTCATGACGGAGTCTCTCGGCTCCATCTTGAAGGTCGGATGAACTTTCGTGTCGATCGGGACGATCGTCGCGTTCGGGTTCATCCGGAGGATGGCTGCCGAGAAGAGCGCCGCGACGTCGATGCAGCTCACCTTCGTCGAAGGGGTGCTCCACCCGCCGCCACCCGTTACCGGGCTGCTCATCGACGCCGACACGTCGGGAAAGACCACAACGTCACCCTCGATGGCCGGGATGTTCTTCACCGACTCTTCGAGTGCGTCGTGCAGCGCGTTGATGACCGGGCGAGGAGCGCTCTCGCTCGCCGCCTTGTAGGTCATCAGGATCTGGTACGGGAAGACCTTCACCTTCTGGATTATCGCTGGGTCAGCGAGCCTCTTGGCCACGACCTCTACCAGCTCCGGACGAATCGTGAACACGTTGTGCCTCGCGGCCGTGTTCAGGTTCATCCTGGTGAAGTGCCAGTTGCCGTTCTCGATGATGGTCGCCCACTGCTCGTCAGAAAGCTGCTCGTTGGTCAGGAGCTGGAAGGGCACCTTCGGCAGCGGGAGATCGCGGTCGAGCTTCCACGCCTCGAACTCCTTGACCAGCGGCGGGAGAGCCTCGGCCTTCCCGTCGAGATCCTTCTTGATGAAATAGCCGAAGAGTGCATCGTGCTCCGCGTCCTTCGCCTTCGGGTGGACCATCTTCACGATGTCACCCATCGAGGGCTTCTGACCGACCGAGTTGCGGAACAGCCAGTTGCCGTCGTGCTCGTTGAGCCAGTTACGGACCAGGCGCCTCGGGAGAGATCCCATGCTCTTTCGTCCGACCGCGCCAGAGCGCATGATCTGAACGAAGTTCATGAGCATCTTTCCGTTGTCGATGACCCTGGGAAAGACGGCGGTCAGGAGCGCCCTGGACTCTTCGTCCTTCCGTGCTGCGAGAACGCAGCACAGGAGCGCCGGCATGTCCTTCATGAACCCCTGGGTCCTGACCCACAGCGCCGTCTTGGCGATGAACTCCGAAGAGCACTTCTTCGCCATGCCAAGGACCGTATCGAGCTGGTCCTGCGCCGACGCGTAGTAGGTGCCGTTGATGCAACCGGTGGCCGCGTACTGCGCGAGCGCGTGCTCGTCGCTGAACGCGTAGGCCTTTCCGCCTGCCTCGTTCTTGGTGGTGGTTTCCGGGACCATGCGTCCCGGAGTCTTGTTCTTGAACAGTGCTCGGTTTGCCATCGGAGCCTCCTTGCATGCCCTCTCGGGCCAAAAAGTGAAGGTCGTTTGTGCCTACCTGTCTACCAGGACGCACCAAGGGCGCCCTTTCTGACAGTTGTTCTGCGATTTTTTCGGATTTTTTTCGACTACGGCCCAAACTGCCGCAATCGTTGAAGATCGGAATAGCGTTTCTGCTGGTGTTCGATCTCTTCGCGGTCGTCCTCGTCGGCCGGGTCGAACTCTTCCTGCGCCTTCTCGATGTTGTCAGACTCGACGTCGAACGCGATGCGAGCGCAGCGAAGGTGAAACTCCATACAGGTGTCGAAGTCGGCACGCTGCTGGTAGAGCTGCGGATGCCACATGAGCCTGAGCGACCGCATCATTCTTTCGATGTGCGCGACCTGAGCACCTCTCCCTAAGGCGGGACGGAGGTCTTCGAGGGCTTCGATTTTTCCTTCAGCACACCGCCTGACCAGCCAACGCATGGTGTGAGCCACCGCGACGCCGTAGGGAGAGCAGCCTCCCGTCGACGCGATGTAGCTCGCGTACTCACACTGGCCGCTGTACATCAGGTGCACTTCCAGGTCTTGGTATCTCTTCGGCACGCTGCGAATCCGTTTGGCCACGGCGATCAGCTCGTCGACCCCTTTCATCATGTCTTCGAGTCCGATCATGCGACCGACCTGGTTATCCCACTTCATCTCGCACAGAGCTTCCCAGACGTCTCGTCTAACAAGGGCCTGGGTCACGTAGTGCGGCTCGGGAGGAAGGTCCATGCGCTTGCGATACGCGTCGCGCTCTTTGTCTGAAAGGTGACCCAACTCGATCATTCGAGCCGCACTCTGTCGCTCGTCATGGCGACGATCGACCCTGACGTCACCAGCCGGGAGCCAGCGGACCAGGTTCTCCATCTTTAGGTTCTCCACGCATGGGGCTGGACATCCATGCAAATCCTCGTAGGAAAACCTTTCACTCTTCTTGAACTCGAAGGGGAGTAGATCCTCGCGAAGCATCTGAAGCGTCGTGTCGAGGATCAACCCCTCCTCCCAATCCTCGATCCTCGTGTAGGTGTCGTAAGTGGCTCGAACAGGAAGGTTCCGCACGAACCATAGGTCCCACGGTTGATGGTGAAGACCCGCCAAGTTCGTCTCCGTGACGTTGACTCCCCTGACGAGCATCAACCACATTACCTCATCCTTGTAGCCGATCGGCAAGTTGGACAAGGCGCAGGTTGCGTCTGTGCTACCCATTGAAAACCCCTTTTTGTTTTGCGGAGCTACCGCCCGGGATCGAACCGGGGACCTCCTCCTTACCAAGGAGGTGCGCTTCCAACTGTGCCACGGTAGCATTTCGTCCTGGGGACGCATTTGCACATTGTGCTATGATTCCGGTATGTCAAAGACTCTTTCAATCTCGCAACCGATGAGTATCGGTAGAGCAGAAGCCATCGACGCCATAAATAAGGTCTACGAGGAGCTAGGTCCGCGTTACAACCTCGTAGGCGAATGGAACTCCGAAACGCTTTTTAGTCTTTCAGGACCAGGCGTGGAAGGGCACATCCAAATCCTCAGCGGCAGCGTCGAAGTTGCTCTCACGCTTGGCGGATTTCTCGCCAATTTTTCGCAGGCGGTAGAGTCTGCGATCAGGAGTCAGCTCCAAGAGAAGCTTGGCTGATCGGGGGGCGGCTCCTCGCGTGGCGAGCACGACCATCATCGAAGAGCCGGTGCTCCCCCCGTCACAGCGCTTCTGTCTTCTATCGGTTTCTGTGGACCCAGCCGGGATCGAACCGGCAGCCTCCTGCGTGCAAGGCAGGTGCTCTCCCAGTTGAGCTATGAGCCCATGTGCTCAGTAGCCCCGGTCGGAGTCGAACCGACGACCTCCAGTTTGTAAGACTGGCGCTCCTCCAGTTGAGCTACAGGGCTGATTTTACCACTTGATTTTTCCGATCACTTCTCCGTCTTTCTCAGGGTCAGGGAGAGGCTCAAGTTCCGGCCAATCCTTCGAGACCTCTTCAAAACGAGCCAACTGCTCGTCGGTCGGGAAGGCTCATCCGCCGCCTTCGCACTTGATTCCGTAATCAGTGTGCGGGCCGCAGATGTCGCGGTAGATCTCGTGCCGCCGAACCATCTCGGCCAACACCTCCGGATCAATCCTGGTGACGGCGTAGATACGAGTGTGATCATCATCACCATCGGTCCACACAAACCAGAATTTCTCTCCCTCGAACTCGCAGACGCCGTCCGTTGGACCGTCGTACCAGTTCTCATACCAGAGCATCTTCGCGTCGATCTCTGGTGCCTCTTTTGTCCTATCTGAAATATGCATTGTCTTCTTGGTTCCAAGCCCCAACGACGCCATGGCTGGATTCCCCACCCAGCTCCCACACGCAGGCCCCTGTGGTGGGAACCCTGCGCTCGGCTAACCCGATGATTGGAGCCCTCTCTCTCCCCAGACCTAGCCCTGGTCGCGGCCCCACGCCCCGTCAGCATGTGACGAGACCTCTTACCATACGCCCACAGCGCGCATCATGACGTTGCAAGGCTTGGGTGGAACCAGAGGGGATCGAACCCTCGACCTCTACACTGCCAGTGTAGCGCTCTCCCATGACTGAGCTATGGCCCCAAACTCTGGGTCGGGCACCCTCTCCGTTCACCTGGCACTGGCTCCCTTTGAGGGTGGTGCCTCCCGACTTTTCCAGGTGGATCCAGAGGGACTTGAACCCTCGGCCTCCGCATTGCGAACGCGGCGCTCTCCCAACTGAGCTATGGACCCAAAAAAGGGTGGTCCCGCCCGGAGTTGAACCGGGGGCCTCTGGCGTGTGATACCAACGCTCTTCCAGTTGAGCTACGGGACCAAACGACGAAGTTCCAGAGCGCGTGAGGGATAGCTGCTGCCAGAAAATAAGTGGCGCCACTCTAACTGACAACTCCACCTGTTGCCTCCTCTAACCGCGCAAGTCTTGGGCGGTGGGACCCAGAAATGCTTCTGGAGCTTCGTCGGTGCTCGGTGTTGGATTTGAACCAACGGCCTCCTGCGCGTCGAGCAGGCGTTCTTCCGACTGAACTAACCGAGCAAAGAGAGGGTCGTGAGGACGAGCTGCCTGTACCCCAGGGCAGCCGATTTGCGCAAACCGCCTGCAAGACACTCATGCACGGAGCGTCTCGAATCCCTGTCTCAAACGCCTAGTTATCAGTTCAGCAAGTTCCTTCGTTTGAGCCGCACTTTACGCGATATGCATGGAACGACTTTTCCTCGCTAGGCCTATGCGAGGGCGCCTGACACTACAGGAATGCCAGGTGCTGCTCCTTCGCGCGACGACTTCCTCCCTCTCAGTGCCCCACCCGGGATTTGAACCCGGAATCGCCGGTTTATAAGACCGGTGCATTCACCGTTATGCTAGCGGGGCAGCGCGATCGTTTCGCTGAATCACGCCAATCTCTGCCTTGTGCACTTTCATCGGCTCCTTCGTCTCTCCGATGACTTCATCGACCGTCTCCAGGACGCCTTCTTCTCGGGCGAGCATCCGCAGGCCCCCGATCAGCTCGGAATCGGCCAACGGAACCATGTCCACGTCAATAACATTTCCAGATTTCAGGCTGGTGTAGTCGCATCGGATGACGCCGTTGGAGAAGACTTCCTCCCAGGTCTGAAGCCACTGGGCATCCTGAAAAGCCTTTTTGAGATCCGTCACCAGGACGGGCTCTTTCAGCACGACCTCAGTCGTAAACGACGTCAGGGTGCCAATCTGTTTGTACCGTCTCATGACAACCTCCGGTACCCCGGGTCGGACTTGAACCGACCACCTCTCGCTTATCAGGCGAGTGTCCTAAACCAACTAGACCACCGGGGCATGGTGCTCGGTAGGAGAATCGAACTCCTCTTACTGGCGTGAAAGGCCAGTGTCCTAACCGATAGACGAACCGAGCGAACGTTGGCCCCCCGTGCGAGAATCGAACTCGCCTCTACCCTGATAGACAGTCAGGAGTCCACCCAGCGGACCCACGAGGGATGGCAGGGCAGGAGGGACTCGAACCCCCAATCGCCGGATTTGGAATCCGGTGCTTTCCCATTAAAGCTACTGCCCTATGGCGGGGAAGTGACCGAAAGCGGTGTACACGCTTATCTGCCAGCTCGCGGTTTTCCCCTGGTGAGGCGATCCCGGTGAGGCTCGAACTCACGGCCTTTGGATTAGGAATCCAACGCTCTTCCACCTGAGCTACGGGACCTTGCTCTTGATTTCGCGAACGCGTTCTTTGCCCATGGCCTGCGCCACGACAAAGCGAAGGGTGCTGACGTCGAACTCGGAGGTCTCGAACAGGGTGGGAAGCTCAGCCTCGTGAAGCACGCCGCTGAGATGATTGCAGTCCGGAATCGGCTGCTCCTTCAGCTCGGCCGCGGGCACCCACTTGAGCTTGTTGCCCGGCCGAAGCGCGAGCAGCTCATGAGTCGGGTAGGTGAAGACTAGCCGCCTGGCCATGTACGACAAGGAGTGGGTGATCGCCCTGACCTTCTCCAGCGTGTTGTGCTGAAAGACGAAGAAGGCCATGGCGACGTCGAACTTCTCGCCAGGCTCTGGCCTCTCGAAGCCACAGTCGAGCAGGTTCGCCAGGCACCCCTCGTTGCCCTCGATCACCTTCACCGTGCACTGCTTCGAGAGCGGCACCGCGACGCGACCCGATCCCGAGCCGAAGTCGAGAACCTTCTCACCAGGCTTTATCAGCCCTTTGTTGAACAAAAACCGTGCAAGAGCATTTCCTGAGTTCGCCGTCTTCGGCGTTCTTTTGTCAATGATGGCCAAGGTTTCCCTCCGAACGGGGGAATACTACCACATTGGTACCACCGGGAGGACTCGAACCTCCTAAAACCAGGTCCACAACCTGGCGCCGCGACCACTTTGGCATCGGTGGCAAATGCCCAACAAAAGGTGCGAGAAAAGCCCACCGGGGCTATCAAACGGGAGTCGAACCCGTTAGCTGCAATCGCCGCAATGTAATCCCACAAGCATTTGGGCACGGGGGAGCCCGGAGGATTTGAACCTCCTTGTCTACCACCACCGTTTCGTGGGTTCCCATGGCTCCACGCCAGGCGCACTATGGCGCCCCTATAACGACCTGGCTTACGACCAGGCCCGGTGGAAGGGCTCCACAAAGACTCTCCCGGTCCCGAAGGAAAGAATCGAACTTTCACGGCCCCTTGCGGCGACGATAGGTTTACAGCCTACCCCACATCCATAGTGGTCTACTTCGGGATATCTAAACACGACCTATCCAACTCTGGATACATGTGACCATTAACTATGTAAGATATAGTGCTTTTCGCTATGCCATATTTTTCAACCAATCCCAGATATGTGCTCCCGGCGGCTCTATCTTCGATGAGCTGCTGAGCTTGTTTATTCGTTAGTCTCCTTCTCGCCCTTGCGGCTTTTCTTGCGCATCGCCTCCGAACCTCCTCAGAGCGATCCATCATATTCTGGGAGCGCGTTCCTATGAGTAAATTTTTCGGAGAGTTATTCTCTTTATTATCGTCAAGATGCCTTACCTCGACCCCCTCTTCTATGGCTTTGTCGCCGTACTTTTGGAAGGCGGCGAGCTGATGAACAGGAACGCTTGTATTTCCAGCCTCCCCCGGGAGGCGCATATTGAACATCCTGTACCCCTTCTGGTTTTTATAAGAATCCGACAGCTCAAACCCAGAAGGAGAAATCAGTGCGCCATCCTCGCTAACCCGATAACCACGAGCAAACGCAGCACATACTGCACGGGCTCTTTTTGAACGATAACCTGAAGACACAGTTACACCCCTTTTGAAAAAATGATTCCATCCGACAAATGGGCAAGAGATAGCACACGGCGCCCCGTTTCGGCCTCCGTACACCGCTCCTCCGAAGAGGGTTACGGCACTGGGAACGCAGCCACCGCTTTCGTTGTGACCGCTGTCGCTGAGTGCCTGCCAGCGTCTTTTTACAGCAAGCAACATCGCTACCTTAGGACCGTTAGTTGATGTAATCCCTCTGGCATTCGGATCGAATCGGTCGGAGTGACTGGACTTGAACCAGCAACCTCCAGCTCCCAAAGCTGGCGCGCTACCACTTGCGCAACACCCCGATGGTCGGGCTGGTGGGAGTCGAACCCACACTACTCCGCGTCCCGAACGCGGCGGCTTACCATCAAGCCCTCAGCCCGTGTTTGGGGATGATTATTGAGTGCCGTCCCCGAACACTTTTTCCACAAGCTGCCAACCCATGGGTGGACCTGGCGGGAATCGAACCCGCGTCCACGCACAGTCCATTCGTAGGCTCTACGTGCGTAGCCCTGCTTCAATACGACCGGTAGACCAGCAAGGCAGGTCGTACCCGGAAGATGTCCACTCTCTATCTCGTCAGCCCCGAGCGAGCGGAGACTTGAAAGCTGACCAGCCACTAAATGACGTCCCATCCCGAGTCGCGGCACCTCAGGTGGAACGGAAGCTTACGCCGCCCTCGCGAGCGGTGCTTCATGGTAGTTATCGGTGTTGACAACTGATTTTTTGCCTCCCGTTTTGACGGGCAAGGAGACATCTCCGGCACGCTCCTACGTACTTCATGTACCTGTCGAAACCAAATCAGGCCCATGCGGGCCACCCCTGCGTCCTCCTTGCGAAGGATAGCTGGGAGCCCTACGGCAGAGGGGAGAATCGAACTCCATCCCTTTTACAGGACCATCCGATTAGCAGTCGGCGACGGGTCCATACCCGCTTCTCTCTGCCACGGAAGGAGGAGGACTTGAACCCCACCCGCCTCTTCAGCGAGCGCACTGTTTTCGAAACAGGCTCGTCAACCCTGGACGATTCCCCTTCCAACAGCGGAAGCCGAGGGACTTGAACCCCACCCCTTTTGAGAGCGCACCGCTTTCCAAGCGGGCATGGCACCCTGGCCATTTCAGCTTCCAGGCGCCCCTCCAATGAGCGCTCAGAGGAGGGACTTTCGCCACCGTTACCAGCGACAGGACAGGAACATGCTGCCCAAGGCCCACGGCTTGCCGTGGGGGATGAAGCTAGGGGCCGAAATTCGGTCCCCTGCACCCGGTTGCCGAAGCTTCCGGGGGGATAGGGCGGAGGGTGTACGAGTCGAACGCGCCCCGTCAAGGGTCATCGGTGTTCAAAACCGCGCCGGCACCACTGCCGCTCACCCTCCATGCGGTACCGACGGGAGTCGAACCCGCTTTCTCCTGGTCGACAGCCAGGTGTCCTACCGTTGGACCTCGGTACCTAGTGAACATAGCCTTTTCCAACCGGCTCGACCACCGACTGAAAAAGCTTTTCGATCGCGACGTCGAGGTTGACGCCGTCTTTGGGACGAGCCATCGCCTTGGGTGAGTCGATTCGGATCGCACAGGTGTAGAGCTTCGCGAGCTGCATCCAGAAGACTGCCTCCCATGGAGGAACATCCTCGTCCAGATAGGGGACACGATGCCCCGCTGCGTAGGTCCGAATCTGACCCGAGACGATGCTGATGAAGGCGTGGTTTGGAACCACTCCGAACGGAATCGACTCTTCCGTCCTGAGGACGCGAATCGCCCAGCGCTCTTCGTCACGGTCAAAGATGACGACACCGACGGGTGCCGCCGCGTTGTGCTCCGGCCTGTACATCTGACGAATGATGACGTAGCCGAAGTCCAGGTCTTCCAAAGCCATGTCATTCCCCCTGGTGGGCCAGATCGGAATCGAACCGATATCTGCCGCATTTTCAGTGCGGGCTCTTACCAATTGAGTACTGACCCAAAAGAGTGGTGAATCACCTTGCTTCCTTCCGGACCTGGGGCAACTCACCACCCCACAAAAAGGGGGTCAGCATGGCTGGCGACCATACTGGCACCGGCAACAGGACTTGAACCTGTATTCACGGCTTCAAAGGCCGTTGTCCTACCGATTGGACGATACCGGTATTCCACCCCAGCTCACTCTCCCGATCGACGCCGTTTGGACCACCTGCTCCTCCAGACGCAAGATGGCCACCAAGCGCCTGAATTCAACGCAGGTCGGGGCGGTACCTTCCCCGAATCTCACACGACTGGTGTGCGTCTTGTGTCGAGCGGCAACTGCTCCGTATCCTCGGTGAGCCGATCGGGCGTTTCCCAGAGACGACTGCAGTCGTTGATCTCAATCGACCTACTCCAGGTTGCCGAAACGGAGCTGAGGTGGCTGGGGTGGAGAGGCTCGAACTCCCGACAACCTGGGCCAGAACCAGGTGCTCTTCCAACTGAGCTACACCCCAAGGGTAGCGGGCCAGGAGGGAATTGAACCCCCATCTCCAGGTTAACAGCCTGGCGCTAAAACCAGTATCAGCTACTGACCCACGATCCGGCGCCCCAGCAAGGGGGCGCCGGTAATTGATGCCTGATTGTCAAAGATCAACGTGGCCGTCACCACTGGACCGACGTTGTCCAATTTAGCCGGGGCGAGAGGATTCGAACCTCCGACCAAGTGATTAAGAGTCACCCACTCTAGCCAGACTGAGTTACGCCCCGAAAACGTTATTTTGTGGGTCCACTGAGATTCGAACTCAGACCGCCTGATTAAAAGTCAGGAGCGCTACCCTTACGCTCATGGACCCTGCTTTCTCCTCCAAAAACGTCAAAAGCCGCCTCGGTTGACCCGGGGCGGCTTTTTTCGCGTCATATGCGCTTCAGCCTACCCCGGGGGACCCTCCTGAAGCGCGACGTTGGTATCAATGGCAAATGGCGTACAGGAGGGCCGTTCCAAGCATGACGGGTGATTCAACGACCACCCGCTACGCTTGAGCAGCTCCCTTGTTGTCAGATAGCTTTTGCCGCCTTTTTCCATGATCCTGGTTTCTGTTTCGATACTCTCCGGGCCTTTCTCTAGCCCATGTAAAGTAGCATATGCTATCCACAGAGCGTGTCAACAAGAAAATGCTTGACAGCCCAAACTTTTTCCTATGCGGCCGTTTTCTTTGAGGGTTTTTTCTGACTGTTCAGCAGCTCAACAGTCGCAACGTACTCTCTCTCGAAGTCCTCAGGACTAAGAACCCAAGCGATCTCCATATCATGCAAGAGATACCCCCCCTCGGGGACATCATGAGCAGCGCAGCCGTCACCCTCTGGGACACCCAGGAGTCTTAAAGGGATATCCATCTTAAAGGCGCGCACCGACTCTCCCGTTTTCCTGGAGACGTACCAGGACCAGGGCAGCTCTTCAAAAACCATCGGCTCCTGCCGATAGTTGCGATTTTCCAGCGGAACCGACTCAGGCTCCGTGTACTCTCGACGCCCGTCGTAGACAGTCAAGCCGAAGAGCCTTCTGAATGACATTCCAAGCTCGTACATATCAGAACCCCGTTTCCATTGCCTCTCGACTCTGCTTCCTAAATCTCACAACAAACTGCAATCCGGCTTTATCGATTGGCTGCCTGGTGTACGCTTTCAGGTATGTCGAGCATACAAATTCAACTGCCAAGCCAAGCTTCCTTGCCAGCGACACGAAAAACCCCGCGGGGAACCTTGCCCCGTTGAGTTCCCCGTCTCTCCAGGGATGCATTCCACTGGTTGTGTGCTCACCGTTCAACGACTCGTTGTAAGTAGAGAAGTAAACTCCATTTTCAGCCATACGACCAAACACAGCGCCCAGGCATGCTTCAACCTGAGAGGGCGTCATATGCGTCATGACCGAGTGAGACCAGGCGAAGTCAAACCGAATCCCCTCGGGCAACAAAGAAAGATCAAAATCCGTCGACTGAAAAAGAGTAGCTTTCTTATCAACCAGGCCCTGAAGGACGATCTCTTCGCGAGCTGCAGACAGGACGTGTTCGTTGTGATCAAGGCCAAAATAGTGTCCAGGCTCCAAGTAGTCGATGAAAAAACGTCCAGCCCGCAGTGCCCCACAGCCCACCTCAAGCATGTAGTGGGAAGGAACAAGACCATGAGCTTTGGCAAATTCAAATAGAAGCTCTCCATCCTCCCAGGTTTCACAGCCGTGGATTTCTTTTGTACGCCACCACTTATCGCTCGTCGGCTTAGTCATTAACTCAAACCCCTCAGCAACCCAACGCGGTTAGTGCCTGCCAAATGACAAGACTTACCAAAATCCCAATAATCACCGCGAGGATAGACCCCAATCGTCCCTCACCCCCTCCACCTCTGCCCCGGTACATACCACCCTCGCCACAAAGACCATCACCATCCAGGTAAAAATGATCACTGCTAGCCACAGTAAAAATCCCAGAGTAGCGCTCCGGACCAACTCCAAAGCACCCTCCTTCTTTCTCTGTTGCATGATGCTCGTGTTTAGCACGTTCATCCTGCAGAAGTCATGTTCGCTGCGTTTAGCCAACTCTCAGCTTTGCCACACCCCAAGCGTGGTCGTAAATGTGCATCCCCTTGCAACTCCAGATGATTTCACCGGCCGTGACGGTAACGTCATCAGTACTGATGCACTCGGCCATATACTCCTGCATGAGCCTCACAGCGGCGATATTCGCCGGGAAGCCGTTCCAGAGGTCATTCGACCTGATGTAGACGAAGAAGTGCAACTCGGGCTCTTCTCCCTCTCGGAGCCCTGATGGGGAGAAAATTCTGGTGTCAATTTGTCGCAGACAGGGCGGGTCATCCAGCGTTATGTCTTCAGGACGGGCGACAGCAATGCACTCCTGGTTGGAGCCGAAACCGTTTCTGCGGTAGCGGTTGATGATGGCCTCCATCTGGGGAGCCACTCGCTCGCCATAGGTGTACAGCTCATTTTCCTTGAGAGGCTGGTCTGTCATTAAATAGGGAAGGTACTCCTCTATATATTCCATGGTCGTTGGAGGAGGCACGTGTGAGAGGTGCTGAGGCATCTCAGGAACGAGGGGGCGCACGCCTGGGTGGGTGACCCGTATCTCCACCCAGTCAAGCTCCCAGCGCTTCTGGCCCTCATAGGAACCATGATCAACGACCCACTGTCGCCCATGGGTAAGAACTGCATCGACGGTTTGAAACCAGGCATCGGGCAGGTCCCTGGCTTTGATGTGAATTGGCTTCAAGGACATCAACTTTTCTCCTGGGGTCCTACCCCAGCGAGTGGCATCACGTCGATGTACAACCCACGCCAGCCACCTTCAAGCATTTGTCGAACAAAATAAACGTCCTGAGGATTACCTATCCATACAAAAACCTTCTTGCCGCCGTAAGCCACTCGGACGTCCTTTATCCCATGCACCTTGGTGAGGTGCCCATACACAGCTTCAACGATCCCGTCGAAGCGCCTCATGCTTCAGAAACAATGTTTCCTTCGCTGAGCTTCATCACCAGATCGTACTCCGACAGGTCGTCAGGAGACGCAATCGCCACTCCATCGCCAACTCGGACGATCGGTATCCACGAAGCACAGCAACCACAGACGATCCGGAGCTGGTCACGGTCGTCACCCTCGAAGTTGTCGTCCTTTAGACGGGCGAACGTAATGTTTCCAGAGAATCTCGGGTTGTCGTCGTTTCCACCCATTGCGTCGCCACAGACAGGACATGGGCTGTCGAGAATGCCGTTTTTAATGAGGTCCGCGATCATCTCCCAGGCCCGACGATCCACGACTAGGTTTGTCGCGAAGAGTGTGTGAGAGTGGAGCCTGTGAGCCTCCTCGATGGTCATTACATCTGTGGAGAGCGGGGCAAGCTTTGCGAGCTGTTTATGCAACCAACAATGCTGCCCCAGCGCAAGGTCCAACTCACCAACCAAGCGATAGGACATGCTTCTTTCACTGAGCTTTTGAAAACAATCAGCGCAGAAACCGATAGGCCTCTCATGATCCGCATAGACGACAGTGACTCTCTCCCAAGGAGGCTCTTTTTCGCAATCTCGCTGCAAACCACACCCAAGGCAACGCTCCAATATTCGGACAACTTTCGGCATCTAATCCTCCTGCTCGATCACCTGAGGAGCAGGAGGAAGAAGAGCCGTCGCGCTGTTGTTCAGGATCTCCGGGAGTCGAGGACCGATGGCCTCGGCGACGGTACGTCCATCGCTACCGACGAGCCATGGCAGGAAGAGCTGCTCGGGCGTGATGATGCCGTTCTCGATGGCCTCGAAGGCGCCCTTGAGAAAAATGCTCAGCACGCGGTGCTCTCGCCATCCTCGGGACGCCTTGAGACGCTTGAACTTGTCCGGGAGCAAGGTCCCGTGCCGCTTGTGCTTGGCCTCCTCCTTGAGCTTTTCGTCATCAGGTAGGGCGACGTTCATGCGCGCGTGGTAGCTGACACCTTCATGCTGCCAGACGAACTCCAGCATAACCCTGTAGTTCTCGAAATTTTCCGACCACCGAATCCCGGTTACGCCCCACAAACGGAGCAGGTCGGTGATTTCCTCCCTGGACTCACCTGGCGGGACTACCGTGTTCTCGGCATACTTCCTCTTCTTGGGCATCTTTCTCTCCGATTGCTTTGAGATGAAGGGGGCTCAGGTTCGAGTTGAGCCCACAACGGTTGCACTTCATGGTTTTGAGATTGCGCTCAATGGTCAGGACGTCATCGTGGACAGTCCCGATTGAGTGGCAGGTGTCGGCCTCGCCAGTAACGATGGTGCCGTCGACGTTGACAGCCGGGCTGCAATGTTTCCCCATCTGCTCGATCGCCCTGATGCCACCAGCAAGGCCACCAGTGCTCCTCGTCGCGCTTCTCAGATTGAAGCACGTAGGACTGATACGGGTGGGCTTGATACGATTCTCTTTCGTCCTGCGACAGGGAAAAATAACGCGGAGGTTCGACTCGAAGCTGACTCCAGGGATACGTCGAAACTTTTCCCTGGCGAGGATCTTCGGATAGTAGCGCGGATCGTTCGTCACCTGGATGGGCAGCTCCAACTCGCGAGCGAGCTTCACTTTCTCCGGATCATCGATCCATGAGCCGTTCGTTGTGATGAGCGTGGCCTGGTGATAGACGTGAAACTTGTCGAGTCGCCTCAAATGGCCTGCCATCTCTTCGAGCTTCGGATGCTCGAAGGGCTCTCCTCCGGTGAGTAGAATGACCTTGGCGGCGACACTCTGAGCAAAATCGACAGCGGCCTTAAACGTCTCCATAGTCATGTGCTCGCCATCTGGACCTGAGGAATCGACCATGCAGTGCTTGCACCCCATGGTGCAGCAATTCGTGACACGGATCAGCATTGCTCGACCCCCTCAGTAGGCTCCTCTTCTTCAGGAGGTAGTAGCGCTTTCCAGCGGTCTTCCTTGAATCGATGATCGGTGGCGTAAGGGATGTAACGCACCAGGCCTGCATCGATAAGCCTTTGAAGAATGCCGTTCATGTACTTTACGGCCTCGTTGTGATCGTCGGGCAGTGAGCCTATCCGGTTGAGGATCGAGTAGATGTCGTAGTCGCGCCACATGCGCTTTCCGCCCAAATCCCTGAGCATGAGGCCGTGCAACTCTTTCATGAGGGGGGTAAGCGGCTGCTGTTCGAAGGTGGCGTCCCTGTGAATAAAGGTTGGGTACTGACAGTTGTTGATTTCGACGCAGACCGGGCACTCGTCTGCTGCCTCCCGGATATCCTCATCCGTCATCGATATCATCCTGTGACTGTCACGTGCCGCGAACAGGAGCTGGTTGAGCGTCCAGGGAAGGAGCTTTCCTTCTTCGTCTTTGTTCGTGAGGAGCAGCTCGCCGATCGTCTTGGCGAGAGCCTCCTTTTTGCCTGGCTCCTTCTCCTCGGGACCCCCCACCTCGATGTCCATTTCTTCCAATCCGTTGTCTGCCACGCAGTAGACGTGGTCAGAGGTGTTTCCGAGACGGCTCTTGACGACTACTTCAACAGACATAAGAGCCTCAAGCTGCTGCTCGACGAGTTCGATATCGATCTCTGGGTGTACCTCTTTGAGCCCGTGCTCGATCTCCTCCGCGGACCAAACCGCGCTCATGCCGTCCTTCTTGGTCCCTGCCTTGACCATGAGCTTGACGATGTTGACGGCAATCGGAGGCCACGTAGCCTCCGGAATATTGACGGACAGCTCTGGCTCGTTTTCGCCGTCATTAGACGAGTGGCAGCAATTCTCATCCTCACCGATCGCGGCCACATCATTATCCGGCTCGGGCTTCTGTTCAGGTTTCTGGAACGGCCGCATGTGCATGTCGGGCTGCTCGAACTTCTTGTCTTCGTTAACGATTGCGTCGCGAAGATCGCAGGTCAGGCGAAATGCTTCTTCAGCGACCCATGTCGCCTCCTCCCCCATTTCTTCGTTCTTTGTCATCTGGACGTTCAGCGACCAGCCCGAGATGAGCTTGGCGACCATCATGAGGATGCGAGAATTCTCTTCGACGCGAGCCACCTCTTTCGCAGCGTTGACGATGTCCGAGACACTGCCCTCGGTAGAACGAAGATACTTCTTTCGCACCCTTCCAAGCTCCTCAGCGGCCTCCTTCATCTCTGCGATCAAGTTTCTGATTTTGGGTTCGTCGGACATCATTCACCCCGCTTGAGAGAAAAACCTTTCAGGACACCCACGTCATCGCCAGCGGCCTCACAGGTGACCTCTGTGACCTGGATCGAGCCGAGCAGCCATCGTCCTGGCATCCGAATCATGTGCCTCAGCGCGTCCAGCTTCTTGTTGAGAAATTCCTTCAGTGATCCGCCGACATCCTCCTGGGAGTAGCGAGCCACCTCTTCTTTATCTTGCCACCAGCCGGGGTCAGGCTCGTGGCCAGGGAGCTGCCAAACGTTCTCGTCTGGACGGAAGGCCAGACTGAAGAAAGCGTCGGGGTACATTTCCAACAGCTTGTGCGTTGGAGGTCCCCACTCTTTGTCGTCCTCAGGATGTTCTTCTTTGTAGACCTCAAGAAGAGGACGAATCTTTCCGCCTCGCCGAATACGCAAAAAGCCTGGCATCATGTATTCCTCGGGAATCACAGCAACGACGAGAGCGTCACCCACTTGCGCCTCCCTGTGCCCACCGTTCGAAGTCGACCTCTCGCATGTGACCGCTCTTCTTAAAGATGGGAAAAAGACCCATGGGTCCATCGGGCGGAAACATCTCGGCGTCCTTGCCCATGACGGGCTCGAAGTTGCAGCCCTGAAGGATCAGGGCCACAAACTCAGAACAGGAGACCTTGTTGTGATTGATGATGGGGTTGAACCACTCGACTCCCGTCACCTTGTAGAGCGCAAGGAGGATGCCGTTCAGGATGACGGCCTTGAAATCGTATTTCTTGTTAACGTAGTTACGCGCCTTTCGCATCCCCTCCTCGATATCCAGTCCGACGACCTCGAAGCACATCCAGTCGTCGTAGTTTTTTTTGAGAAGCTCGACTCGCTGGGGAATGACGCCGTCGGAAATAGCATGGGTGACCCACTGGCCTCCCCACACCGGATCCGTGTAACCCACCCAGGCGTGGTTCCAGTTACCTCCCGTCGCCTTGCGAATGAGCCAACCGAGAAAGTTGTTCGACCTGCTGAATCCAACGACAATCATCTCAGCCTCTTGAAGATTTCCATGCACCGGAACTTTGCTGTCTCCTGAGCACCTGGAAATCCACTCTCACGGGGGCCGGCGACGTTGATGACCTCAAAGTTGGTTAGCAGCGAGGCAAGGTGGTCGTAGCCATCGCTCTCGTTGGGAAACATGTGCAGCTCGTTGATGATGTCGAACCAGGGCTTTTCCAGTTTGCGGCACAAGCGCACCGTGAGAGCTGTTCCCGTCGAATCAGGGATGCTGGGACAGAGGATGAGAGTCGCGTCCGAGTCCCGGACGTTCCACTCCGTGCGCTGAGGATAGTTCGACGTCGGCGCCTCCTGGAGCCTGCGGTATTTCTGGGGGATCTTGCCGTCCTCAGCTCGACGTCCCAGGGGACACCAGCCCCCTATCTCAATGCCCAGCTTCAGCGCCGCATCGAGACCACCTCGATCGACCCCTGTCTGACCGCCTGATATGACTTTTTTCAACATCCTTCAACCCGCACTTTCCGCAGGGGAGTATTGTTCGTATTCTCTCCATCGCCGCCCTTGACGCCGATTTCCAGTCGGCGCGCAGCTCATCGATCGTCGTCACCTTCATGCAGCAATCAAGCGGCCCCATTCGGACCTCTCCCCCGGGATGCACGTGAATGCTGCACGTTCCGTCCAACGCTTCCCACATGCGAACGAACGACCGGAAGTTTGCATCGCCTGCTCCGCGCTTCAATAGTCTGTTCGCGTGCACGCAGTAGCGATTCTTTTCTCTGATTTTCGTTCCAGGAGGAGGTTTCCAGCCGCGCCTTTTCGCCTTCTCTCCGACGTATATTGAACTTAGATAGCTGATAACCTTCACGTTCTTCAACGCTCGCAGCTCATCAACGAAGTCGAGCTGCGGATAGAACCGAAAGTCAGCGGTCACCTGGAATGCGACAGGCGCCAAGGACTTGATCTCTGCGAGGCGCCCTCTGAGCAGGGCGCCACTCGTCCCGACCCTCACGATAAAACCATGCTCCAGCGCAGCGTCACGAAGGGTCTTCACGACTTCCCAAAAAAGCGGATGTTCGAGCGGCTCGCCACCAGCTATGCCCAGGTCGTTCGAGCCGATCTTTTTGAAGACGCGAAGCGTTTCTTCGAGCGTCTCCTTGCTCATGTGCTCGGCACCGGGACCGGTCTTCGACACCAGGCAGTGATCACAATCGAGGGAGCACCGATATGTGAGCATGATGACCATAAGCCATCAACGACCCTTCTTAGTCTTTGTATTCGACTTGCCACCAGGCCATCGGTCGGCCTTCCCTCGTCCGACGTGAAAGCTCTCGCCATCCTTCGCGGCGTGCTTCACAAACTGAGCGAGTTCTGGGTCTTTTTCGAGTAACCTCATGTACTGACGCGCCGCTTCATCAATAGCCGCGTCAGCGCCATTCAATCCCGTGTAGCCATTCTGTAATGCGGCCACCCCTTCATGCGGCGAGCACCCCGGTGCTTTAATCCGGACATCGTACTCGTCGACCAATCCCGCGTGCCCCCCCGTCACCGTCAGACGAACCTCCCCACTGAACCTCTTCGGCATTACTTTTCCCTCCGAACCCTTCCTTGCTTGATCGCTGACCGAAAAAGCCCTTCTACATGCTTTCCCAGATCGATCTGGCTCACCCCCAGCACAGTGTTTGTCATGGCCGCGGTGGTTATCTCATCGATGAATTCAGGGTCGATGTCCCAGCCCTCATCGTTGACGCACAGCTCGTCCCCCTCGAAGTAGAACTCCGGGATGTCATCGGCAGTGTGGTCAAATTGAAGTTCAAGGCCGCTGTCGGGACCGGTCCCGTTTGCGTTGACCACCAAGGGGTCAATCGCTTGCGGCATGTGCTTCTGGATCTCTTCCATCTGCTCGATTATTTCCAAAGCGCGCCCGACAGCCCCCTGTCGTAGCGACGCCTTCACCTTCTCCAGCTCTGCCCAGAAATCGACGTCTTCCTGTTTCATCAATCCAACCCTGCCACCTGACACGACAGCTCGTCGAGCTGCTTCTGCATGTCATCGACGCGATCCTCCAGCTCCGTCACCCTCGCCGCCAAGCTTTTGGCGAAGCGCTCGGTGTGCTTCACGCAGAGAGCGGTAAACTTCCCGCCGTCAACGATTATGCTGTTCTCATCGACGAATCCTGGCTGCACCCCCTCGACTTCCTGATTGAACACAGACGTCGCGAAGTTCCAGCAGCCGTCGACATCGCAGGTACACGGGATTGCCTCTACGCCGCGCATGTTCTTGAGCTTGTGACGATCGCGATACTGCTTGCGCGCCTCAGCTTTCTCGTAACGTCCGGCTGGGAAAAATAGATTGGACATCCCCTTCTTCCACACTCGCCAGTAGATGTGCGGCTGTCCGTTTTTATCAACACCCATTTCTCTTCTCCCGGTCCAGGTAGTAACCCATGGGGTGACCATGAACCTCCTTAAAACGCTCTTTCGAGATTTCGTGACGCCGCATGAGGCACTCGTCGCAGATGGGCTCGTACTTGTAGAGCATGTCCCCGTCGTCAGCCCAGTCGATGTAACCATGCCACAGCACCCACGAGCGCTCTGCGGCCGTCGCGCGACAGAGGGCGCACTGCATACCGACCATACCCTTCAGGCCATGTAGCTTTCTGACGTCGCCACAGCCCCTACAGGTCATGAGTCTGGGGTTGACCCACTTCTTCTCGTGAATGCACTTCTCGCAGCCCTCGACCATGCACTCGAAGCAACCCCCGACCTCGACGTTCTCAGCGCCACATGCTCTACACTTCGGCATCTATAGACGCCTCATCTCGAACTGGAGCGAACGGATCTTTTGGAGCAGCCCATCAACGCCCTGGAATATTTTCCTAACGCGATCCCTTGTCGTCTTTGGCCAGTTGTCCTTGTCATCGATACTGCCGAGCACTTTATTGGCCTCAAATTCCAGCTCGTCAACGGCTTGGACGGCATCAAACACATCGAACATTTTTTTCTTCTCGGGCACGACGGACATGACGACCACATCTTTGGGAATGCTGTAGATCGGGCCACGAAGGATGTAGGCAACCTTCATCCTCAGGACGTTCCCAGTGTATCCCTGGTCAGGAGGACCAAAGTAGGTCTCGTCAGCCGTTACACCGGCACCTGTCGTCCCTGGGTTCCACTCCTTCAGAACGAGAATGTCGCCCTTCTCGAAGTCACGATCGTTCTTGCGAACGTCGAAGGTCTTCTCACCCGACTTCATTGCGCGGAATTCGGCTGGCCACGTCTTCAACTCGTGCTCGACGGGCTCACGCTTTTCATGTCGGCGCCTGAACATCTCCAGCGTCTTGTCAGGAGCACCTACTAAAACATTTCGATCGCCCACTGGATAGACACGTTCTGGATCCGCGCCCATCAGCTCCACCGTCTCCTCGACGGAGATTGAGTCGGGCACTGGATCGCTAAACGGAGGCGACGCAGGATAGTCACCGCCGAGCCGCTCCATGAAGCCTACATCCAGCGGGGCGTCATCACCTTCTTCTTCATGCTTCAAGAGAGCGTCGATCTCTTCCTTCTGTCGCTGCTTCTCGGCCTCGTAGTCGCGGTCCCACTGGGCCAGTTGCTCTTTCGTGGCAGGCATGTGCTCGCCAGGCTTTCGACAAGCCTCTGGGTCATCGACAAGATGCGGCTCTTGACACCAACCGGAATTCTTTTCTCGCTCGACTAGCCCCTTAAAAACAGGGCATTCAGACGTTTCCTTGGTCACTTCTATCGATTCATATTTGCAGCCGTGGACGGGGCAGCAGTGTGTAATGTGGACCCCCCAGCCCTCCGGTAGTTCTTCTTCGGACATCATTCTTCTCCGGGTAAAAAATCCTCTTTTCTGAAGATGGACCAGAGCTGCAGCCCGTTCTCACGGAGCAGCTCCTCTCCGCCTTCCTGACGGTCGACGACGGCGAGGACGCCCACGACGTTGAGATTCTCCTCGCGAAGCGTCTCGACCGCCTTGAGCGACGAGCCACCGGACGTGACGACGTCCTCGATGGCAAGGACGCGGCAATCGTTCGAGACCATCCGCTCTCCGTCGAGATCGTAGAGACCCTCGACAGACTGCTTGCGCCCGTGGCCCTTCTTGTCCAGACGAGGTATGAGCCATGGGATCTTCTTCGCGAAGGGTCCGCCGACGCCCATCAGTCGCGCAACGAGCAGGAGACCTCCCAGCGGCACAGGAGCGAGCGCCCAGTTCACCCCCGACGGTGTGACGCAGTCCAGGCCGAAGTGGAGAGCGCCCCCGAGGTGCTCACCCACCGAGGGGTGGCAGGCAGCCAGACGGCAGTCGACGTAGAACTTACTTTTTCGCCCCGAGGCGAGCGTCAGCTCCCTCTCCGTCGAGACCGCGTTGTTCAGCATCGCGTCCTTCAGACGCCTCCAAACACGGATCTTCATGATCTCTTCGCGCATCGACTCCGGGGTCTCCATCGTGCTCATATCTCTCCTCGTCTAGCATCGCGTCGAGCATCTCGGCCTCGGCGTCCACCGCCTTGCGAGAGCTGCTGTCCGCGAGCTTCTTCCTGATCCCCCTGGCAATCGTCGCCGGGTTGCCGCCCATGTTGAAATGAAACCCACTCGCACCCCATGAGACGTAAAGGCGCAGGCCGGGGATGAGACGGATCGAGGTCCCGATCCGTGGGTTCAGCATTCTTGCTGCCGCCTTGGTCGTCTTGGAGACAATTTTTTTATTGAGTGGCTTACTAGCTAGGGACTTCTGGGATGGCATTATAAAACTCCCCTCCCAGCATCTTCCCGGTTTTTTTCTTACCAAGAAGATACATCTCTTCGAGATGGGGACCCTTTCCGTTCTTGCGCCCAGGATAAACATCAGGTTCCCACTGGCCATCTGATGTCAATGAACCGAACCGAGACGTGACGATGTCCGGCCCATAAAAACCACGAGACTTGACAATGTGGCCGTACTCGGAGCCGGCGATCCAGGCACCCCACTGTTTGAAGAAAAAACTGACGTGCGACTTCTCGCACTGCTCTTTGATGTCGTGGACCCACCGGGGGTGCATGGGACGAGCACCAGGGCCACTCTCTCCGCCCACGATCACCCACTGGATGCCGCGGTCACGAGCTGCCCAATACTTGAAGTCGTCCCACTCTCCCGGATTGGCGATTGGGTATGTAGCGTCCTCTTCTACCTCGCCGATCCCTGGCATCCGTAGCTTGACCGGCCCGAGCAGCGGTTCGAGGGAGAGGAATCGAATTCGAGCCGGCACCCTGAGCAGGTGGGGGATGCGCAGGTCGGCTGCTTCCTGATTTTCGACGGAGACGCCGCACCAGATGTGAGGAGGGAGCCACGCCTTTCTGACACGAGCATCGCGCTCTTCGATCTCGTCGAGCCCAACACAGATCTCGACAGGACCCTTGGGCTCGTAGGGCGTGACCCATTTCTGAACGTACTTCGCCATGCGCTCGGGGCGCTTGGTCAGGATGAGATAGACGTGATGGTCGGCCTCGAACATCATTTCGAAGACCTTGTCGATCCACTCGTCTGGCACCGATTGATGGAACAGGTCGCCCATCAGGCAGATAGCGATGCGGCGAGAGCGGGTCCACCGATTCGGCTTCTCCAGCTCCTTCTCGAAGAGCTTGGCCTGACCGGTCCAATTGCCGTCTTTAGTCAGCCCGTGAAAGTGCTCTCCAGGCTTCGAAAAACGCGCTGCCTGACGTTCGGCCCAGCAGTTATCACAACCGCCGAGGTTGTTGTAGAATTCCTCCTCGTCTTCGTGTGAACAGCCCTTCACAGGGTTGAGCGTCGCGTCGACGTATTCTATTTTTGTCCGATCGCCCATCAGGCTGCGTTCTTCTTCCTGGGCCAGAGCTTGTCCTTTGCCCACCGCACCAAACCGCCATGCTCCGGGGCGTAGGCTTCCATTTCCCCAGAAAGACGGTTCTTATGCATCAGAAAGCACCAGTTCGACCCGCTTTTTCCGATGGCATTACCCTTTAGGAGAAGGAATGTCTCGTGGACGAGTCCCTCCTTCACTACCTCCGCCCTCTGGACAGAAAGGATTGGAAGGGGGCACTGGTCGAAAAGGCGTTCCCGGCCAACGCCAGGGAATACCTCGACGATGCCAGGCTTGCGGATGTAGGCGGTGCCCTCAAATCCATCTTCGAGAACAAACTCATACTGACCCGGACGTACCTTGGGCAGCTTCACGTGGTCGCCGCTATAGTCGATGCGTTTGGCCAGATAGAGAGCCTCAAAGACGTCGTCGGCGAAGCACACGACTGAACGATAGCGATCAAACGCCCTAAACACTGAGACCATATCAGCAACACTGACCCTCATCTCAGGCAGAGGGTGCCTTCCGTCGTCAATGGTGACCATCGCTCATCTCCATAACGCGTGAGACGGTGGCTCAGGCAAGCAACTGTAGAGAACCCAAGTAACAAGCGACACGATGAGCACCCAGAGAAAGACGTATAAGACGACTCGCTTTGCGAACCCATTGCCCCACATTACCCACCCGAAACCACCTGTGGCGATTCCGCCTCCACTGCCTTGTAGGCCTCAAGCAAATCGTTCATAGCGTGTGCGAGCTGCCCCCGTTGCATCGACAGAAACGCCTTTTCCTCCTCGCTCAGATTCGTGCCGAGCGCTTGATCGATAGACTGGATGCCCATCTGAAGCTCACTGATCTTGCCTTGTGCGACCGCCAATAGTAGGCGCAATTGTGCAGGTGTCATGGTAGTCATAATATAGCATATGCTACCTTGGTCAACTTAAAAGTTTGATGGCCCCAAAGGATGGTCAGATGCCGTGTTTCCGGATCGAATCCACCATCCTCGTGACGGGCACCCACAGCGCCCGGTCGGCAAGGTAGAATGTGTCAGTGATACACCTCACGCGATCGTACTGCTCTCGCGTCGTCCACTTCGAATAAGTCTTGTCGCTCAGGCATATTATTTTACCGGTGATGGTACTCACGCAGATATAGCCGCGAGGCTTTGGATCTTTAACTTCCCAGCTCGACACAGTGTCCACCAAAATATTTCTATAAGGAAAATCCTGAGGACATGTAAATGGAAGTCTGCGGCTTTTTACCTCGAAATACCTTCCGGACAAGAGAAGATCCGGTCTATTGGCAAAGGTCTTTATCTCGCTGATATTATTTCGAAACGCCAACTCAGGAAGCACCGCCTCAAAACCATTCGCTCCAAAATAATCAGCGACATATTGCTGCCAGCGGTATCCTTCGAGCAGCTCTTTTTTGAACAGCTCGTCGTTTTCAATCCAGCTCAAAAATTCGCCCCAACGGACGATAATAACCTCTTAACACCGAGGATGAACAGAGAATATATTCTTCAGATTGTTCCGGCGCCGCGGGTAAAGTCGGGGATAACCTCCTCGTCGAGGCAGACCCAAAGATGCAGCACGTAGGGATGAACGTTTACGTAATTTTCTTTCTTTGGAAGCACTTGGAGGGCGGTTCTATCGCCCAGGAAAAGCTCTTTGACGTCCCGAAGCTCTTCCCAGGTGGGAAGACGATCCTGGAACGACGTCGACAGGTGCATCCAGCGCCGGCCGTCCTCCTCGCGATCGCCGGAGAGGATGACTCGCTGCCCCCTGACGGACTGATACCGGGCGCCGTTGAGGTTCGTATCGAGCACCTGCCAGTGGGGAGGAAGGATCTTGGGTAGGTATTCGCTGACCCAGTCTGCGACCTCGGCATCAAGTACCAACTCGACCTCGCCCTTCGAGAACTTCGCAATGAATTCCAGCTTCTTGCGGACCTCGTCCCACTTATCCATGAGCGCGAGATTGAAGGCTTCCTCCAGACTGGCGAACACCCAAGAGAATTGCCGCTCGTCGCAGCCCGAAAGCCCCTCACGGGTAAAACCGTAGCTGTCCAGCATCCGCTTCAGCTTGTCCTTGAGAGCCGCGGGGGTAAGCGGCTTGCGCTTGCGCTTTTTATTGCCCATCAGAAGGATCTAAGGTTGTCTTCGATGGCGGCGACGCACGCCTCAAACACCTCATCCTCAGGATGGTTTGCATCTATGTGAACAAAGTGCTTGCCAGGCGCGACATAGGACGAGCCGCCCATCTTCGGAAGCCGGCGATAGAACTCGGCGAGCCGTACTTGAAGCTCGTCCAGCTCGTAGATTTCTTTCATCTTATGACGGCACTCGCGCCGATTCGCTGCCTCGTCACAATCAACGTTGAGAACCAGGACCAGGTCGGGTTCGATGGCATAACTGTGGAGCTTCATCAGCCACTTGAGAAATGACTCCTTATCGACGTGGTCAGAGGTCAACGACTGGTAGGCCAATGTCGAATACATGTAGCGATCGCACAACACCCACTTCCCTTTGGCCAGAGCAGGCTCGATGACGTGAGCGATATGGTCCATTCGATCGGCCACAAACAAAAGGGCCATCGTCTCAGCCGGTGGCTTCCAGCCACCCTGACCATCACAAGGAATGATCCCTCTCAGAATCTTACGAATAAGCTTTCCGCATGGTCGCTCCGTCGGCTGATGTTCTGAAGCAACTCCCGGATATTTTCCACTTTCGACAGATACCTGCATGTAGCCGTATAACCGTTGAGCGACTGTTGTGGTTCCGGATCCGTCAATCCCTTCGAGGACTATGAACTTACCCCTTTTCATCGACCCAATCCTTGCTGTCATGAAAAGCTATTGGCTTTTCGAGCCGTTTCTTTATGAGGTCGGTGTCACCTTTCTCGATGGCGAACCACTGGCGCTCCTCGGATTCACAGACAGCAGGCATCGTTCCGCTACCAGCCATGGGATCGAGGACCCTGTCACCAGGATTCGTCGCCAGAAGAAGACACCGGCGAATGAGCTTTGTACTGAGCTGGGGTCCGCTCCAGCCCTCGGCCTTGTACTTGGGATGCCGCACCGTTGGGACATCGGTCCAGATATCGGAGACCGTGACGCCCTCCTTCATCTTACCTCGGTGACCGCCGTAGTCTCGAAGATCCTTCTTGCAGTGGCGGCACACCTCGATAGGCATCCGCACCTTGTTGAGCACGCGCGGCTTGCCCTTCGAGAAGTGGATGATGCCGTAGTGCGCGCGATAGAGACCCTTAGCGCGGGGAAAGCCCTGGGTGACTCGCACCGAGATCCAGTCGATGAAATCGAGTTCGGCGTTGCTGCCCATTAGGAACGACGCGGCCATGATGTTCCACTTAGGAAGATTGTAGATCATGAGCGAGCCACCAGGTGTGAGCAGCGAGCTACACTGCATCAACCATAGGTGCATCCACTTCACATAGTCGCGCTCGGGAACGCCATCGTTGACGTGCCTGCCGTACTGCTTCTCCAGGTTAAATGGAGGATCGACGAAGATGAGGTCGAACTCCTCCCCATCCTCAACCCAAAAGGGCATCAGCTTAACGCAGTCCGCTCGAAACAGCTTTCCGAGCTGCGTCTCAAAGACAGGCTCCAACATCATCGCCGCCACCCCACCGCTGCCCTGTTTCAAATGAGGCCCTTGTCTTTCGCCTTGAACTCGGGAATGAGGAGCATCCCCTCGTCGCCTACGTGCTTAACCTCGCTGGTATCGCCGATCAGCGACTTCGGCACCCATCTCGTCACTGTACCGTTAGAGACGCGGAGCGCCAGCAGAGTTTCATCCACGGCAAAGACCTTGACCTCGACGAGACGCTTTCTTTTTGTAAATCTCGTCATCAATCCCTCACATCTGTCGCGCAGTCCAGCAGAACACTGACCAGAAAGAGCCTTGTACCGGACCCATCTGCTTCAGTTTCCAGGCTACGTAGCTTTTCGAGCATAAAGTCGTCAGGACGAACGATCATCCTGAGTGGCCCCTCTCCCTTTATCGGGCCTATGTTGATAGCTTCGTAGCCATCAAAGAAGACTTCTCTCGTCCAGAGCGTTCTACCGTCACGCACCGCGTGAAGTATGTACGTGCCAGCTCGCCACAGCTCATCATTCCCGAGCATCAGAGCGAAGTCGAAGTGCCTGATGGCATCAGGGCCGAGAACGTTGTACGTATCTTGAATTTCGACCCTAACAACACGGGCAACGAGCAGCTTCTCCTCGGCAAGAATTCCTGGGATCGCAGATGTCATGCAGACGCGCGGATCGTCAACGCCTTCGACAGGCTCGAAAAAATCCATCTCGGGTTGCACCGGGCGCGGAACCGACCGCTGGTCCTCATCCTTGTAGAAAAGGTAGCCCCCGCCGAAGACGCGATGATAGACCGTCATGGAGACTCCTCCAGTATCGGTTCCAGCTCCACGGCAAGCTTCTCCAAGTCGACATCCTGAAGACTCTTCAGAACCGCTACGTTGATGCCGAGAACAGGATCGCACCAGTAGTTCGGTTGGCACTCCAGTGTGCGGATCAGCTCCCCTCTCGTCGCCTCGGACCAGCTAAACCAGTATTTGACGACGGCGAGGGCCTTCTTCGCCTCTGACCAACCCTCTGGCGCTTTCTCGTCGGTGTCGACGTGGATGTTCTTGGTCATCACGACCACTCTTCGGTGGGTCGGATACCCTTGTTGTGCAAGGCGATGACGAACTCGACCTTGTTCTGAATGACGTTCGACTTCTCGTAGATTCTACCCATCACATCATCGTCGAATACTTCGTCTTTCCATAGCGTAACGAACTCTGTCCACTTACCTAGCATTGCCTCTGCCCGCTCCTCGCTCTCATATCCAGCGAGGGTAACGATGAATTCCTTGCCCTGGGCCTTCAGAACGACAAACAGCGCCGCCGCGAATTCAGGATTACGAGCATCAGCGCCGAGAGCAACGTATATATCGTCTGGAGAAAAACCAAGTGACCTGAGCGCCTGATGAACGGCCCAGCACTCACGAATTTCCTCGGGGTAGTGTTGTGGGTCTGCGTGTCTCATTACTAAGCCTCCGACTTCCAGGGCATGATGCGGCGCATGTACCTTCGCCTCGGTGTGAATCGGTGACAGTCGTCACTCTTGGTGGTGTCTTTTTCTCCGAAGATGAGCTTGCAGTCGCCTTTGCAGTCGTACCAGACCTTCTTGTGATTATCATTATCCCAGTACCAGTCCCTCAGCTTCCGAGGAGGCTTCCAGAACTTGCAGTGACCACAGTCCCGAGGACCGTCGTAAACCAGCGGGCCAAAAAACCACTCGAACAGCTTTTTGATGGGCCGGGGCCTGCCGTTCGACTTCGGTTTCTCGGGTACTCTCTCCAGCTCAGCCGTCAGTCGTTCGACCTCGCTTCCGAGGATGTCACACTCTTCACATTCAGCGACAATTGCTTTGGATTCCTCTTCCATCACGCCCTCAGAGCAGCTTCTTGAACTTATACTCATCGCCACCGACGAACTCTTTGAGTCGCTGCTTCCACGCCTCAGTCTTGACCTTGAACATCAGCGGGTGGCCCAGCTTGCGCTCGAAGCGGGCCGACTTGAAGACGACGCCCTCGGAGGTGACCCCTTCGAGTTCGTCCGCGTGAATGCGTTCGATAAGCTCTCGCTCATCGTCCTCGTCGAGCTGGCCACGAAACAGTATTCCGGGCAATGGCAGGTCACCGAACATCTTGATGAGCTTGCCGGGTTCCAGCAACCCCTTCTTGTAGACGGCTACGTCGATCAGCGTGACCGTATGCTCCTCGTTCTGATGATGACCGGCGAAGGAGTTTTCGCCTCGGAACTCGAAAAATGCCGTGGCGCGCTCCCACATGCGGTCCCAGAACAGCTTCTCCAGGATGCCGCAGCACTGTTTACGGATCAGATCCTGAGCCTCGGGTAAAAACTCGTTGGTGTCGTCGAGCAGTCCGTGGCGACGACCGAAGCGCCATGTCGCCTTGCCACCTTTTTTCTTACGGCTCCACTCGGCCCGGATATTCGAGCCGTCGAGCTTATCGAAGACGTACCAAAACTCGCCAGAAGGGAGGCCGTCGGCTATGTATGGAATCGAAGGGTAGTCCTTCATTCTGCCAACCTCCGAATCCTCTCAGCTCCAGCCTCCATACGCTTTCGAGCCGACGGATTCGCCGTGTGAATCGATATCTCTGGAGGCTCGAAACCGCGGGTCGCGACAGCCTCCTCCAACCAGAGGATCACGTCATACCCGGTACCGTGTTCGTCGTCTCCCAAGTCATGATCGAGGCTGATGTGCGCAACGAGCCCCCGCTCAAGCAGAACAATCGCCTCCTCGGGCCAGTGCACCCTGAACCAGCCCTCTGGTGCCTCGCGTTCATCATCGAGGTAGACCTTCATCCACCCAGAGTAGATCGGTCGGCCGCACTCCTCGCAGGCACCCTTGTACTCGCGGTTCCCGAAGTTCTCCGGGTCCATCGAGCTGGGATCGCGCATGTACAGCCCGTCGATGAACGCCTTGACGAGCGAGTCTCCGCCTCCGACAAGAACATGATGACGACACTGGCCGCACTTCGGGCAGTGGTCGTCATCGCTGGTGCCGGGACAATTGAACGGAGGTGCTCCGTAGCACAACGCGGGCATCGAACCTCTCTATCCGGCCAGCTTGGTCGGTACTCGCACCGCTGGCACGTAGGGCAGTGACTCATCGCCGCAGACCGTCGCCTCGATCCACTTCGTCAGGATCGCCAGCCATTCATCGTGAGACTTGGGCTTCATCTGCCGGCGCATCAGCCGACGATAGGTCTCGGCGTCCGGGTCAGCCGTCGTGAAGATCTTGTATCCGGCCTTCTGAAGCTTCGCGTACAGCTCCGGGTCGAGCGGAAGTGGCCCGCGACGAACGTAACAACGTTCGTGACCACGACGGTCGTAGCGGTGGCTCAGGAACCGAGGCCGGGAGCCATGCTCGTCGCGAGCTATGTCCTCGACCAATTCATCCTTCAGACGAACGACGTAGTAGGGTGCCGGCACGTAGCCAATGCTCCCTGCCTTCTTGCTCGCCTTGCGAAGAGCCTTCTGGGACTTCTTACCCTTCCCCTTCTCGACGATAAAGCGCTTGTGATCATTGATGATGTCGATGATCATCTGGACGATGAGCATCCCTGGACCGTCCTCCGTGATGTTCCATCGCTTCTCGGCAAAGTTGTAGATGAATACCTTCGGGATGATCGCGACCTTGCCGTTCTTCTCGATGTAGTACAGCTCCTGGATAATGAACGACGCTGATCTCTCGTCATATTTATCGGGGCTGTTGTACTGAACGTGGTAGCCCAGCAGAATGATATCGTCTTCGACGTCGTGGAAGACCTTTTCTTGATAGATGCGCTTGAGCCACGTCGAGTCGTGTCGTTTCATGTCGACGCCACGCTCAATACCGATCCACATAACATTGAACGGCACCTTTTCCGGTGGCACGCACTCTGGGCGCCGATAGAACGTTTGGAGATAGGAATGGAAAGCGTCTTCACCTTCCTGTTTGACGAAGGGCGTCCAGAGCGTGGCTTCGAGCTGCTCCTCAAGACGCCACCATGACGAGAGCGGGAATTCTATGACACGAGCGAGCTGCATGGTAGCCCACAGCGCCCGCCAGTGAGCAAGCAGATCGAACCACTCCTTGTCGTGATTGACGTGCCTCATCTCTGTCTGCGAATTCTTGCGCAGCCAGCTCATCAGGAACATGCACGAGTCGACAGCCGCTCGGCCGGGAGAAGCCTTGATGGGCTCGCCCGTGACCTTGTCAACAAGGGTAATTTGGCTCTCATCGACGACGAGGCTGCTGACGTCGAAATCTTTGTGCCGAAGAAGCTTCTCCCAGATGTCTTCATCCTCAGGATTTGGCTTCATTCGTAGCTCGCCCTTTTCACGAACCAGGTGAACACCAAGCTCCCGATCTGGACCCAGCTCCTCGATAATGTCGTCGGGAATATCCAGCTTCATCGGGAAGACGTGGTCGGGCTTCTTGGTGCGCTTGGGCACTCCCGTCACGCGCTTCTTCTTTTTTTTCTTCCTGGACATCTCCCCCTCAGTTTGTCTCGCCCTCCGGATCGACCGAGCCAACGACGTGAAGGTCGACCTCGGGTGTCAACGCTCCCGAGAGCGCCAAAGCAATGCCTGGACAGTCAAGCGCGCAGGTCGGCGTCTGTCCGCAGAATTCGCAGGGTGGATATTCGTAACTGCACTCGATGGCTTCGACCTCGTCATAGGTTCCCTCGATGCCGCAATATCGACACCGCCACCTGCGAGGTGGATGTTTTCTTGGTGGATCGAGAGCAACCAACGAGTTGTGCGGGTTCTTCGGCATGGTTGCATATGTTACTTTTTGGGAGGGGGCAGGTCAACCAGAATCTGGTCTTGGAGGTGGAATTTCTTTTCCGTCCAGGATGACTTTCCATCCGGCTTCCTGAAGCATTACGGCCACCCAGACCCGGTGACACTCTCCCCTTGCCGCCTGCTCGCGAGAGCAGACGCAGCAGAGCGTGTCGCCGTCCTCGACAGGCTTGCGATCCTTCTCCTTAAAGAAGTTAAAGGGATTCCAGAGCAGCTTTCCGGGCGCCAGCTCATCCTTTTTTTGAAGAACGTGCTTGAAGTATCGCTCTCGATACTCATCGACCGTAATGGTTTCGCCTTTCAGCTCCCACAGGTCTTTCGACAATGGGACGAGAACCGGAACTTTTCCATCGGGCTTCGCAAACCTCGATGTCCGGACCATGATGCTGAATTTTCGGCCGGGACCGTGGTGTCCCTTGGTCCTGTGGCTCGACCAGTTAGAGAGATAGATCGCTGGCTTCTTTTTTCGAGGCATATCGTTGTCTTACTGCATAACTTCGACATGCGTCAAAGCGATGCCACCGCTGTAGCCCTCGACCATGACCGACGGGCTACCGCAGAGGTCCCATGCCTCGGACCTCGTCTTGGACTCGACACCGGCGCCCTGCTTGACACCAGGCCAGTAGCGCACCGGCGTTCCGACCGGATTTTTCTTGTTGAAGCTCTCGATCTGTTTGAGAGCCTTTTTCGTTGTTCCTCTACCCACAAAAACCCTCCATCCTCAAGATGTTTTCAAGCCACTCCTATATCGCCAGGTCGTGACTGCCTATCCGTAGATCTCCGAGGTACTCCCCTCAGCGGCGCGGCTGTGCACCCCAACCCGCTGCTGCCTGGCGCCGACCCGCCCGCTCTCCCCATTGCTTTGAGAAGCAAGACGAAACGTGACGGACCTGGACATGGCTGCCGCGACAATGTTTGCTTGGGCCGAGCAGAACAATCCACTCGTCACCAAGACGCTGCTGCCGGTCCTTCCCTAAGCGAATCCATGGACATGACGGACCCACCTCTCCGAAGCGCTCCGCTCCTTGGATCAGCACGGCTGCCACGGCGTTTCTCTCCTGAGAGCGCCATTGGAGGTCAAGGCTCCCCAGTCCGGGGGGCGCCTGCCTATCCAGGATACGGCCCGCAGCGCGGCGGCAGTGCCCAGCATTCAATGACCCACCCCTCCGCAGCATCGCTGCCAGGGTGCGCACCTGAATGCCCCTGCAGTGCCCTGCATCGCAAGCCCCTCGGCGACATGGCTGCCGATCCGTTGCCGTCCCCGGACTCCCAAACTGTCGCATGGAGTTCGGTGACGAACCGCGGCTGCCTTGGCGGGACGAGACGTAACTCTGCGGTCCATTGTGCCCCGGCCCAACTCGACGGCCAGTCCAATGAGCGGCCCGACGTGGAAGTCCCGGACTAACCGGTCCTACCCAACGCAGGGCTGCCAAACCAACACGCTCCCCCATTCGGCAAAGCAAAGTCACATCTGATATCGCCAGGACGTGACTATGCAGATCAAGACATGCGGCGTCTGGCCTCAGCTCCCCCATCCTCAGCCCTGCTGCCTCTTCGGGCCAACGTTCGCGACGACCAGGGGCTCCTGGCCCCAGCTCACGCCGGCTGCCAAACCCCTGTTCTGAATAACCAGGGGCTCCTGGCCCCAGAACAACCATCCCCGGCTGCCAGGACCCAACCGGGTTCGGCACCACCTGCGGAAGCAGGCTGCTCCGATCCTGGACGTTTCAGTGCCCGGCTGCCACGACGCCCGCGGGCTTGGCACGCGCTTGCTGAACAAGCCTATGCACCGCTGCCGTAACGCAAATGCTTTTTCGCCTCGCAATTGCGCAACACAATTCTCCGCGACGCTTCAATCCCCAGCTTTACTGCCTGATCGTGGCGGACCTAAGACTGACATGGTATTCCAATGCCTGCCTTCGCTGTGCGTTGCTGCCATAACCGGACCCACACTGCGAATCCATTGCTTGGAGATCCAGGCCGTGACCCGGCTGCCGGCGCTATCCCGGCCCGAGCGGTCCTCTCGCAGAGTTGACTCGCCCGAGCTGGACAGAGCAAGGCTGCCGCGACTAGCCCTTGCTATGCTCTGAGCCGCATCGCTGTCCCCCGCTCTGCGGTGCTGCCTAGACTCGTCCGTCCTTAGGACGACCAGGCATCCGATGACGTTCCTCTGCTCGGCTGCCCTTACTCTGATCAACCAAGCTCACCAAAAACAACCATCGCCTACACCGGCAAAGCTGCCTTAGTCGGTTTATTTCGCCAAACCGGACCTTAGCTCTGACCTGCGGTGCTCCCCCTTACGTCACACGGCTCTCCCGTCCGGTGCTTTGCTGCCTCGGCCACCCTTTCCAATCCTCTGCATTGAATGACTGGGAATGACACGACAGGGCATAGCTGCCGCGTCGGGACTCGGCGGTCCAAGGACCGTCATGCGAGACCTCAACTCAACCAGGCTGCCGCGACGCGAAACGACTTTTCGCTGAAGGCCTGTGCTCACCCACCCTTGGCAAAGCTGCCATTGCATCCCCAGGCTCTCCTAGGAATTGCTGAGCAGGACGCGACTGAACCTACCATCGCGTGACTGCCACACCGTTGTTTGCCCCTGAAGGCCCCACAACGACTCGACTCGACTGCCTCACCTTTCCAATCCTGTGCCTCAAAGGGCCGGACTAAACATGCCGGCCTCGACTCTCCCGACCATGACCTTGTTGGCCATGACTGAGCTAGCCCGACCGACCTAGACACTGCTGCCAGACCGTATATCGCCACGACCTCGCTGCCGATCCTGTCCATTCTCGGCCTTTGCCTTCCATTGCGTTGCTGACCTCGACGAGGCACCGCTGCCTCACCCACGCTTTGCGAGCAATAGCGTTCAGAACGCGACTGGCCACTCCCCAGCAGGGCTGCCGCTGATCGACAAGGATCTATTCGACCGGACGGGCCACTGCCAAGCTCGCCTCAACACCGCTGCCTCGGCCAAGCCCATAATGGCTGGACTCAACGCTCCCAGGCACCGCTGCCTCAGCACACCTTAGCGTTCCATCGCGTTGAGTGACCGGACGACCACTCCCCGCAACGCCTGCAACGACGCTCCATGGAATTGCTCAACGGTCCCGTGCTAGGCCCGACTGCCAGGGCTGGGCTCTCATCAGCAGGACAAGCGGCTGCTGAGCAGACGCTGACATTGCCCGACTGCCAGAGCAAACCTCTGGTTACCCCTGAGTTCCCCGGTGTGACGGATCCCGACAGGGCACTGCTGCCGTAATAACGCCACGACAGCGCACTCACCTGAATGGCGAAACCTGACCCAGCGCACCCATGCATCCTCGGCTGCCTCGTCTTGACAAAGCACCCCTGGCTATGACTGTCCAGGGCGGGACCGTCCTGTCCTCGGCTGCCTCGGCAGTCCCATCACCACCTACGCATCGCGTAACCGGCATCGACGGGGCACTGACCGACTGCCTCGGTGCTGCACGACTCAGCGTGACCTGCACAACCATAACCAACTCGACATGGCTGCCTCGGCCATCTGCGCCTGAGCTTGGCGCTCGGATCCCAAGCAGAGCGGACCCTGACACGGCTGCCGAACCACTAAATTCCGACCCCGTGCGATCCTATGATTTCCGCGGCTGCTCTGACGGGGCAGGCGCCCGCTATGACCGGCTATCCCGACTCCAACATGACCCGACTGCCTCGACTCGGCATTGACGGGAGCGACAGTGAATGACACTCCTACCCATACCGTTGACCGGCTGCCGCGACAAGACGTTCTCAAGCGCGACTGGCCCATGCTCACCAGCACTCTGCTCACCTAGGCTGCCCCACCATGGCCGTCGCAAAACATTGTTTGCCACAACCAGTAGAGGCGAGCCGCGATGGCTGTAGTCGATATTCGCCTCGACTGCCATTCCAATCGCACCTTGGCCCACCCCGGTTTGCGCCGCGTGGACCCTCTCCTGCTCTCCATCGCTGCCGTTCCGTGGGATCGCGTTGGCTTCCGCCGACTGACGATGCACAGCAACGCAAAGCTGCCTGGACCGGGATATCCCCTCACTGACGTGCCGCCCCTAGGCTACACATCCGCGACACGGCTGCCCGGCTTCGCCTACGCTGTGATAGACCCAACGTGCCGCTTCTCGCCTCGACACGACTGCCAGGTCACCGCTTACAAAGGCAAGGTGCGCGCAGACACGCACCGCCCCTCCCCGGCACCACTCAACACTTCAGAACTCGGCTGCCGCGACGTTGCGATCAACGGCGGTGCTTAGCAAGCCAACGCTGAGCAAAGCGCTCCCTAGCATGACTGCCAGGGCTGTGCTCTCCATGCCTTCGCAGTGCGGAACGTTGCCGTCGCCGCCTGTGCTCGACATGGCTTGGCTGCCATCCTCAAGATGAATGAAAAGTAGGTGGCGGGTGCCAGTGCCCACTACCTCATCAGCAACTGATGACATCGGACGACCCCATGCCGCCCAAAAAAAAACTGGCACCCGACACCTACAAGAGTAAATGTAATGTATCACGTCTTTCGCCTCGACGTGACTGCCTATTCGGTGCTTGACGGAGCCATCGTTGCCAATGCTCCGCCCCCTGGCCGTCCCATTCCTATCCGTGACTGCCGAGACCATCTCTTTCAAGACAAATCCTTAACAGACCCGCCGGCCGAGACGCGACCCGACCCAGCTAGTCGGTCCATGGCTAACCGTGGCCCAACTCGGCTGGCGGGACAAAACCCGACCCACCTAAGAACAGGAAGACACTCGCCGCCTAAGCAGGAGCTTGCTGCCTTTTGCTTCAGAAAACCAGATTGTCAAAGAGCATCGTTTCAGCCTGGTCAGGCTGCTGCCGAGCCCTTCGCTCGACGCGTCTCAGCTTTTTTGATCGCGGCCCAAACGCCATCCAGCTCGTCGAGCTGCTCATACTTCTTCTGAAGAGCTTTCAGACGATTGAGCACGTCATCGACCATCTGCTGACGCCAGTCATCGTTTGCGACGACCTGAGACATCGCCACGTAACCACGTGTCGACTGAGCGACCTCGACATTGACGAAGGCTGAGACGCCCTCACTGGCATCTTCGGCGTACACACGAACCACCGCGAGGTGATTCATAAGATTGCGCGCCCGGTCCTTCCAGTGATTATTTGCGGCCTTCTGAAGGTCCCACTCGAACTCGTCATGAATCGGAGATTCTGGGTCCTTCGCTGCCTCGACGACGTCGTCAGGCTGAAGAATTCCGTCATTCTCCGCCTTCAGATTTTCGAGAAACGTCCCAGCCGTCTGGGCATCAACCTTGAAGGTCGAGCCCTTTTTCCACTTGAAGATTCTTCCTTTGGCCATAAGAGCGTCCCTTCCCCGTCAGTTTTCCTCGATCAGAGGATAAACGTTGGTGGCTTCAGCGACTTGAAGAGCTTCTGCTCCTCCTTGGTCGTCGCGACCTTGAACATCCCATAGGAGCCGTTCTTCGACTTCTTCGAGAATGGGCGCCACTCGCAGATGCCGCAGTGGAAGCCGGCGCGGTTTGCCAGGTCGGTGACCTGCTGAACCGTGAGCGTACCCTTGGCGATCTGGACGGGCACCAGGCAGTACCACTTGTCGAACTGCGGCCTGAACCGCATATCGGCACTACCACCTTCGAGGCGAACCATATCCATCCGGCGACGAGGCTCCGAGCCGTAGATGGGGATCATCTCCATCGACTTGTCGCCCGTCTCGATCTGGTTGCCCTCCTTGTCGTTGAGGATGACAGGAGGCATGTCCACCTCGACACCTCGAACGTGGAAGGCTCCGGTGGCCATCGTCATTGCGATGTCGACATGACGGCAGGCGTCAACGAAGCTCTGCTTGAACGCCGCCGCGGGCACCCCGTATCCGCCTCCCATGTCCTCGGGGATGCGGTAGAGTGCTGCCTCGTACTCGGCGTCTGGGTTGCGAACCTTCTGCTTGGCCCCGGCGACAGGCAGCTTCATCTGCTTCGCCAACATCTCGGCCTGGGTCTTGGGGTCCCAGGCGTGAACGATCAGTGGCCGGGTACCGATGATCTGGAGGACGGCGATCTCGAACTCCAGCGGCTCAATCTTGATCTTTTCATCTTTCTTCTTCTTCGCGGGCATCTCGATTACCTCTTGTTGTTGTTGCTTTTGCGCTTTGAGCGGTTGTTGATTCCATTCTTGGAAACGATGTTTGTGACCTTGAAGGTGCCCATCTCAGGTCGGCGATGTCCGATGCCGATCTTCTCTCCGGCCACCCCGAGGAACTCATTGAACTCTTTCGAGTCCAGGCTCCCGGTCACGAGCTGCACCGGAAAGACACAAGTCCACTTGTCGAGTTGTGGGAGCGTCCTGGTTACGGTGCGTTTCGGTCTCTTGAAGTTGAAGTCGAAGTCGACTCCTTCCGAGTCCCCGTTGAGGAGGACTCGATTTGTGGCGTTCTCCCCGACGATGTGAAAACCGGATGCGACTCGGTAACGAGTGTCCGCGTCGAGCTTCTTGCAGCCCTCCAGAATCGCGTCCTTGAGCCCGCCAGCCGGGAACCCAGGATTGCCATCCTCGCGACGATACAGGTCGAGCGCGCGTTCGAGCTGGCCGTCTTCGTCGTCAGGACAGTCCTTGAAGAAGCCCAAAGGTAACAACACGAGAGGGGACGTCCCCTCGATGGTCACCTCGAACTCCTCCACCTGCATGGCGGATGGTGATCCGCGTGCCTTCGCCATCTTGCCTCCGATATCCGTCCCCAGGACGGATTATGCTGTAACGAACCGCTCATCAGACCCCGAGCACGGGGCTCGGTTCGGCCCCCGGAGCCCTGGCAGCTCGTTGGTTGTCACGTCACACGCCAGTCTTGCCGCCTGGCGTGCTTGGACAGCGCGATCTTTACGCGCTTGGCCTCTGCGCCACACTTCTCGCAGGAGACCTTTTCGTCTTCACTATCCACTATCCAATCGAACCTGTGCCCGCACTTCTGGTCCGTGCACTCGTATTCGTACATCATTCTTCGCTCTCCGATTCTTCCGATTCGGGCTTCATTGTAGGGATCATCTCCATCCCTGGAAGCATGAGCTGCTCGATTGGCTTGATTCGCTGACGGCACCGGACTTCACTCTGCTTGAGGACACCAATTGCTCCGTTGAGTCCAGCCCGAACCTTGGACGGGACCTTGTCTCCCAGCTCTTCTTGCGTCTGGAAGACGACGAAACCGAAGAAGTCCTTGCCATCCGGATAGACGAACGGCCCAAAGCAGTGGTTCGAGCCAGGCACGAATACGTGCTCGTCTTCAAGATCCGCTATCAGCTCGAAGGTCTTGATGGCGCGGCCCATGTCGCGAAGCATCCGCGGCGCGTTTTCAAGATCCTTTCCAGAGGGTCTCACCTCAATCGCGAAGCACAGCCACCTGTTCCCTTCGCCATTAAAAATGGTCGTGCCAACGGAAAGGAGCGCGACTGAATTCTTTCTTTTGGACATGATTCTCCTCAGAACGGCAAAAGGTCTTCGTCTTCGACCTCTTCATCTTTTTCAGGAAAGAGCGGAACAACCTTTTTCATGTGCTCAAAGTCCTCATCAGACAGCTCTTCTGGAGGCTCTGGAGACTGTTGAACTGGCTGAGCCTCTGCCTCGGCTGCAGGCTCCACCCTCTCTTCGGGCTCAGCCTGCTCCTCCTCCTCCTGATGAGGGGTGATGATAATGCGTGAGGCCATGACCTCAGTGCGAAGATGTTGTTTCCCCTCGCCATCCTTATAGGGGAAATTATGAAGGCGCCCCTCGACGTAAATAAAAACGCCATGGTCTAATTTTTTATCAAAAACCCTGGCTATTGTCCCGAAGAGCGAAACCGTGTGATAGGAAGTCCGTTTGGTCCACTGGCCGTCCTCGAATTTTGGCTCGTCCACTTCGAGGACAGCCTTGATAAGCTGCTGCCCCTTCGCCTTGCGAGCGATAGGCCGATCGTAGATTCGACCCATGAGGCGGACCTGGTTGACGCCGTCGGGAACCATTATGTGGCGTCTTGGAAATCCCCTGGAACCTTCAACAGTTCGAGGGCATCCGCCTTAACCTGAAGCGGCAATCTTGACTGGCACTTGTTTGCTGGGCACGTTATGATGGTTGCCGTGCCGACGATCTTCAATTCACCTTTGACCTTTTTCCGCTGCGACACAGGCCACTGCCTGGCGCACGATTCACAAACCAAACGCCCGCACTGCGAGCACACTTTGTCCGCCCATTTTCCGCACGAACAGCACGTTGCGTTCGCACCTTTCAACCGTCCACCACCTCGACGCTTACCCATCTCGCTCGTTCTCCGGGGCCAGGTGAACATGGGTAGCATATGTTACCTCTGAGGGTCAACAAAAAAATCTCGGGGGTGCACCGTGGATAAATTCCAATTCCTCAGGCATGCCGCTAACATTGCGCGTTTCATGGAATCACTCTCCGACGCGTTTGTTCAGCCCGTCCCCGGTGTCGCGCCGCCGCAAGCGGCCCAGCTTCGCACTCGGCATCACCCCGATGAGGAGTTCGTAAACTATGGACGATACGAAGGCGAGGCTGGGCTGTCAGACATAGGACTCGATGACATGAGTATCAGTAAGATTGCCATCGAGCTGAGCACAGACCGAACACACTTCAAGATCTGGTCCCCATTCAACGAAGACTACATCGAAGATTTAAAACGCCAGATTCCACGCAGCGCTCGCCGCTGGGACCCGAGTGATCGTTGCTGGCGTGTCGACTGTTATTGGTTCGGGAATGCTCAAGCTCTTCTTTCTAAACATTACCCGCACCTGGACAGGCACTACACCGACCGCGCGATCCGCATGTGCGAGCAGATCGCCAACGATGAAGAGCAGGAAGAGCGTTTTGAAGAAGAGGAAAGGAAGAAAAAGAAGCGAAAAGCCGCCGCAAGAAAAAAAGCTCGACAACGCACCAAACAACGAGCAAAAAAGCGAGACACCAAACAACGACAACGCTACGAGGAGGAGGACGAGCCGGATCCACCTCGGGAGCATCCTGGACATGAAGCCTACAAAATACTCGGCATCAGCCCTGACGCACCAGATGAGGTCGTCAAGGCCGCTCACAAGGTTCTCGCCCGCAAATATCACCCAGACAACCAAGCCGAAGGCGATGAAAAAAAGGCCAAAGAAATCAACGGAGCCTTCGACCTGATCAAGGAGCTACGCGGATGGAATATGAAGTAGGCATTAAGGGTATGACGCGCGACGAGCTGGAGAAGTTCGCCATCAGCGCTGCCCAGGCCATGGAAAGTCTCGAAAGAGACAACACACAACTTCGATTTGACCTCTCAACCACTAGCAGCGTCGACCCAGACGTTATTAACCAGTGGCGGGAGTGGCTTCAAGCCGTCGAGGCCGAGCGAGAGAAATGGGCCGAACTGGCGACGGAAAAATCAATCGAGAACAACAAGCTCATCACCGAGAACCGGCACATGCGCTCGGTCTGTGAATTCATCCTGGAGACGCTCGATTCAATTGGAAAGATTGCCCACGACCAGGCTGACCCCAAAAAGCAGTCAATCACCCTGGTTCGCACCCTCGAACAGATTCGCGACGCCGCATTCAAGGATAAGGGGTCTGTCCTTCAATTCTTACTCCAGGACCCCCCCTATGAGACGACGCAGGATAATCCCGAGGAAGAGCAAGAGGACGAACCCCCAGCCCTAGAGGACCACGAGCCGGCTGAAGTAACCGCAGATGCCCCAGCGTGACGATAATGAGAGCATTGAGGTCGTCAACACTCCTGCGACCAAGCTTACAGTGCCGACCCCTGGCATCGAAGATGTCTGGGATGTTGCGCTCACCGGCGTCATCAGCAACAACAGCAAGCGCGCCTATAAAAACGCGATGGTCGACTTCGCTCGCTACATCCTCGAACGAGCCGAAACCACAGTGCCAGAGGGTGATATTGAGACTCTCAAGATCGCCACACCGCTTCTCCCCCAGGTAAAATTCACACTCATCTCTGAATATCGAGAGCAACTGAGAGAGAGGAAATACGCCCCTCGAACCATCAACGTGCGCCTTGCCGCCCTAAACGCTCTTTTCAAACGCATGATGCGGCTCGGTCTCATTGACGATAACCCTGCGTCGTCAGACCTTGTCGCCAGGATGCGAACTTCGAGCCGAAGCGATACCGAGGGCCTTGAAGACAAAGAGGCGGAGGCGATGCTCACCCTTTGCTACGAGGACGACTCGTTCATGGGCAAGCGAGACCTCGCGCTGTTCGCCGTCATGATTTTCAACGGCCTTCGCCGCAGCGAGGTCATCCAGGTCGATGTCGACAAGATTCGCTTCGTTCAAGGCACCCCAACAGTAAAACTGACCATCAAGCGAGGAAAAGACCTCACCATCGAGTTTATACCCAAGGTCTGGGCCGTTATTGACAGGTGGCTTGTCGATGCGAATATAACCGAAGGGCCGGTCTTCAGGAGAATCAGAAAATTCCGCAATGGGCGGGAAAAGGTCACCAAAAACCGTTTGACACCAGATGGGGTCTACGACATTATCAAGGCTCGAATCGGGCAAGCTGGAATAACCAAAAACATCCACCCCCATAGTCTCAGACATACATATGCGACGCTCTCACTACTCGCCGGTGTCCCAATTCAAGAGGTGCAAACCTCGATGGGACATTCCAGCACCGACACGACCTACAGATATTATCGCGCAATCGAGCAGGTCGGCAGGTCGCCGGGCCGCTCCATAAAACTCAATTGGCCGGGAGGCCGAAAGAAGGAGAACACACCATGACAACCCAAACGGCCGAAGAGCGAATCAACGAAGTCAACGACCAGCTCGTCCGACTCCTCTCGGAAGACCCCGATGTCGACTTCGCACTGCTCAAAGAGAGGACCGGTGGCCTCATCACCAAGGACGCCAAGGAAGGCAACGGGGTGGAGATCGCCAAGGCACTCGTCCGCTACAACCGCAGCCTCCTCTCGCCCCCGGCGTCCAAGAAGCGCAAGCGGCGCCCCGCGTCCAAGGCCGAGTCGAAGACGCAGGAGCCCGCGAAGAGGCGCGGTCGCCCCAAGGGCTCGAAGAACAAGCCGAAGGACACCAAGACCGAGACCGAGACGACGACCGAGACTACGACGACCGAAAACCCCGCGACCGAGTAGCTCCAGCTTTCATCCATCCTCAAGACGTTGTAAAATGGGCGCATGTTGCCGCCCGTCAGGCTCAAGTCTCCTCACCCAGACAAGGTTCCGCCGATCCTCGGCCGAGAGCTTCGAGTCATCTCCGAGGAGGTTCAAGAAGGGCTCGGGTTGCCGCTTCCGCCGATCTCGATCAGGATGACCTGCTTCTTCGCGACAAAACCTCGTCACTTCGCAGCTCAAGAGGGTTTTCGGCCGGCGATTATCTACCTATGCCCGGATCTCGCCGATGAGCCCATCACCAGAATACGCGGCATCCTTTACCACGAGTTCGGTCACCTGCTCCAGAACTACGAAAAGGCGATAACTGGAGTTGTCGACCAGGGTGGACGCGACTACGAGCAGGATTGCGACCACAAGGTCGAAGCCGTCACTGGCATCCGAATCTATTACGACAGCGAGCGCCTACAACGCGCCGGGCCTGGCGCCCGAGGTCGTCGTCCACGACCTCGCGGCCTTACCTGATTGAACAGTTGACAACCATCCACACGTTGCATATGCTACCTACATGCGACGGCTCACGGGAGACCAGCACAAGCTACGGATGAAGCTCATCGAGGAGCATCAACGGCGCTACAACGAGGGCGACCAGCGACGGATCGAAGGCAAAGAGTGCTTCAGGCAACAATGTGATGCGCAGCTCGCTCTTCATCAAGCCCTGACCGTCGGGATGCCCCTCGAAGAGCTAAGATGGTGGAGCGAATTTCAATACCTTGAGCCCTTCAAAGCCATCTTCGACGAATTCGAGAATGACGGCTTCAGCATCCTTCCCTTCAGACCGATCCCAGCCGCGAATGAACACGACTCCACACGAGCAACCTGCGTGACATCCTACACGCACCTCAAAACCATCGAACAGTCAGCAACCCCTTCGTGGTTCACGCTTTCTGAGGGGCTGCTCTGGGGGCTCCACAACACCGACCTCAAGAACACCTTCGTCGAGCACATAAAAATGCCCTTTCCTGCGTTCTTCATCGAGCTTCCCCAGGGGGCCGTTTACTGCAACGATGAGGTCACAGGTTTGCACGAGGCGCGCTACATGGCGATCGCTGAAGGCACCGAGCCCATGTGGAAAGATGCTCTTCTCGTCGGCGTTTTCTGTGAGCCCAATGAGAAGAGCATCAACCTCGGCGACGACCATGTCATGGACGTCTGGCTCCCAATGTTCAACCCTGACCAGCCGCTCGACGAGGTCATTGACTTTGTCGAGCACGCGAGTGACATCGGCCGGGAGATGGCCCAAGACGGCAGACTCAACGTCCACATGCCCATGACACGAGATCAAGCCGCTGAAATATTTTCTCGAAGTTCCAAAAGGGTTCGAGATGGCAAGGCGCCACAGGACGATCCAAGAATCACAGCCTACGGCACCATCTTTGGCGATACGATATATGGCCGAGAATTCAAGCGCGCTATCCTGAGGATTGCAACAAACACCATCCTCTACATCAACTCATCGGGTGCCCACAAGCGTCACATCCACCAAGACCAGATCGATGGTCTCGAAAAGCGGGCTCGTAAGAAGAAGAAGGGCGGAGCAATAGCACGAAACCGCATCCTCAAGACGATACGGGATCTGAAACATGTGCCTCACTGGCTTCTGGGGACGAACATTGTCATCAACCCTGAGGCGCCAGCGGCCCCCAGCGGAGAAAGGCCATCGTCCTCAGGACGAAAGCTAACAAGGCCTTCGATCACCCGCGGGCACTGGAGAAACCAGCCCTACGGCCCGAAACGTTCTTTGCGAAAGCTGAAGTGGATAGCGCCATTCATTCGAGGAGCGCATCTCGGCGAAGCCCCGGCCGGGCACAACTACGATGTGCGACCCTAATCGACCTTGGACATCAATTTTCGAAGCTCTGTCATCTTGCCGGCGAACCTGCCGGCGATTTCCCTGAGCTGACCTTCGTTCAGCCAGCCTGCTTCCATGTTCTCTCTCAGCCACGCGACCATGACATCGAGGACTCGTTCGTCATGGGCGTTAGCCTCTTCCTCTGAGGAAAACTGTTTTCCAGAGTACTCCGATCTCCAAATCGAAACGTTCGTTGCCATTTTTATCCCCTGTCCTGTTTCTAGTGGAAGTCCTGCCACGCGGACCCGTCGTAGCCCTGGAACTTCGATGTCGTGGTGTTGAATATGATCATGCCGGCTGCTGCGGTCAGCGCGTTCCTCTGGGTCGTGTTCATTCTGGAGACAAGAAGCGCTCTCGTTGTCGATGAAATCTCAAGACCTGCGCTCGTTGCAGGAGACGTTGTTCCGATTCCGATGTCTCCAGCAAAGTAGTTGGTGTCCGCGGCGCTCGCCTGGTAGACACCAAAGCTAAGAGTCGCCCCCCCCATGGAGTCGATATAAACACCGTAAGAGTTGGTAATTGATCCGCTACCGCTCGCTGTAGCTCCAGTCCAGAGGCCGTAGTTACTCGTAATGGTTCCGCCGGTCGTAAAATGCTGAGCATAGAGACCATACATCGACGTAATAGTCGCCGACGCATTATTGAGAAGCAGATCCGATCGGAAGCCATAGTATCCTAGCGCGTTTCCCGTTCCGGTATGGTCGATATTGGATCGGAATCCCAAGAACACCTTTCCATTGCTTGATCCATCCTTCGGAAGATAAACGTTGACGCCACGCTTCTGCGCCGAATCATCGGTGTCGGTTATGTCCAAATAATTCGCAGTGGGGGGCGCTGTTTGGTTGATACCCACATTGCCGGCAAAATAATTGACGTCATTAGACGACGCCTGATAGATGCCATAGGAAAGAGTGTTTCCACTCTGATCCTCGATGTAGACACCGTAGGCGTTCGTGATGCCAGTTCCGACGGTATTCGGCTGCTCGACTTCGAGCCCATACCAGTTGGTAATGGCGCCATCAAGCTCGTCAGTGGTGGCCCGGAATCCGACGATTTCTGAGATCGTCGCGTTACTTCCTGAGCCAGGAGCAGACTCGTAACCAACAAGCCTCGTCAAGTTCTGAGTAGCGCTCGGCGAGAAGTTGATGTCCATCGAATACCCGAAATAGGACAAGCCAGCCTGATTACCTGTGTGCCTTACCGATGCTTCAAAGCCGGTAAAGGATTGCGCGCCCGAGGCCCCATTCTTGACAAACCTCGCCTCGACACCCCGAGTGTACGACTCACCGTCATCCACCTCGACATAGACCCTGCGGGTAGTCAGAGGAGACGTCGTTCCAAAGCTTGTCTGACCAGCGAAGTAGTTATCGTCGTCGGTTCCCTCCTGATAAAAGCCATAGGACGTTGCCGCCGCAGCAGGCCCCGTCTTCTGGGTATCGACATAGATGCCATAAATCGTTCCGATAGAACCTGCTCCAGCGGGAGAGAATGCCCTCAGGTGCCTTGCATTTGTAATAGACCCTGTTGTGACGTTGATTTGGGATTCTATAGTCCTCCAGTCTGCAACAGTACCCGCAGCAGTCTTGGTGATGGCCGCAAGAATCGCCGTGTCCGTTCCGATACCTGACGCAACGCCATTATTCACCAATAGAATATCGGAGGACGTTGGTGTTGTAATACCAATTGCAGTATTACCCGCAAAGTAGTTTATGTCTCCGGATCCCTGCTGGAAAACACCGTAACTATTCGTTCCTCCATTCATCGACTCGATATAGAGCCCATACGAGTTGGTCAAAGTCCCGAAGACAGTAGGACTCTCCGATCGGAAGGCCATGTATGAGGCAACAGATGCAGAACCGGCTACGTTCAACTGAGTACGATAGCCTGTCGCAACACCTGTAACCGACGCAGTTCCGACGTTGAGATTAATATCCGACAGGAACGAAGTGGGTGATACAATGGTCGTCGACGATCCCGTTAGAAGTGTGTCGACCTCAACACCAGTCCAGTTCGTTTTTGCCGTCGCTGCATCCTTTTCGAGCTGAACAATGAGACCCTCCGAGGAGCCGCCCTCTGTATCGTCTTTTACAAAGACCTTTTCACTGCTCAACATCGAGGTTGAATTGACAGCAACAGTATCCGTCAGAGTACTTGGATAGATCACACCTGCAGCAGATGTCCACGGAGAGGATCCTGCAGCACCAAGAACAGTGTCTGTCCCAGCATCATCCGTGAAGACAAGCACGTTTGGCGAGTCGTTTCGCACCCAAAGAAGGCCGATACCCGCAGCGGGCGTCGTAGAATGGTCAGATTGCTCTACGAATACGGCGTCGTTATCGACTCGCAAGTTGCCTGCGACTCTCAGCAGTTCTGTGCCCGACATCGTCAGAGCGCCAACTACGGTGTCGCCTCGAAAAACGTTCTGATCCGATGTGCCGCTCTGGTAGACACCATAACTATTGGTCGACCCATTCATAGAGTCGATGAAAAGTCCATATGAGGTCGTGATCGTTCCACTACCCGTCGGGCTCGCCGCCTGGAAAGCTTTATGATCACTAACCACCCCGCTCGCGTTCGCCACATCGAGCTGACTAAGAAATCCCTTATTACTATTGAGTGTCTGGGCTGGGCTCCAGTTAACGTCTGACCAAAAACTGGTATACCCACCCGTGGCAAGCCCTGAGTTGCCAGTATGATCGATCTGGACGTAGACACCGTTCCACGCCCCCTTGACATCGGCTGCATTCTTTTCGAACAGAATATATGCGCCTGTCGACAGACCAGATTCTACAGTGTCCTTTATAAAAAGGTGCTCATTGGCAGCGCCACTCAAGGTGCTGCTTCCGATCGCTACGTCATCTGTTATCGTTGCCGGATAAATAACACCTGCGGCCGACGTCCAGGGGCTCGACCCACCGCCGCCTCCTCCGACATCTGCCCAGACGTCGGGGCCAGTGCTGACAAGATAACGCCAGCCTGGATTACCCGAAGTGGTATTGGTGCCATCGTCGAGATAAACGGCATCCACGCTCTCGCCGGTCGGAGCAGCGCTCTTGGGGTTTCCGATGGTCATACCGCCGCCAACCCGTAGATAACCGCCGCCATCAAACTCGCCATAGATTAGCGGGTTATTTAGGTCGCTTGAGTTTTCGATGAAGAGCCGGTTGTTGGTAGCGTTTGCCTGTCCTGCATTGTATCCCAGGTAAACACAGTATCCAGCCGTTGCTGTCGATCCAGCAGAGTGCCCAATAGAAACATTGCCCTCAACAGCAGAACCTCCGGTATTACCCAAAGAGTTATTTCCGATTGCAATATTCCATCGACTCGGCGTCGCCACGGTCTGGAAGGCGCCCGAACCAACAGCTACATTGGATTGAGTGTTCGTCGCAGCATTTCGCCCGCACTCCCACCCAATAAACGTGTTATATGATCCAGTTGTAAGAGAACGGCCTGACTCGGAACCGACGCACGTATTATAGTCGCCCCCAAGACCGCCCGTTCCGATAATGTTGTAGAGAGACTGGTATCCAACAGCAACGGTTTCGGTCGGGTTACTCGTTATGCTGTAACCAGCCTGATGACCAATAAATACACCACGGGTTGGACCGCCGCCGGTGAATGCTGCGCTGTGGCCTATTATGACGCTAGAGTTGAATGTTAGAGAACTGTTCTCACATGCCCGCGCACCAACAACAACGTTTTCATTTGCAGTTATGGATGCGTTTTGCATGGCATCGTAGCCAATGACAACAGTCTGATCTGCACGAACAACCGACTGTGCTGCCCGATAACCAACTGCGATAGACTCGCCGTTATTCAGTGTCAGGGATTGCAGAGCCTGATAACCAACCGCAACATTCTCCTCAGATCCGTTAACTACTGACGACAGGGCGCCTTCGCCAACAGCTACACTTCTTGCCTTGGATACGCCCGACGCCCCGCTATTGCCCACGTAAAGAGCATTACTCTCAACCCTTAGCGCGGGTGACCCGTTGATCTCGTAAACTCCCCGCGTAAGCGCTGTATCCGTCGCTGGCAAATTAATATTTCCACGGCCAGAGCCGTCCTGATCTACAAGCACATCGCCAAAAACCCTAAGTCGCTCGGTCCCGGACATGACGTTTCCGCCGAGGACCAGGTCGCCATCGTCGAACCACTTGCCATTCGGTATCGCGCCGCCTACAGCTACGTCATCAGTCGTTGTCGATGGATAGAGGAACCCACCAGGATCCTGGAGCCAGAGCTGGCTCGAACCGGTTGCAGCGAAGCACGAGAAGTTCTGTCGGCCGACCGAAGTAATGTTCGCGTCAGCCTCAAGTGCTGACTCGATGGCCGCTGTCATCGTATCAATTTCGGTCTCCGATGGGCACTCGTTCGCCAGGTAGGTAATCTTTTCTATGACGCAGTTGAGAGTGCGGACCCCTTCGGCGCCACCAGGACCACCTGAGTCCTCGACCCACGCGAGCACGCGATCGTAGGTCAAGTTCGCGACGCCACTGATCAGGGTATCGAGCCCCGAGGTTGCGGCTGCCAGCTCCGTGTCATCCGACGGAATGGCGTAAGTACCGGTGCCGACGATTTCGGTAACATAGTCGTTGCTCATTTTATTCCCCTTCGCGCCCTAACATACCGTCCTAAAGACGATTGGTTTATGCTGTTCTCTACGGAACCGTCGTTACACCTATGAGAATACCTCCAGCAAATGTCATGGAGGCGATGTCACCTGACGACCCACCGCCAAACGTATAGGTTCCAGTCAGTCCGGCAGAACCGTTGAAACGATAAACATTTCCGCTCTGAACGTTGATGTCTCCGTTCACGTCTATTGTGTAACTTGGAGAAGTCACACCAACTCCGAAGCCAGTACTTCCCTGGAAGAAGTTCTTATCATTCGAACCGATCTGGTAGATACCGTAAGTGTTTGTCGCAGTTGGGTTCGATGTCGAGTATTGGCTATCTATGAAGAGGCCATATACCGCCGTGTACGTTCCAGAACCACCCACACCCGCCGCAGCGAAATGACGGAAGTCATTAGCCGTACCAGCGTTCACAAGACCATCTGCACGGAAGCCGTACATCGAGGTAGCGGTGCCGGTGGTATTCTTATAGCAAAGAACATCTACGCCGTAAGTAGAAGCCGGAGCCGAGCCCGCCTCTATTCGAAGATCAATCCCTCTCTCGCTATCCGGCGTGACAACAGGACCAATGCTCATATGGTCCTGGAATCTCACGTCTCCATCAACGTCCAGAATGTACTGCGGATTTGACTCTCCGAGTCCAGTATCACCAGCGAAGTAGTTTCTGTCGCTCGCTCCTTCTTGATAGAAGCCCCAAGACTGACCAGCATTCCCCTCCATGCTTGCGGCACGAAAACCATAAGCCGTCGCGATCTGTCCAGACGTAACAGAGCCATCAGCCCGAAATGCCTGATAGGTCGTAATGGTTCCACCAGAAGCAGAAGATGTCGCCGTAGCCTGAAAAGCGATGCAGCTTGAAATATCACCGGTGTTCGACTGCGAGAGGCTAAACACATAACCTCTCGCATTCGACATGCTCCCTGTTCCGCTATGGGTCAAAAAAGCCTGATAGCCGGTGAAGTCTTTGTTGTTACCAGCTCCGTCCTTGACAAGCTCAGAACGGAAACCGGCTCTGATAGCGGTGTCCTCGTTGTCCTGAACTGCGACGTAGTAGCTGGCACTCGGCGTAACCGCCACGCCGATGTGTCCAGCAAAGTAGTTACTGTCCGTCGCAGCCTCCTGATAGATCCCGTAGGAAAGAGTGTTTCCACTCTGATCCTCGATGTAGACACCGTAGGCGTTCGTGATGCCAGTTCCGACGGTATTCGGCTGCTCGACTTCGAGCCCATACCAGTTGGTAATGGCGCCATCAAGCTCGTCAGTGGTGGCCCGGAATCCGACGATTTCTGAGATCGTCGCGTTACTTCCTGAGCCAGGAGCAGACTCGTAACCAACAAGCCTCGTCAAGTTCTGAGTAGCGCTCGGCGAGAAGTTGATGTCCATCGAATACCCGAAATAGGACAAGCCAGCCTGATTACCTGTGTGCCTTACCGATGCTTCAAAGCCGGTAAAGGATTGCGCGCCCGAGGCCCCATTCTTGACAAACCTCGCCTCGACACCCCGAGTGTACGACTCACCGTCATCCACCTCGACATAGACCCTGCGGGTAGTCAGAGGAGACGTCGTTCCAAAGGTCGCCTGACCCGCGAAGTAGTTTTGCTCTCCCGTGCCGGCTTGGTAAATGCCCCAAGTCGTCGTTCCAGTCTGAGCGGCAATATAAATCCCGTAGGTCGTCGTCGAATTGAGCCCGATGTCGTTGATATCGACACCCGTCGATGTCGTGATCGTTCCTGTACCATTGACTCCGTCAATAGAAACAGCCTTGTATGTCGTGAGGGTCTGACCAGCCGCGACCGTCGGCTGAACAAGCAGACCAGCCGCACGGTCGAAGGAGTTGACCGCCGTAATCGTCGGGTTGTAAACGAACCCGATGTCGTCGTCGATGTCGGCCGAGGCATTATTGAAAGTGTTCGACGAGGCGAAACCAATGTACAGAGTCCCAGCGCCTGTGCCTGTGTGCTGCACTTCGGCTACATACCCAGTCCACTGGGCCTTCGTTCCCGTCGAGTCCTTCTCTACTCGCGCCCTGGCCCCGACGATATTCCCTGTCTCATCCTCATCAAGGATGTAGAGACGCTCAGCTCCCGCCATCGTCGTCGAGCCAATTGCGACATCATCGGTACCCGTCGCCGGATAGATGACGCCAGCGGCACTCGTCCACGGGCTTGCTCCAGCCGATCCGATCGGAGAATCGTAGGGGTTCGTAACACTGTTTGAGAGGTTACCTCCGAACGGGCTTGTGCTGTAAAGATTGTGATGACTGATCATCGATACAGCGCCAGGAGGATTCGAGATCGGTGTCCCCGCCGTTGAGCCCTCGGTCAGCACCGAGTAGGACACATCCAGAGCTGTCGCGGAGACATCAAGATCGATCGCCGGCTGCGTACCATTACCCTCCAGTCTCGACTGCCGGATAATCAGCGGGCAGGCAGCGCCCCCGATGAAGTCGATAAATGGCTGGTCCGTCGCCGCGACGGTGATATCGCAGTTCTGGATATTGACCTCTTTGCCGGCGACGTAGTTGTCGATAATGATGCGCGTTCCACCAGTAACCTGTACTAGGTTAAGCACTCCGGCCTGTACCCTGTCCCACTCGATCCGGCCCTGGATAATCTCGACGTTCTTCAGCGTGAAGACCTGGGGGTCGAAGCCGTTCTGCTCGAACAACAGCGCATCGCTTCCACGGTCAATGCTGTAGTTGTTCATCCCGTCGATGGTCAGAGACTGATGCTGGTTGTCGATGTTCGAGCCAACCGTCACATCGCGCATGAGGTAGACGGTCCCACCTGTGTTGAGCAGGCCGTCGCAAGCAGCTTCGAGCGAGACGTGGAAGTCGCAGTCCCCGGAGTCACCGACGTAGTGAATCAGCTCGTCCCGGTAGATGGTGCCTGCCATGCCGTTGTTCATCACGACACCGGAGCAGGCGACCCTCCATTTTGTTGTGAATGTCGAAGAAAGCTCGCGCGCCGAGGCATCACTGCCCGCCCATAGTCGTCCACCAAGGAATTGGCATCCAGCTACATCAAGCTCGAAGACGTTACCAACGTTGGTGTTTTCGGCGTCACACCCCAGCATCGTAACCGCGCTAGTAAACGTCCATATAGGCGTCGCCGCTGCACTTGTCGCGGCTCTGAACTTGCAGCTCTTGTAAACGCTGATGACACCGTTATTCACGGTGCCTCGACCCTCGAAGGTGCAGTCGTTGAAGTTGAGGGTCGCGTCATCCATAAAGATGGCGACAGGATCGTTCACACCATCATTGTCCGCGTGTGTGAATACACAGTTATAAAAATCCATGACCAGGCGGTTGCTTGCGAACCCACCATCAAGCTCCGATCGCCCGGTCCCCTTTGACGTAAACTTGCAATTCCTGAAAATGTTGTTCAGTGTGAATTGAGCACAGGTAATAGCGTCAACGTTGTTCGTGATGCCACGGAAGTGAATGTTTCGCACCTCGATATTGTCACAAGCCCCCATCCTGAGGACTTGGCTCGCATCCGTATCGTCTTCAATGATCACGCTGTCAGGACCACCAACACCGAACAGCGATACATAATCGCTCGACAGAACAATCTGCTCGGAGTAGACACCTGGGTATACGTAGATAACGATCGGGTTCGTTGCGCTTGGAGTCAGAGCCGCAGCGGCTGTAATAGCCGCACCAACCGTCAACTTTGGCTCGGTGAGCGACTGGCCATCGTTCGCGTCACTTCCGAACTTTGCGACGTAGATGACCTCGGACTCGGTCCAGCCAAACTGGAGCACCTGATCAGTGCCGGCGTCATCTGTGAAAATAACCCGGTTCGGTGTATCGCTCCGCACCCACAGCAGCCCTGTTCCGGCCGCTGGAGCCACCGTATGGTCGGCGTTCTCTCCGATAACGATGGTGCCCGTCAGCTCGATGGAGTCATCGCAGTAGATGCCGCGTGCTGTCGTTCCGGTCTGAGCGTCAATCTCGATTCCGTAGGTCGTCGTCGAGTTGAGACCGACGTCGTTGACCTCGATCCCTGTCGACGTCGTTACCGTGCCTGCGCCATTGATGCCATCGATCGACACACCCTTATATCGAGTGACCGTCTGCCCGGCCGCAATCGTAGGCTGTGAGAAGAACCCAGTCAGCCTATCGAAGGAATTGACAGCCGTGACGGTTGGGTTACAGACAAATCCGATGTCATCATCGATATCAGCAGCAGCGTTGTTGTAGGTGTTCGAGGAAGCGAAGCCAAGATAGAGGGTTCCGGGGCCTGCTCCTGTGTGCTGCACCTCTGAAACGAAGCCTGTCCATCCGGCTTTTGTTCCGGTCGAATCCTTCTCGGTACGAGCCCTCGCACCAACGTTGTTCGCCGTCTCATCGTCATCGAGGATATAGAGCTGCTCGGCGCCGACCATGGCGTCCGTCCCCAGGACGAGGTCACCATCGTCGAACCACTTACCGTTTGGACTTGCGAACGGCCCAACCGCGACATCGTCGGTCGCCGTGTTCGGATAGAGGAACCCACCGGCGGAGTCTCGATTCCACAAGAAGTAGGCGCCCGCCTGGAAGATGTGTACATCCTGCCTGTCGACGGACGTGATGTTGGCATCGGCTTCAAGCGTCGACTCAATCGCGGCGATCATCGTGTCGACGTTGGCCTCAGACGGACATTCGTCTGTTAGATAGGTGAATTTTTCGATGAGGCAGTTCAGGGTTCGATTGCCTTCAGCGCCACCTGGACCACCGGAGTCCTCGACCCACGCCAAAACGCGATCGTAGGTCAAGTTCGCGACGCCACCAAGCAACGTGTTAAGTCCTGAGGACGCAGAGGCAAGCTCCGTATCGTCCGTAGGAACGGCATAGGTTCCGGTACCGATGATGTCTGTGACGAAAATGTTACTCATCGTATCTCTCCAAACGCCTCGTTATGATGCACGGCCAAGGTCTTGTACAACGTACTCGACCCCAAACTCGACGATCACGATATCTCCACCAGTATCATTGGGGTTCGCAATCGTTGCGTCCCTGGCAAGCCTGATTACTACACCGCCTCGATCATCGATTCCTTCAACCGAAATCATTCTTGAGTAGTCGGTCGACAGAAGCGTCGATTGGACTCGTCCAGACTCGGCAGGCGTGTAGGTGATAATCGTGTCAAACGATATATCAGGCGGAAAAATAGCCCCGACCTGATCTCCCAAACTCAGTGCCTTGGCATCGACGTGCCAGTCGTAGTTGCCCGTTCCGCCCGGGGCCAGGCCAAGAAAGATTCTCAGCTTCGAGCCGTTATCAAGTGCCGGTGGAAGCACATAGGTGAACGAAACACCCATCCTGTGATCGTTCTCGTAGCTCATTCCTCCGGACTGGAGTTCTCCGTCAGGGGCACCAGCGGCTGGACCGAGCCCCCTCCTTGCTGGCGAATAGCCAGTCGGCGCCTGATAGGCGAGCGAGAAGAAGTCGGGAGCGTAGATTCCAGCGGCATTGTATGTGCTACCGTTCTGGTCCACATAGAGATATACCTCTTGCCCCTCTACGATCTCTAGCTCAGGCAGGTAAACGGTAAACGGATTACCATCAACCGTGAGTGTTATGTTGTCACCAGCATTGATATGCCACGCCCCAGGCCCCGACCCCGCAATAAAACAGAGTACCATCCACCGACGGTGTCCAGCATTTCCATCTATCCATGTCCAGCTTCCTGATTGGTGAACCGCATACCCCTTCCACTGAGCGTTGAGATTGCTCGGCTGCGAGGTTCCGAAGACATGGATTCGTCGCGATGTGCTTCCCGGGTTTGGCATCGACGACGTCACCGCGGTGATATCAGAAAAATTCACCCATGGGGGCTCGCCGAGAACCATGTTTGCAAGAAAGAATCTTTCTCGGACTCGCTTCCGGGCGGTGCCCCAAAGCCTCATTGCCTCGGCGACACCGTTGTACTCAAATCCGCTCCCCCGGAGATTGATGCTTGCGATTACGGCCGAGGTACCGACAACTGCTGTATTGCGGAACCTCACCCAATACAGTGAGGTGCCCGTATTGGGAACCTCATCCAAAACATTATCTGCCTGCGCCCAGGTGGACTGCTCGACATATTTGTCAACCTGCACGACTTGGATCTCAATGTTCTCCCAGAAATTTGGACCCCTGTTTGTATCAACGCCTTGGGGATAGGTTGCTTTGTCAAACGGATCCCAGCTCGCCCCATTCCAAATCTCCACTACTACAGGCGTAGAATCCTTTGCCGTCGCCACCTCGAATATCCACGCGTAGTGCTTGCTATCTACGCCAATGTAGAGAGCGTCATTGATTCCGCCGAGCTGTGTCCATGGGAATCCGCTTGAAGGATCGATCTGTGTAAACCTCGAACCAGAAGGAGCAGAGCTATCATACTCGTACAGATACGACGTCGGAGCGGACGGCTCCTCACTTGAACCCTCTCCGACAAAGAGACTTGATGGATCACCGATTCCGCCAAGCGACACAAAGTCACCAGGGTCTACCAGCTCGACCCTGCCGGTGGCCGAGTTACGAAGCCAGATACCGGCGCCCCCTGAATCGATGACAAGGTTGACGTCCTGCACGGATACAGAAACGATGTTTGGGTCACCAAGGAGCTGCGTCTGAATGGCTGCGGTCATGGCCGCTATCTGAGCAGAGCTTGGGCACATAACGCCCATGTATTGAGCGTTGACGAGGAGACAGTTGAGCGTCCTCGATGCACCAGCCCCATCCGACGTCTTCACCCAGGAATACGCCTTATCGAAGGAGAGCCCCATTACACCCGAGAGAAGGGTCTGGAGCCCGGCCTCAGCGGACTGAAGCGCCGCAGCGTCTTCCGGAACCGCGTAGATGCCACTGCCACTTATTCCTGTTATGAAGATGTTGCTCATCGATATTACCTGTCTAGTACGAAGTCTGCCTGTACATCATGAGGCGGAAGCACAGCTCAACGTTGTGACTTCCTGCACCATGATGAAGAATGACGCGCCAGCTCCAATGGGGCAGCACCAACTTCGCTTCTTGCCCCATAAAGCTCGTAAGCTCCTCTCGAATCCGAACGTGGTTCAAAAAACGCTGGAGACGGATCTCAGCATCGTAGAGATTGTAGCCACCTTCCTGCGATTCATTCGGGGTGATCACGTTCGTGTCCAGGTCGTAGTCAAAAAATCCGTTGCCAGCAGATGCTGGAACGATAGACGCTTGATGCACCGCGGAGGTCCCAATCTTGGCTTCCAAGTCAACGTCGTGCGACCCATCGCCCTCAGCATCCGGTACGATAACGTTGAACCCAGCTCCAGTCGGAATTAGGTTGCAGTTACCTGATCCAGCGTTTTCAACCACAGGTGTCGCCGATGCAAAAAGCTCAACGCTTGCAAAGTCGAGCCTGTTAAACGGAGTTAATAGCCAAGCCTCTCCTCCACGGACCTGGACCGCCTCGTTGAACCTGAAAGCAATATCGTGATCACCTTCGGAACTCCCGCTGACGAACATATCCTGGCCCATCGAAACACTTCGAGCCGGAGCAACAGCATCGAGATCGTCTCCACGGTCTGCCCAGAAATCGGGCCAGTCCATGTTATTGTAGTGAGGTCGAGCCGCGACAGTCAGACGACCGTCATCAGTCATCGTCGGGAGGACGATGCCTCTCGTTCCTGGTATTCCTGCCGTCATGGCTGCACCCTCACTTTGCGTCGTGTCTCTTTATTGCCGACCTTTTCGGTGTACCACTCGTACTCGACCGTCGAAACGACGTTTCCATCCTCATCCCTCGTAGTCACAGTCTCACCGATCAGGACATTCCCTTGGTAGTTGTAGTCCACGCGCGACGACGGATGAACGATAGCGCTTGACTCATAGCCAGCGGCAAAAATCTCGTGCGCCAGCTTCCCACCGTCGTAATGCTCCTCGTGGTAGGGGTAATTCTCCTGATGAGCATGTCGTTCCTCGGCCATGGACCCTCCGAATCAGATCTTCGACGCGAAGACGCTAGCGACAGCGTCAGCTATCTGCTGCCAGTAGTCCCGTCGGGCGCCATAGGGCTGCTCGATCTGAATTCCGTTTCCAGCGGATGTCAGCCAGTTGACGAAGTTGTCAGGACTCGTTCCGCTATACTCGCCACCGGTGAGCACCGACACGTCGTAGGGGAGCCCCGAAATTGCCGCGATGGCGTCGGCGATTTCCTGCTTAAGCGCCACAGGGGCGCCTCCTCCGACCGCAATGTCCGCCTCGCCGTAACCATGAAAAGACACGGCGTAATCGAAGCCGCGATTCTGGATCGACCCAAGAAGCGGGAAGCTCTCAGGGCTGATTTCTGTCGAGGTGATGTGCCAGGCATCGTAGGCGCCAATGGCGTCCTGCCATCCTTTGCATCGCCAGGACGAAACATCCTTACCCTGACCATCAAGCTCCGAGTAGACGCGCTCGGCCTCTTCGTCGGTGTAGTTTTCAATGATGCCGCCATGAGGCGCGCACACGACGATCTTTGTATGATTTGTCGACGTCTCGTCGAGAAACTCTCCGAACTCGTTGTTGTCGTCGAGCCACTGCTCGGTCTTACCCTGAAGGGCAACCTCGTCACAGCCCTCCAGGTAGCCGCTGAAGCTGTCAGAGTAGTCCATACGCTGACGACCAGCGAGGGCCATCCGAACGTCGTTATCATCGGTGCCGTCTTGCATGAACTGGTGCACCGTGTACGCTGCATATCTTTCAGGCTTCTTCTTGCTCTTGATCCGGACTTGCTGACCAACGACGACGCCGTTGTTCTGAGCAAGCTCAGGATCCATACTGATCCTCTCCTCGTATCCGAGAAGATAGGTCTGCGAGCTAAGCGCTTTTAAAACATCAATTCTGACCGCCATCTCTCCACCTTCCGGCCTACTGGCCGGCAAACCGAAACCCACTAAAACGCAGCTCCAATCCGTGCACGTAGATGTGCACTCCACAGTCATCGGCTGCGTCCGTTCCAAGCCGTGTCATCTTCATGCACAGCAGGTCTTTTGTTTTGTCGAACTGAGACGCCTGGATCGTAAAATCGATCGCAAATATCTGATCGAGAGTCTGACCCGAGATGTCGTAGGTAAACTCGTTTGTATAGCTCCACGAGCCGAGCGCGTCTCCAATATCCTTGAGACTCCAGTTGAGCCTCCACCTCGTCCCACGACTAGCCGGCACCGACGATGGCACCGAACAAAAAAGTCTGAAGGTCAAGTCTCCACTGATATACCGAGTCGGCGGCTCGATATTGACGCGGTTCCAACCATCGCCCCCGTTATCGAACCGAATCGCCGCGATGTCGTTGTTTGTCGAACCCGACGTCGTACCGCCTCGAATACCACCATCGACAGGAAGCACCTGACGGCACGTTCCGGCGTCAATGACATCTGTGCCGGAAAGCTGAATGCCACCCTGAGGCGTTACGCGAAAGCGCTCGACGGTCTGAGATCCTCCATCACGCAACATGACGCGAAATGCCGCTTCGAGCGCAGTCGACGCTGGGTCCTCCCAGAGAAAGTGCAGCGAGCCTGCAGCTCGATCATCCCCATCCTCGTCTTCGAGCTTCGTGTAGAGTCCTGTTCCAAAACCGGCGAGAACAGTGTTGAGTGACCTACGTGCGAGAGTAATCAGGCTTGTCACTGTCGAATCGTCGGTCGTCTCTTCGCGCAACGTCAGAAGCTTGCCGGGGGTTGCATCACCAGAACCGATTGTTACTGCGCTCGAACGATCTTCACTCGGTTCGGCATCATAAGCTGATTGACCTGTGTCATCAAAAGTCTCTCCATCAGCCGCGGTAGTCTCGGCCAATTTTCCAGTGCTCGACGGTGTTCCACCGGCTGTAACCCTGTATACTCCATACTTTACAGCACCAGAGATCTCGTCCCATGTCACCCTGTTAAAGTTTGTCGCGTCGAGCGTAGCGTTCCCAGTTGTCGTTTGTCCCTCCGTTGAAGCAAGCGTCTCCCCAGACGAACTAAACGCCGTGATTTTATAACCCCACGTTGTCGTTCCCGGTGTGCCCTGAGGTGTCACAGTTGGAGCTGATGGGCTATCCAACGGAACGAAAACAATGCCACCTTTTTCTGGTGATGCCCCAGGGTAACCGGTATGAGTCGAAACAATTCCAGCGAGCGTTGTTTGGTCTGCACCAGAAAGAGGGTCGTCAAACCAGATATCGCAGTCATCCCCGTTTGTTTCGATATAGAGGAGAGCGGCAGAGCTTATCGAGCTTTCTTCAATCTGCGCAGTCAGGCTATCAGAGTCCACCTGCCTGTTCGGAAAGTCCGATGAGATGCTGTAGGTGTACTTGGTATCAGCCATTTTAGGACACCCTCACGATCATCATCGATCGCCTAAGAGCCGTCGCCGTTCCGCTGGTGGTTCTCCATCGAAGCTCAATTGATTGCGAACCGTTCACTGTAACGATGGCTTGAGTAAAACCAGCATACCCCGCGTTAACCCACCGAGGGCTTTGGACCATTTTTTCTGAGTAGGCTTCCTGAACGCCTCCAGCATAGATCGACAAATAAACCGTTTGGTTGTTATTTGAGTGCTGCAAAGTCGTCGAGAAAAACACTGTGTACTGACCGGCTACCGGCGTCATCGTCATGCCAGCCATCAGCACATCCGTTGTAGATGTCGTCGTGGTGTTTGTCGTTGATGTAACCTGGGTATAGTCAGGCCCAGGAAGAGCGTCCATCGCGGTCGGCTGCCATTCTGAAGCTGTCGCATTCCAAGCAAGGACATACTCGTCAGTTGGCGCCGTCGTGGCGACGGCGTAGCCCTGCAGCTTGATCGCGTCACGAACCTCGACGGTCGAAGAATCTTTTCTGAACTTCAGCTCCTTCGAGGTCGACTCGTACCAGAAGTCTCCTTCGGACGGCGTCGTTGGATCTGCCGTCCTGGTAACACCGAAGGCTATGTCACCACGCGTATTTGCGTTGATGGGCTGAAGATTAATCAGCGGGCTTCCAGTTGCCTCGCTATCAATATCGAGAGAAACAGCGTTTGAATCCTGGTCGATAAGCTGGCTACCGACAACTTTCAGGCGCTCGGTGCCGGTCATTGCTGAGCCACCAAGAACCAGATCGCCGTCATCAAACCAAACACCGTTTGGTGTGGAACCACCGATGTAGAGGTCGTCCGTCGCAACCTTGGGATAGACGTAACCAGCGGCGTTACGCGACCAATGAATATCATTCAACCGGCCGAGAGTCTGGACCTCGGTGCCGTCATGGTAACGGTAGTAATCGTCCGTCGCGTTGTACCAGAGATCACCCTCGGTTGGAGAAGATGGGTCTGATGAACGACCCGTTCCAAAAGCAATATCTCCGCGGGTGTTCCCGTTCAGTGATGTGATCCCCAAAACGGGATAACCCGTTGCAGCGCTGTCCAGCTCAAGCGTTGGACCATCGACATCCATGTCCAGCTTCATGCAGCCATAGCCAGTCGGATGGCCCGTCGAACACTGGAGAGTCAAAGCTGGAACTGTCTCGGCTGTACTCTTTTCGACGCGCGCCGCACCTATGACGCGCTCCATTTCATCACCAGAGCCTGTCAGGCCACCCAAGACTCCCTGACCATCTGGCTCAGCCACAAGAACAATCAGCTTTGTCTCAAACTCGGCAGCGCTCTCTGCCCTCACCGTATGAGCCGGATTGTTCGGACACACAGTCGGCGGCGTATCAGCCCATTCAGGGACCCACTGAGCCTCGGTTTCGCAGTAGATGCGATAATGCTTAAAATCGGCCATCAGTAGAACTCCCAGTAATGCAGGTAACCGTTTGATGCGCCGCCTGCGCTCTTCTGAGCTTGCACCTCAAAGATGGCTCCTGCTGCAGGAAGATTCGCGAGAGTGGTATCGGTATACGTTGCCTTGCCGCTAGCGCTAACGGTCACCCTCGCGATCTCCAGGGCGTTCGTAAAATCATAAAGCCTGACGTCGATGCTCCCCGTTGTGCCTGCTCGGCTCATGATGATGCGGAATAGCTGAGGAGTTGAAATATTCGTCCCCGGGAAGTAGCAGCTTCCGTAGACTTTCCACCCCGTCCCGCTGATACGAGCGTAGTCGTTGTTGCCGTCGTAGTAGCCCTGGTTGGCGCCAGCAAGCAGGCCAGGCGAGTTAAGGCAACGCCGGTAAGTGCCGTCCCAGTAGGAAAGACACTTGTTCGTCGAGTTGTACCAGACGTCTCCTTCATCCGGGTTCGCTGGGTCGGATGTTCGAGCCGTGCCAAAGGCAATGTCACCGCGGTCATTCGTGACGATGGGCTGAAGGTTGATGAGCGGGTTATCAGTCGCCTCGCTGTCGATATCGATGCCGTAAGCGTCGCTGTCCTGGTCGACGAGAACGGAGCCGACGACCTTGAGCCGCTCGGTTCCCGTCATCGACGAACCACCGACTACCAAATCTCCGTCGTCAAACCAAACACCGTTTGGGGTGGAGCCACCTATGTAAAGGTCGTCAGTTGCTGTCTTTGCATAGATAAATCCCGCACCATCACGGTTCCAGTAGATCTCGCTCGTCGTGGCGATGGTTCGATTTGCTGCACCGTCGTAATATCGATAATAGTTGTCAGTAGAGTTGTACCAGAGGTCGCCTTCGATCGGGCTCGCCGGATCCGCCGTCCTAGTGACACCAAAGGCGATATCTCCGCGAGTGTTGGCATTAAGCGGCTGGAGATTGATCAGTGGCTTACTCGTCGCCTCGGTATCAATGTCCAAAGCAATCGAGTTCACATCAACATCGAGCAAAGCAGCCTGCTGAGCCGCAGGGTGACTCCCGAATGCTTGGACAAAAAGAGCGGGTATCGCATCCGAGCTGGACTTCTCGATTCGTCCACCGCCCACGACTCTTAACCGCTCGGCGCCGACCATGGCGTCCGTCCCCAGGACGAGGTCTCCGTCGTCGAACCACTTACCGGCCGGCGAGACGTGACCACCTACCGCAACATCATCAGTCGTCGTCGCCGGATAGAGGAACCCGCCCGCCGCGTCTCTTTGCCAGAGAAAGTAAGCGCCGGTCTGAAACAAGTGGTACTGCTGCTCTCCGATGGTCGTGATGCTCGCGTCTGCTTCGAGCGCGGCTTCAATAGCAGCACCAAGCGTATCGACCTGGGTTTCGCTGGGGCACTCCTGGGTGAGGTAAGTGAACTTCTCGACCATGCAGTTGAGAGTTCGGACGCCCTCTGCCCCATCAGGACCAGCCTGGTCTTCAACCCAGCCAAGGACCCGATCGTAGGTGAGATTCGCGACTCCGCTCAGAATGCCATCAAAGGTCGAGGTCGCGCTTGCGAGCTGTGTGTCATTGGACGGGATACCGATCGAGCCAACGATATCCGTGATGAAGATGTTCGACATGAACGATCACCCCTGGCTCAGCTCAATAAGTAATCCTCAGGATGATAAACCATGGCACGGAGCCGTCCAAGCAGTGAGCGTGCGCGAATTGTGAATCCAAGGCTTTCCCCGGTATATCATCTGCTACAACAAACACTGTTTGACGCAGCAAAATTTTTGTTTTCAAACACTTAGGAGGGATTCACTAACGAGCTGGCCATGGGGCTGCAGCCAGGCCGTTCCATCGGTATCCTTTCACATTAACATACTTAAAGCAAGCCATCCTGAAGACGGACACCTGTTGACATTGCACATGCAACACCCTACGATCTGAACATCACGGAGCAAACACATGGGACTCTGGTACCGTAGAATCGATGACAAAGCCTACCAAACCATGGATCTTGTAACAGAATTCCTGGACATATGGATACAGACTCGCAAGCCCCAGGACATCGACACCGACGAGCTGGCTGGAGTCATCGACGTAATGTATGACTTCGCCCCCGTACCAGGACAATGGGTCACCATCGAGGTCCGCCCCAAGGAGTTGCAGCAGTACATCAACGTCTACATCAACCACGAGGGGAAGGCGAAGCCGATGATGTCCAACAAGGACAAGGCGTTGACCGCGAAGTACGTCGCGCTTCTCCAAAGAGGCTTTGACCCAACACCTATCATCATCGCTGGAGCCACCGACCAGGACGAAAAGACCGGTGAGCAGGGCATCGTTCTCCTTGACGGACGCCACCGAATACACTCTTTCATCGCAGCGGGAAGACAAACTTGTCTCGCCTACATTCCACTCGAAGATGTCCCCAAGATGGACGCCGCAATCCTGTAACAATTGAGGTTCGGGCAAAATAATTGTAAACTCAGCACCATATCCTCAGTCCGTGGCCCCTGGATCGAGGAGCGGAAGGACCAGAAAATGGGACAAAGCTGCTACATCGAGGACATGGCCACGGCCCCCGCCTTTTCTAAGATCACCGATGGGCTCTACATGGGGTCCAAGCGGGCGATCGACCCAAGCCAACCACTGTTCACCATCTATGTGAGCATGGCGCGAGAGATTCCACCACCGAAAAGCGTCCTCGGAGTCTTCGAGTCCATGTGGGTCAAAATGGATGACGTGGACTGGGACTTCCGAAACGATCCCGAAACGATGGAAGTGCTCATCGAAACGTCGAGCACCATAGCGGCGCTCGTAAAACAAGGACACCGCGTCGTCGTTTTCTGCAACATGGGCATGAACCGGAGCGGCCTGATGGTCGCCATGGTCCTGATGCAGCTCGGGTGGACGTACAAGAAGGCCCTGAGAAAGATCAAGCAGCGGCATCGCTGCACACTTGGGAACCGGTCGTTTCGAGAAGCACTGAAGTATCTCGAAGAGCGACGTCGCCACTAGGAGACGAAAATGTCGAACTTTATCGTCCGCAACGTCGTGGGCACGGGGGTATTTGCCATACCGACCAGCGACACTGAGCTGTACGACGCAGCAGCAGCTCTTCAGGCAATTCTCAACGGCGTCGCTGGCCTCCGCTACGAAACAGCGCTCGTCCAAATCGTTGACATCGAGCCCAATCCAGAAGAAATGACATTCGTCGCTGACGCCTTTACCTACAACGGCTCATGGATACCAGCCAACCTGTCGGCGTTTAGGACCGCCATCATGACAGCCCTCATCGCACACCCCAATATCGACGGGCTCGGCGACTTCAACATGAACCTCGTTGAGCCCAAACGTCTCTACACCTACGTTCCACAGGTGGACCGAGTCGATAACCGAAACGGAATCATCTACTTCAAAGACGAGATTCCGCCCGGTGCCCAGATTGAGGTGTATCGATACGCTCGGAAGCTTCACAACAGCTCACATGGACCGTACACACGGGTAGGAAAGCGCTGGAGACCCGACCAACTTCTCCCCGTCGGCGGACTTCAGTACGACGCAAGCGACGACCTAAGAAGTCCATCGTCTGGAGGACGAACACACTTCAGATTCGCCTACAGATGGCCCGACCCGCCACCGTCAAATGGGCCAGGGCAACGGGGACCGCTTTCGGCCTTCACCATCTCGACGGCGAACAATCGCGAGCGATCGCAAGGATGCTTGCTCGTTATTGTCGCTTCGCCATCGAGCTACAACAACGAGACGTCATAGGCTGGAGGAGACCAATGTCAAACCTGTTCATACGAGAAATAACCGGAACAGGCGTCTTCCAGATGCCTACGACCGATGAAGAAATAGACGCGCTCAACACCACAGTGAGCGGAATCATCAACGGGATCGCCAATCTCACCAACCTCGGCTGCTCCTGCCAGGTCGTGAACACAGAAGGAGCTGCCTCAGAAATCGCTGCGGTGGTCGAAAGCATCACCTACCTGGGATCAATCTGCCCAAACTCGGCGTCCCTGCGGTCGGCTATCCGAAACGCTTTCCTCAGCTACCCAGATGTCACAGGCATCGGAAGCATAGACATCAAAAAGGTACCGGAGGGTGGCTTCTACAACCGCTATCCGATCCTTGAATACGTCGATACCGTCAATGGTGTCATCAAGCTTCAGGACAACATCCCGCCAGGGGCTCAGATCGAGGTCCACAAATACACTCGTCATGCAACGGGCGATCACTCCGGTTACACATCACATCGAGGAAAGCGATACAGGCCGGATCGTCTGTTGGCCCGTGGCATAACCACCTGCGATCTCAGCACGGAGATACTGACCAAGCGGCGTGCTCACTATCGTTTTGCTTTCAGATGGCCATTGGCAAACAACACAGGAGGCGCCGGGGTTCGGGGACCACTGAGCCCTGTGACCGTTTCCACTGCCTCGGCGAGGGAACAACTACAAGGCAATCTACTCATCGTCGTTCCATCACCCTGTGGCTTCGGGAAGCACTAGGAGGATCGAATGTCTTCGATTACGATACGAAACGTTGTTGGGCAAAACGAATTCTCCATCCCCACGACGGAAACCGAGGCAGAAGCAGCGACCGCTGCTCTCACAGCACTTCTCGACAACATCCTATGGCTCGAATTCGATGATGCTCGGGTGCTGGTGGTCGACGTTCAGAACTCGACAACGCCCGAGCTTGCCTTCGTCGTGAGCACATTCTTCTACAATGGATCTATTATACCATCGGTGTTGGAGCTTCGGTCGGCGCTCAATGCCGAGCTTCTCGGCGACCCCAGCATCAGCAGTATCGGCGATATCAACATCGAGGATGCTCGTCCTGGGGATGAGTTTTACCACCAGTGGCCTGAAATCGACTGGCTGGACTCCAGAGGAAAGGTCGTCCAGTTCAAAGCTCCAATCCCGGCCGGCGCACAGATCGAGCTTGGAAAGTACTCCACTTACCGAAGAAGACCTGACCTCCCCTACCCTCCGCACATTGGTAACCGCTACCGACGCTTCCTTCGCCTTCCCGTCGATGGACAGATCGTCTCATTGGATCCGTGGATACTCAACACCCGAAAGCGAAACGTTTTCAGAGCCCGGTACGTATGGCCATGCCCCCCAGGAACACCTGCTCCTGCTCCGGGAATCTTCGGTCCTGTCGCCCCCTACGGCATCGTCACCGCGAATCGTTGGGAGCGAGACACAAACAACGGATACCTCTACATCGAGGCCGCGCCAAGCGGCTATGGCCAAGTCTAACCAATTCTGACCTCTTGACATTATAGATGAGCGCGTGCCATTCTTTCGTTGGGGCGCGAGGACGCCTAGGTAGTGACCAGGCCCACGGGCGAGTACGTCCGGGCGGTTCCTCGTAAGCCACGGCTGAGGGGTACCGGAGGGCTCCCAAGCGCCCCAAATTTTGCATCCCCTGCTGATCAGGGATCACGATCTGGAGAAAGCGGCCGGAAAGGCCGCTTTCGTCTTTAACGGCGAGACTGAGCGCAGATGTAGCTGAGGCCGGCAACGACAAGCGCTCCTTTGAGCCCACCCCAAACCAGACTCCGATCGAACAGGGCACCGACGAGAGCGCCGACACCGACGTATGCCGGGTTGATGCCCCGGTTTCGCATCCAGTCCAATGGTCCTGGGTTCTCCTCGAAGTTCGCCATCGGACCTTCTACGATTGTCAGAGCTTCTACTGCCATATCACCCTCCGGGTTTTTCTTGACCCGCTGCATCTTCGCCCAGGTCTTCTTGGCCCAGCGATCACCAGCGTCACCCCCCCAAAGGAGCCACGCAATGTATCCTGGGGACGGATTATTATTATCACCCCAGCCCTTGGCTTTTTTATCGCCGCGATGCCGGGCAAAATATCCCTTCATCCGCCTGACGCTTCGAGGCCAAACGGCTTTTCCGCTTGCGAGCTGCCTTGCCCGAGCGACACCAATCTCAGTGCCTCCAGGGCGAGATCGGCGCTTCGCCATCTTCTCACGCAGCCTCATCCCCTTTCGAGCTGCAGCCTGAACGCTTTTTGGTGGAGTGAAGCTGACACCAGGATAGTCGCTACGCTTGCCCCGTGGACCTGCACTGCGCCCGCTTGGCGTCTTTTCCAGAGCTTTGAGACCTCGCGACTTCTTCTTTGCCATCGCTTATTCCTCGACTGTGCGCACAAGGAAGATGACGGAGAACGTTACAGCCGCGACTATCCCAGAAGCCAACAGAACCTCGGAGGCGTTCACGCGCTTGGTGTTTGCGAGCTTCAGCGCGAGAAAGAATCCGGCCAGGCCACCCGCGACGCCCGGAACGATAGAGAAAATCTGCTGAGCAACCGTCGAGGAAAACATCCAGCGCTCAGCCGTAATTTCTTCCTGTTCGGGTTCTTCCTCAAAGTCGATCTCTTCGGCCCCGTTCTCGACGGGAACAATAGCGTCATCTTCATCCTCAGGACGAACATCATCAGGCGCGACCGCAGCTCCCATCGCGGCTGGCCACCGACTTTGTGGCGCGTATTCGTAGTAGTACATCAGTACTCCTCTTCGTCTTCGTACTCGGGCTTTCGCGTCGCAAGAACGATGACTCCAAGAAGACCGACGCCAGCGATACCGATCGCCCACCAGCCCCAGGTCGGGAATCCAGTGCTTGGTCGAACGAGCGTCGGAGAAGGTGCACCAGGGGCTGCCACTGTTGCTCCTGGAGGCGGCTCGTCGGGTCCGACAGCCTTGCCCGGGCCAAGCTCGAAACCAGGCCCGACCTGCACACCTGCCTGCTGCGCAGGGCCTTTGCCAGCGGCTGTAGCCTCATCGGCAGCAATGATAACTGCCTGCTCGCCAGCCGTGTATCCGACGGCCTCGTTATAGGCCGTGAGGCTTGAAGCAGCTCCGCCTGCGATTCCGGAGAAGATGTCCGTGAAAAGACCCCAATCGAATTGGCGACGAGGCCTCGTAGTAGCTGGCGCGGCCGTTGTCGTAGTCGGCTGAGCCGGCGCTGACGGCTGCGCTGGAGCAGACGGTTGAGCCGGGGCAGCCCCCGTCTCTGGGATGTGTCTGTTGGCAGCGGCCGTGATATCTCGGATAGCGCTGTTCCGCACCATCCTCGCCATCCCAGAAAGAAGGTCCACCTGAACTGTGACTGTCGATGGATTTCCGTCTTGAATATCGACGGATCCTGACATGTGCCCCGGAGCACTCAACACCATCCGACTTCCGCTTTCCCAGCGAGACGTCAGGCCGACAGTGCTATAGGGAGATTGCCCAGAGACTTCCTGAATCGCTGCCGTAACAGCGTTTTGAAGCTCGCGGCCTCGAAGTGACGTTCGACGTGTCAGTGTAATATCAGGCATTCCTCTATCCTCTTTGTTGTCTCGCCCTGAAGAACCAGAGAAGCGCTACGGGTAGGACTACAGTCAGCACTCCTCCTGTAAGACCATATCGATACACTGAGCGGCCTTTAAAAAAGGCCCATGCAGATCCGAGCGCTATTCCGGGAGCTGCTGCTAGCGCCGCAAGCTCTCCATAACCTTTCACATCTCGACGGCGAACCATCTCGTCTCGAAGCGCGTCGTCCCTATTACCGATCGCTTGAAAACGAGGGTGGTTTCGGTCGACCCTCTCGCGGAAGTGCATATTAAGCTGATGCAAAATCTGCCTCTCCGCGTCGATCTGCTCATGGGTCATCATCGAGGGCGACGTCGTCCTCATGTCGGGGATGGTCATCGGATCGAGAGGAGGGTTGTCTCGAAGCCAGCGCTCTCGTGCCTCTTCCGGGTCAATTTCTACCGCTACCATTGTCACCGAAGGGCTCGTCATCGCTAATACCTCGCCGGCAGGATACGCATAAGGAGACTGGTCCCTGCTGCGAATATCACGAAGTTGGCCCAAGCTCCGACGGCTGCACCAGGGAGCGCTCCACGCTGAGCCTTGTGACCGGCATAGGCCCCGATCAGAGCCCCGGGAACAGTAGCAGCGGCGAACCACTTCATTTTACGTTGGTCTGCCATCTTCTCCCGGCGAGCACCAAGCAGCGCATATCGCCGTTGATTTACAGCATCGACAACGGAAGGGTCTGCATGACGGGCACACGTCGTCACCCACTCAAACAGCTCCGCATTCCTGCTATCGATTTGATCCAACGTCATCAGACCTGGGTCTGTCGTCTCGATGACGGGAGGATGAACACAAGATGGCATTCGCAGTCCCCTGACTCTCATTGGTGCCTAGAGCACCGGGATGCTTAGGGAGGATAGACTTGGGTCTACGGGGCCGCGAAGGTCATTATAGGTCAAAGACGATTAAGTTACCAGTCCTGAGGATGATTTGTAATTTCAAGGAGGAGGAGGAAGGTCGTCAGCGTGGAAAAGAAGTCCGAGGTCTTTCCAGTGGGCCTGCCTGATCACCTCTCGCCATCGCAAGACTGCCCGTCGACTGTAAACCTTACGCCCCTTTGCCTTGCTTGCCGCAACGCGTTTACGAAATATTTTTTGCCTGCGAACGACTGACTCAACGGTGCCGTCTCGCGCCTGTTTAAACTTCATGTCATACTGAGGATCAACAATGACATCTCCCTCCGAAAAATTTCCCAAATTAGACGTGCACAGCGACCAGATGTCGGAATAAACATCACTCTTCTCATCCTTATCCATATGAGACAGAAACTGACGAGTCGGCTCATTATTGAATCGATCCAGATAAAACTGAAGACACCCCTCGTAATCGCCTTTGCCAATAACCTGCATTTCAGCGGGCCAGACCTCAACCTTGTCTGGTCCAAAGTCTTGCACAAAAGCAAAGTCTTCCTTCAGAAAAGCCAATGATAACGCCATCCCAGCCATGTATGGGTTCACGTCGTACAACAGCACTTCCTTGAGAATCTCAGGGCGCCCTTGAACGTCATCAACAATGGGACGAACTTGTTCACGAAGCCATTTTCCGAACTTCGTTCTGAACAGGTTTCGATAACGTCTTTCTGAATATTTTTGATCCGAAACGTCTAACACAAAACCACGGACAAAATCATCCGTAGCTTTATCCTTGTTCCACCAGTGTTTCTGTCGAGGATTTGTGTCCCAAGGTCCCACTGTTCTACCAGTAGCCCATTGGACAGTTCATGGACATTATTTTTGTCTTTAAATCCATGAAGCAGCCGCACTGGCTGCAGTTGAGGTATCCACGAACGCGCCGGATGTATGGGCACCGCACGCAGATGCTAAGTCTTTCCTGAGCAATCATCTGCCGGAGGCTGGGCTGCCGGCGTCGTCGTCCGAAGATAGCCATCCTGGGGACGATTCTATTCTGAGGTGTCCTGCTTGTCCAGAATCTCTAGCGTCTTCGCTGAGGAACACGCTGAAGAACGTTCCCACTGCGCTGAGCCTGCTGCGCTCGCATCACTCGCTGGCGCCGCTTAACCTCCAGGTCAGCTTCCTTTTCCAGCTCCTCATCCAACACCTTGAAACTGTTGACCATAGTGCAGCCCTCGTTGTTGTTCGAGCACTGCGCCGAGATCTGCCAACCATCGCTGATACGCTGGACACCGGGAAGAGCCCCTCCATCAAGTAGGACTCGCACCTCCTTCCAGGAGAGCCCCACCTGAATCGGAGTCTCACAGGTTTGGCAAGCCAATTGGTAAACGACCCCATCAAACTCAAAGATGCTGCCGTCTTCTCGCTCACGCCTCGGGTTGCGCATGACGCTGATGGATAGGTCCGCGTCACCAAAGATTTTTCCGCTCATTTTTGGTCCTTTGCGTCTGTGATTGCTCAGTCCTCAGGATGGAAAATATGTAACACGTGCAACCTGCCAAGTCAATGAGTCATTGATTGGACGACTGGTGCCTCTGCATGTCCTGCATCATCTGTTCGGTGGCCTGAATAACGTCGAGCACCTTGTATGCCGCGAAGGTCACCCCGACAATTCCACCACTGATGGTGACACAGGCTGCGATGACACCGAGCCAAAATAAAAACCCACGTTGAGGTTTCTGTTGTGGAGCAGGAGGCGGGGGAACAGTCGTTTTTTTTTGCTTGGTCGCTTCTTGGAATTGCTGCCACAGAGCCGGTATCTTTATGTTGGTGCCCGTGATTTCACGGTCCCCGTCCATTCGTCTTTTTAAATCATCGCCGAGCTGCTGGCGACCCTCTGCGCAGGCTTCCTTTGTCACCAGGTGCTCCATCTGAGTATTCATCCTGGTGACGGTCTCGCTCACGCTGTCAACTTTTAGGTTCATCGTCTTGAGCTGGCGCCCTTGGTTCTTTAGCTCATTTTCGATAGCTGCGAGTACTGCATCAGTCGAAGAAGATTGAGGCTTTGAAGATGAGCCAGAACCGTATCGACCAGCACCGTTGGTCATAACTAGCTGATGATACCATGGTTTTGAAGAAAGACATGAGTCTTTCTCTGCACCTCTGTCAGCTTGCCAGCGCGAATGCGCTGTTCGATCTTCGCCAGCTTTTTGCGAACGCTCTTTGGAAAGGGCCACATGAAGTAGTAGTCCGGACCCTTGAACCGCTGGACAAGAAAGTCCTTGTACCTGTCGCTGACCCTGTCGTCCGTCCAAATTCTGTAAGCCATGTTGCAAGACGAGCCGCGGAACTCCCAATGCGCTCGAAAGTATGCAGGGAAGGGCGCGATGAGGACCAGTGCGAGGAGTGCGAGGAGCCAAGCATTGCTAAACGTAATCGCCATGAATGCGAGCAGCGAGAGCAGGCCCCCGATTTGAGGCGAGAGGTAGCTCAACTCGTAAACAATCTTGAAGACGCTGCCATCATGAGCGTGCTGCGTCTCATGAAACATCGTTCTGAAAGAGTTTTCCGGGTATTTGCTGAACCTCTCCTCCAGGTCGGGCCAGTAGACAGTGCGCCCGATTGTCGTGACATAGCTCGTCATGAAGTTCTTGTTAAAGAAGAGGATCACCGCGATCATCTTCATAAAAATGCTCGTCTTTTTTTCGACAAGCTTAACCTTGAACTCCGTTTCGCAGAGCCTGACGTATTCCTGGAGAACGTCGCTGGTAAATGCGGCCATGGGCCACCTCCAGCTTTATTGTAGCGGAGGCATCCCCGTCTGTCCCGCTCCCTGCTGTTGAGGGACGAAACTCATGGTGTCGAGGTTGAGCACCCAGCCTTGAGGGACGTTGAAACGCTTCCCGAGTCGCCGCACGATGGAATTGAAATCCGTCCGCAGCTCGGAAGCCTTCTCTTCGATCTGCTTCATCGCACTATGAAACTGAATCGCGTTTTGACCGGCCTGCCGTTCGAGTTGGCCGATCTCATCCATGACCATCTTCAGGTCTTCTGCAGCGTCGGGAGAGATTGGAATGCCTGGAGAAGCAGCGGGGGGCTCGGGCTCTTTGGCCTCACCATCGGTCTTGCCATCGGCTTCAGCCTCGGGCGGCGTTTCGCCTTCGCCGTTGCCGCCAACGATCTTCGGCTCTTTGTCGCCCTTCTCCAAGACAGCGACCTTCCCGCCTACCGCTCGCTTCTGGATTTCTTCGAGTGCTCCACCTGGGCCTGTCGGCGGCGGCGTCACCTGCGCCTTCGGTGGGGTCTGAGCTTCTTCCTTTTTTTCCGTCGCCTTGGTCTCTTCCTCTGCCATTTTGACCTACCTCGCGTTTTGACGTTGCGGTTTTGGGATGGCGCCATTCTGCAATATGGCATCTGCAACGTCAAGGTTTTTGCATCGTCAGGATGACTGACAACCCTCGGGTCTCTAGCTCTCCGAAATGTTTCTGCCTCTCCCTTTAGCAATCTGGGGGTCTGGGACAGCAACCCTCTCGGTCTTCAGCTCCCCGAAAGGTTAGTGGTCGACCCCAAGTTCAGCACAAGGGGCTTCTGCTTAGCTCAAACCTCAGTGGGGACCTCAGCCCTGCTGACAGCTCCAGCATGTCCTTTTCTTAGCAAGGTCTGGCCTACTACTTGCTGATTAAAATACCAAGAACACTGTTCAAGTATTTCATGCCCCTAAGATCTTTAAGTAACAGTACCTAGGCTTTTGCTCTTAGTTAGGGGCATCATACTACTAGGCATGTACGACTTACTTAAATCTTAACGACACACTCAGAGCAGCCGACGACCCAACACCAAACGAGGGGGGATCTGCATTCTTTTTGACCGGGGGGTTTTAAAATTCTGTCGTGACGTGTTTCAGGCGATTGTTGGGTGCCTGCGGAAGCTCAAGCGGTAGCCCAGTCGCGGCTCCACGGTGAACAGGCAATAGCTTGCTGGGCCACTTGTCTGGTGCCGTGGGCGCCGAGAATCTGCACGGGGTCGGATCCGTACTGCCACTCTTTGTCGGTACTGACGGTTTGGCGCATTCGCCGCTGGTGAGGCAGGCGCTCCTGACCGTAACCATGGGTACTGAAGTGAAGGTGGATACCCATGTTGGCGAAGTGACGGCAGCGACGGTCCATAGGGCCACCCATCTGGAAGCGCTCGCTGGGGATGCTTCCAGTTCCAGAGGTGCGCCCCATCGTTCCGATGGGTGAGCCGCCCATGACCAGCATCCCTTGGGTCACAGCTCGTTCATTGAGATGTGCGTAGAAGCTCGTCGTTCCATCGACGTGCCGAAGAAGGATGCATTCCCCATAGCCATTGCCTTGGTCGCTGTGCTCGACGAGCCCTGTGCGCATCGCCCGAACGACTGTCCCTTGAGGCCCACATAGGTCGATGCCGCCATGAGGGCGTTGCACACCTTCACTGGTGGTTCGCATTCCCCAACCGCGTGAGAAGCGACCGTTGTCTACAATGTGCGGCCCCCAGCGATCACGAAGGCCGTGTCCTTCGGTGTACTGCATGACGAACGAGCCATCGGTGATGCCAGCGTACTGCCCTTCCATGAGGCGGACCATCAGCATCGCGGCTGCAGAACCTGTGACGCCAACGACGCCGAGAACCTGTGCGATTGGGGGTGGCATGCTATCCCTCCTTTAAAATTGACCCTTGTTTTCCCACAACAGGGAGCCCTGCCATCCTACCATATTCGTCCTCAGGATTCATTTCCAGCGCACCAGGAGGGATCTGCAATTTTTCCAACAAAATTAATGGGCTGTTAGAGAAATAATGCCGTCCTCAGGATTAATTAAGTTGACGCGGCGGTGCGATCTCAGGCAGTCTGTTCGGACGGGTTATATGAAATCTCAACAACCGAAAGGTGAAAAGCAAACGTAAGATAATCGAACGCAGCAAGGCCTCGGGTGCCGTCCGCTAAGGTGGAACCCCATCTTTTCCTTTTGCCTTTCGGTTGGAAAAGATGAGATTTCATATAAACCCCCGCCATCTTGGCGGCGGGCACGCGGGACCTTGCTGCCTTTTTAATAGGGGACTGTGGTTCTATGACAGCGCGAGCGGAAAACAAGGCCGATCCAGGCCGTCGTAGGATTATTAAATCCGCGCACGAAAAGAACCTACCCCCAGCACCCCGCAAAGAAACAATCGAGCTGGTCTCACCGAACGAGATCAAGGCTCACCCGCGCAACCAGCAAATTTACGGTGACGAGCCGGATAAAGACCTGATCTCGGATATCAGTAAGCGCGGCATGATCGAGCCCATCGTTGTCGATCGTGCAACGTGCTTCATCATTTCCGGTCGCCGTCGCCATAAAGCCGCCATCACCCTGAAGATGCCGACAGTTCCGGTCGTCTGGCGTGACTACGAGACCGACGACGAGACCGTTGAGGCCATCGTCATGCACAACGCTTACCGGCGTAAGTCGGAGCGTCAGATCATGATGGAGGTCGAGGCGATCTGGGACAAAGAGTTCGAGAAGAACAAGGAGCGGCAAGCAGAAGGTGGTCGCAAGGGGCGCCGCGGACCAGCAAGCGTCTACCGAAAGTCGGATGACACAGAGATTGAGATCGAACATCCTGAGGACGACGAGGATCGGGAAGAGGGCGGACTGAGGATCGCCAAGAAGCCCAAGCCGAAACGTCGTTTGACTCGCAACGAAGTCGGCAAGGCCATCGGTCAGCCGCCGATGAAAGTTGCGCGTGCTGCTGCAATTATAAATCAGGCCAAGGAAGAACTTGGCGAAAACTGGATGGAACATCCCGCGGTGCAGGCAGTTTTCAAGGGTGAGTCATCGATCAATAGCGCCGCTCTTGCGATGCATAAGCAGAAGCGCGAAGACAAGCTGATCGAAGAAGCTAAAAGTATCAAGAGCATCGATGCTGATATTCGATGTCAAGATCATATCAACGATATTGAAAGAGAATCGGTAGATCACATCATTGTCGATCCCGACTACAAAGAGGACACTGGCTACGGTGACCGGCTCGAAGAGACCGAGGCGCTCGACGTCTTTGAGGACTGGAACAGCGAACTGAAGCTGGATGAGGTTTCAGTCTGGGCGCACGAGTGGGCGCGCGTCATCAAGACGGGCGGGAATATCGCTGTTTTTTGTGACGAGCGCTACGTGAGCTTTATTCGTGAGGCTCTGATAAGCAACGGCTTCGACATGGTACAGGTTGTAACCTGGCACCTAACAAATCCCGACACTGGCTCGAAGAAAACAACGTTTTTGGATACGTGTCAGTTTATCGTGACGGCCTGCATGGGCGCTGATAAGCGCAACGCCTTCCATTGGAAGGGTCCCAAGCAGATGCACAACTTCATTGAAGGTGCGACCGTCAAGGGGCGCAAGGCTCTTCGGCACCTAGGGGAGCGTCCCGAGTTTGTGCTCAAGTGGCTCGTTGAGAGGCTTACAAATCCTGGCGACCTCGTCCTCGACAACTTCGCCGGCACTGGCACTACTGGCTTGGCCTGTAAACGGCTGAAGAGAAACTTCATCCTTGTCGAGAGGGAACCGAAGAATGTCGAAATCATAAAGGCGAGGCTGTCAAAACGGTGAACGGGGGAGGGGATGGTTCCGAAAGAGAAGCTCTTCTATTTTAAAAGATTTTTCTGTGGTCGACCGGATGTATACGCTTTTCGTATCGCTGATGGAAGCTACAGACCACGGCGCCTTCCCGAGTACAAGCTAACTAACGACGTAATCGTCCGACATATGAAGGGCGATATCATGATTGGTGCCTATCCCTTCTTGGCTGACGGAACCTGCGAGTGGGTTGCCGCTGACTTCGATGGTCATCACGGTAACGCCTTCGAACACGCAAAGGCCCTCGCTGACACTTTTAGAGAGTACGGGATCGACCCCCTGTGCAACACCAGCCAGTCAGGGCGTGGCGTTCACGTTCGCATCATCTTTGACGACCCTCGTGGCGACTTGAAGCCCATGGAGGTCTGGGTGGCCAGGCGCTTCATGGAGGCGTTTATAGAGATGTGCGAGTTGCCGACCCTTGGTGAGGGTGGCGCACTCGATAGAATTTTCCCAACACAAGACACGCTGCCTGGTGGCCGATCGATCGGTAACCAGATAGCCATGCCGCTCAACATGGAAGCGGCGAATACACGAAACGGTTCTATGCTGCTCGATCAGCAGTTCAATACCGTCCCTCTCGGCGAGCCGACGTGGGATATGATCGAGCTTTACGATCCAGTAAATCGGCTGGACGTGGTTGATGCTCTTGGAGAAATCGGAAGGTTGGATGTGCTGGAGGACAGCCCGGCGAAGAGAAGCCGAGGTGGGTCCTTCGATGGGAGAGAGAGTTTTCAGGACAGCAACGCCAGTGACCTCGACATGATCATTGGCGGTTGCGAGTTCATTCAGTACGCCTGCGAGAGTGGGCTCACGTACTTCGAATGGATCGCGTTGGCAGCGAATCTCGCGTGCTACGACCCTCATGGTGGCCGAGCGCTCTTTCACAAGATATCTGCTTGTGACAAGGGCCGCTACAATCACGAAACCACAGAAAAAAAGTACGAAAACATCCTTCGCACTATGGGCGGACCCATTACGTGTGAGCGCATCGCTTCAGAAGGATGGCGATGCCCTATGCTTGGGGAAGATGGTGTCTGCAACAAATTCCGCAACGACTTTGGCCGAGGCCCGCGCGCCCCGGCCTCAATACCGAGGTTTGTAGGGAACGATGTAGCTGACCACGCGGCGTAGCTGTTTGGGGATGGTAGGTTTCGGTGAGCAAGGACGCCGCATCGTCGGTGCCGCAAGGTGGTGGTAACTACGCGGCAATAGCGAGCGAGTTTAAAAAACAGCTCGAAAAATCCGGCGTTAAACCTAAGACTTCCAACAAGTGGAAGCCAAAGGGCTCGTCCAAGCTCAAGCACGTCAATCTTCATGAAACCTTTGAAGGTGCTTCCAGTAACCTGCATGACCAGATTGTCGGCCTCGCCGACGAGCAGCTCGACAAACCCGTTCTCTTCGTTACGACCCCTGGGATTGGTAAAACCGAGGGAGGTATTCATCTCGCATCAAATTTGGCCAAGACGCAGCGCCGTCCGTTCATTGGCGTAACTACTCGCAACATGGCGTGGCAGGTATATGAGCGGCTGAAGGGTGGATTCTACGGCTACGGTCACATTGTCATCATGCTCGAAGGTCGCCACGATGGATATGTTCGTCGTCGTCTTGACGACGAAGGATATATCGAGGAGATCAAGGTCCACGCGAACTGCCACAACTACGACAAAATCTGCAAAGCGAGAGAGAAGGGCTACCCGGCACAGCACTTCGTTTGCGCTCGGTGCCCGTTCTATCCGCACTACAAGGACAATAACGGAGAAAAGACTGGATTCGGTGGGGCCTGCGAATATTTCAAGAATATTTACAGAGCTGCCGGCTTCGTGCCGGTGGGTGATGGGGGATGGCAGCCCATCGTCGTGACGACGCACCACATGCTCGGCAACCTGATCTGTGAAGGTGAGATCATGAAGGAGGCGATCGACTTCGTCCTTATCGACGAGGATCCGCTTCCTGCGTTCCGGGAGATATACGGGTGGAACACCGAGGAGCTTGACCGAGATATTGACGGCGATGCGCTGGTGAAGTTCAGGGCATTATTGCGTCATGCGCAGAACGTTGCTGATAAGTATCGCTACCTAGCCAATGCTCCGATGAGCTGGATGGCAGACAAGGAAAAGAAGGAGCCCGGTGGTGCTGAGCTGCTCAAGGCGCTGATTGATTGCAAGGTATTCGACAACAGCATCGTGTGGGGAAAGGCGCTTGCTCTTGTCCTTAAGAAGGCCGCAGGTGAGCTGGGGGTAGATCTTATCCCGTTACTCAATGAGGCGGCGACGTGTGAGACAGGGGTCAAAAAGGGCGAGTTCAACGACATGCCGGAATGGCGTTTTCAACGCCTACCGCACCATAAGGAGCCCGACGTCGCCGCAGAGATTCTCAACATCGTCAACCAATCAAACGAGGACAAGGAGACGGCCTATAAGGTGTCGCTCCGATGGGATGCCTCGACGGGATGGACCTACTTCTGGGACAGCGTTCGGAGGATCAAGTACGGTGGCCCACTTGTCCTACTCGATGCCTACGGCGAGAAAGAAATTTCTGACCGTGTGTGTAACCGAGAGGTCGAGGTCCGTGAAGTTCATTGCAAGGTGCGAAAGAACGTTACGGTCAAGCGCTACCCTGATGTCAAGACGTCGCGCGCTGTGATGGACAAGAAAAAGGATCAAATTTTCGATCAGTACGTCGACCCCGAGCTGAGACAGCTCAAGGGGATGAAGGTCTTGTTCTACACGCAGAAGCGCTATGCTGAATGGCTCGAAGAGAGGATCAAGGCGAACAAAGACGTCTACGGGATGACAAACTACGTCATCAAGTGGTTTTGGATGGACCGTGGTGACGACTCTTACGGCGACTATGACGCAATCGTCATCGTGGGGTCGCCTTTCTCAAACGTCATCGCCGAGCGCAACTTCTGTAACGCTGTCTTCGCTGGTGAAGAGCCGCTCAATTGGGATACGAAGAAGCCTGGATTTACTCCGGTCGACGATAGGGTTCGGGTACACAAGGAGGCTCGTCAGGAGAAGGAGCTACTTCAGGCGCTGTTCCGAATTAGACCATCGAAGCCAAGAGAAAAGCCACAAAGGATTGTCATCTTCTCGGCGATGAAACTGAATATCTACCTGGAGATGCCAGGCGTCATCAACAAGGTGATGCATCAGCCTGACGTCAATCGGAACGACATCTACAGCTCCATCCATAAGATCTTCAAGGCTGTCGGTGGGTGGACCGATGCCTTCTCGGCGTTTATCAACCGACATCATCAGTTCGTGAATTGGTGGGAGGTCGGAGGTATCAAGTCCGACCAGGAGTTCTTTACCAGCTACGAGAGCATGGTTCACATGGTCGCCGTGGTTCGTGCCCAGGGGGTATATCCCGGAGTCCGTCAGCAGTACCTGGAGGAGATGCGAGGAATCGTCCCTCAGATGGTCAAGTACGGTCGTCGAAACATCCGTATATGGGGAGACTCTGAGAAAGTAGTCGAGGTTCTCGATCAGCTCAAGGCCGCTACTCGTGAGCCTGGTATCGACGATGACGAGCACTACGAAGACGATGCCGAGGAGACGGCCCAGGCGCAGCCTGAAGTCGAGTCTCTCCTGCCAGCCCATGTCGATGAGGAGAAGACACCTCCTCCACAGGAGGAGCACGAAAAACCAGTGAATGAAATGGACTTCGATCTAGACGAGTATGCTGACTCGCTGGTCGATAACATGCCAGACCCGTTCGCTGGTGGCGGTACGACGCCGCAATATCCTGAGAAAGAGTTTTTCGACAAGTTCTACAAAGACTACAAGGAGGCGCACCAAGCTGCCTCAGGTGATGGAGGGCCGAGTCCTCCAGATGATGAAGATCCCGGGGCGCCGGATTCTTCCTGAATCAACCGGCCGCTCCGAGTGAAATGATTCGGGATGGGAAAAGGTGGGGGCGCGGTAGGCGTTGCGAGATGCCTACCGCGCCCAAGGTTGTTACGCACCCAGGCAGTTGGAGCAGAGCTGCACAGCAGTAAGCCCCTCGTCTGGGGAGTCGCCAGTCCAGCAGCTCCAACATAGCGGCTTGCCGCAGTTTTTACAGTGAACGTCTGCGGCGTCACCACAGTCGACACAGTTCGATGACGGGTCCGCCATGACCTCTTCCGTCAGCTCATGCGTCCTTTGGACTGCGTCTGGGTCCGAAGTGTCATCAACGTCTTTATGTCTGGCGAGGCGCGCAGCTTTGCTCTGGGTTTTCTTGATGGTTGCTCGTTTCTTTTTCTGGATTTCCTCCTTGTATTCCTCCACTCCCTCTTTTTTCGTCTTGAGGACGAAGGCATTGATCCCCGTTTCGAGGATGCTGTTGTAGGTTTCTGCCTCGTCTCCGGTGAGGACGACCATTCCTGCCTGCCTGGCGGCTCGCCGAGCGATGCCTTCCATTGCAGATCGGATGGTGCGAAGCTCATCTTCAGCCTTGGAGAGGCTGGCGAGAGCAGCCGCTTCGGATGTCTCACGTTCTTCGTCCGAGCTGCACGCTTGCTCCAGGGCAGCGCGACAGACGCGGCTGAAGTTGATATCCGATCGACCTTCGAGCTTCTTGGCAAGCTCTTCGGGGAGGTAGACAGATTTGTGACGACCGGACTTTTTTGCCATTGGGGCCTCCGTTCTATTTCTTCAGGCCGTCGATGGCTGCGATCATCGCCTCCGTCTGCCAGGTGAGGAGTTTGGCCGAGGACTGGATGTTCCACAGCTCACTCATCCAGTCACGGATTGCACTGTCGGTGAATCCAGCCGAGCGTGCCTTCTTAAAGAACGACTTGCGCAAGTCCTTGCTGGCGTTCGACATATCCGCCCCTTCAGGTGGCTCGATGTCGACATCAGGGAGCTGAGTTCTTTCTTCGTCTTCAGGATTTTCTCCCTGGTCTCCTGGATCATCCTGAGGACTATCGGCAGTTCCGTCGTCCTTGCTGTCAGAGCCGTCCCCCGACGAATTTTTGCCTTGGTCCTCATCAGGGCTCTGAGCCTTCTCCTGAGGCGGCTGAGCCTCCTCCTGAGGCGCTTCGCTCTGTCCAGACTCCTCGGTCGGCTCAGGCTCTTCGGTCTTCTCAGGGGCCTTCTCGGCGCTTTCGTCGCCCTGTTGCTTCTTGGACCCGGTCTTCTTCTTGGGCTCATCAGCCTTCTCCCGCTCCTCCCCGGACACATCTGCGACGACCTCTGGGAGTGCTGCGAGTTCTTCGCCCGTCGCGGAGACGAAGGCAGCGGCTTCGGTACCATAGTATTCCTGACCGATCGCGACCTGCTCGAAGCGGCTTTCCATGCCAGGCGCTGGAAGCTCCAGGATCTCTTTGGCGGCGATCTGCTTGCGCATGCTCTCTCTGAGAGCTGTCTGCTCAGCGACGTCACGGAGGAAGTCGTTGATGCTGGCGCGGTGAGTCAGTGTAACGACGTAGACGGTCTGCGGCTTCTGGTTTGGGCCGGGGCTCACCTTCTTGGGGTAGACCTCCAGCGCCATCGGAACGCCGGCCAGTAGCCCACCAGTGATTTCCCGTACCTGGTTCATGGCAGCCATGAGCTGGGTGATGGAGTTCATCGAGGTTGTACGGAACTGGTGGATTCCGCCGAGCGTCTTGGCGCGGGCGATCATCACGCGCAGGTTGCCATTGGCCTTGCAGGTGACGCCCTTCTTCGGATTGGGTTTGAGGCCCTTCTCGTGAGCAGGGCGCTGGTCAGGCTCGTCATCAGGATGGAGCTTGGCCATGAAGAGGTTGCAGGGGCATTTGACCTTCGAGACTTCGCCGGTGCGAGGATCGACCCAGTCGGCGCTCTCGGCATCACCGCGGCACCGGCAGCCCTCACGATCGTAGATGGCCAGCGAGGTTACGAGGTTCTGGTCGGGGTCGTCGAAGGGGAGCGCGACGAGGATGCGGCGCAGCACGCTGTTCTGCTTGCGCAGCTCATCGGTGGAGATGGTCTGGACTGTCTTCACCAGCTCGCCGCCCTCGTTATAGATTTTCTCGGTATGTTCGGCGACGAGAATGTTGAGCTGGTCACTCATAAGCTTGTTCATCAGGACATCGTCCTTGATGTAGCCCAGCTCGTCCTGGTCCGTCGTGGTGACGACGAAGTGGTCGAACTTCACCGGTCGCAGGTAGGGACCACCCTTGTCCGCTGGGCGGTTGACCTTCTTCTTACCCCCGATTTTGATGTGACCCAGGATTGCCATCCTGGTCTGAAGTCCTTTGATACCCATGGTGGTTCTCCTGTTCTCCTCGGAATTGTGTTTATGAGTCCGTGATTGTTCGGTTGAAAGTTTCTTTGATGCAGCCATCGGCACGGACGACCTGGGCCGCTTCAATTTCTCTGTGCCCCGCGTGAGCCATCCTCATGACGCAGGCGCTCGCAATGGTGTGCCACTGGTTGTACAGGTTCATCATGAAGGTCATGCCTTCGAGGTCTGCGCCCCCAGAGGAGATTTGCTTGGCGATGGAGTCCATGGACTCCTTCAGGACGCGGTTGGTAGAGATAACCATGGCGATGGCCTCCATGCAGATGAGGCACGGGTCGTCCATCTCTCGCATCTCCCGTAGACGGTCTTCGAGACTGTCGATGGCTTCGACGTGCTGGTGCCACTCTCCGAGTAGCTCCAGAGCGGTTTTTTCCTTTTCGTCGTCTTGCATCAGCGGTTCTTTCTTCGCGCCTCCCGTGCCATCTTGCGCTTGTGCTTGCCGCTCTTGATCTGACGGCGCTTGCTCTTGCTGATAGCCAGCTCGGGGTGGGCGCTCATTATGGCGCCGGGCTTGTGACCGATCTGGAACATCTCATTGATGACTCCCTTGGTCGTCTCGTACCAGACCTTCTCACGGAGGAGCTGCCCGATGACCCGCTGCTCGCTGTAGCCCTTCTCCATCATGGTGTCGGCGTTCTCCAGTGCGGCGCGTGCAGCCTGCATCAGCATCCTGAAGACGTTGGGTAGACCCGAGCACAGAGGGCAGGATTGGTGTGTCTGCTGCTCCTCGGCAATCTGTCCTTCGAGCCACTGACCTTCTTCGATGAAGAACTCTTCGAGCTGGTCATAGGTGATTTTTTCGCCGTTTCCGACCTCCACAGCCGGGGGCGCCTCTTGTTGCTCGACGGTCTCCTCAGCCGCCTTCTGTTCGTCTGTCATCCGACCTTCCTCCATCCCTTCGTTCGGACCATCGAATCTGGTCCGAGATCAGTCTGCGATATCCCTTGTCCAGCTCGCCGCCAACGTTGAAAGCAACAAGGCAGTCGCAGTCGGCGCCGACCTGGACCCAGTAAGCTGCGGTGTCTTGCCTGTCGTAGCGTGGAAAGTGGGTCCTCAGGATGTTCATTGCCTTGGGCCAGCGATCCGTTTTGCGGTCCCAAGTCCAACCTTCGGGGCGCTCAGAGCAGGAGCAGTTGTATGTATAAGCCCCTTGTGCCCTTGCTTTCTTGTTTTCCCACTCGGGCTTGAGGTCGATACCTTTCTTGCTTCTGAGTAGTGACTCGAACGCTGGCCAGTCGGGGCTTGCTGGTGTCATTGCGTCGCCTTCATACCAGGCCAGGGCCTTCATGTAGGCGACGATGTCGTCGAGCAGGGCGATGTTGAAACTGACGCGCCGATCGCCATCTACAATTTGAATGACCTGTTCGTCCGGAGGATGCCTGAAGAGGCTGAAGCACTTGGGAACGCGAACTCTCAGGCCGCTCCGGTGGGTGAAATCATGGAGTGGGTCTTTTTCTTGATCGCTCATCCGGCCTTCTTCCTCCGCCGTCGCTTACGGTTAGGCGACTTCATGATGAGATCAGTTTCCCATCCCTCCAGGACAAAAACGGGCAGGGTGGTCACACCCTTCTTATGTGCCTTCCAGAGCCGGTGCCATCCGTCAATAGGGATCATCATCGGCTTCTCTTCAGAGGTGTCTTTCAGTGTTGTTATCTTCGCGACGATGATGGGCTTTGTAAGATCGACCTCGTCGCTCTCGGCGTACTTCTTGTCGATGGCGATTAGGGCGAACATCGAGAAGACGCTCTCGATGCCGGCCTCCTCGGGCTCCTTGTCCTTGCAAAGCTCGATCGCCGCGTCGATGTCAAAGCTGGTCGTCAGAAAGGTGAACACCTCTCCCTTGAAGGTCGCCTTGACCTTCGTTGTTGATTTTGCGCTCATGTGGAATTTCCTTGTGAACGCCATCCCAGTCGAGGACAGCGTGGTATGGGTCGAATGTCTCTGTGGTTATCCAGAATCTTGAGGATGATTGAACCGGCTCGTTTCCAAGAGGCGGCAGCACGGTGATGTCCTCTGGCAGCTCTACGACGTAGATGTCGTGCTTCAGAATGTGGAGCTGATCTGGGATGATTCGGAGGGTGTTGCCTTTTCGCTCGACCATGATGGCTGCATAGGGTCTACCGAGTCGCCTCGCCCGAAGTCGTCCGCTCTTGATGTGTTTCTGAAGGGGGTGCGTCATCTTCTTTTGAAAGCCTTTCGAGAATGCGTTTGCAGTGACGACAGATATCGTCACCGCTGGATCGATCGATGCCGAAGACGGTGCAAAGAAAACGCTCTGCAGCGCGAGAAGCGATGGGACCATGTGGGCAACTGTCGTATTCGCGGGCGTCATCTGGGACTCGCTTCATGCACATGGTGAAAAATCCCTTGACGTCCTCAGGATTATCATCTTCACGAGTCGGGACCGCGTGCCGGGCAGACCACCCACTTTTGGTGCGCCACGCGCACCATATGTACTGTGGCTCTTTCATTATTTTTTTCGGGGTGGTGGAAGGAATAGGGACATGACTGGGCCTCCGAAGGCGCGCATCATGCCGAACCACGTTTCTTGCATCTGGGCGACGGATTCGTTGTAGGCTTCAGGGTCGGTGACGCCCTCAAACTCAGCAGTCTCCAGGTGGCCGTCCTCGTAGGTCATCTCCTTGTGCACGACGTGGGTCTGACCTCCAACCCGCGTCACGCTGTGGTAGCTCATTCGGAACCAGGGAAAGATTGTTTGGAGGCTCGTCGGCTGACGGCGACCCACGACCTCGATGTCCATGGGCTCTTCCATCCTCCTGACGCCACCTCCTTCCCTCCTGGCCAATGAATCCTTCTTATTCATGGGTCTCATCCCTTCTATCATAGCAATGTAACACATGCAACAGGGGCATGTGTGATGGACGCCATGAGAGGCAGCTAAGCCTCCCATAGCGTAGGGTTTTGGTGGAATTTAGGACCGATGCTTAATGAGATCTCCCAAGCAGACCGAAAGGATCTTCGATTTGCGCGGTTTTCTCTCATGCATGGTCTTGAGGTGAGGGTCGAATCGTTGCGTGGCGAGCAGGTGCCTCAGATGCCGAAAGACCTCGTGAGGACAGCTCGTGGGCTTCGGGAGTGGAAAAAGAGAATCGAGCGGGACCATCATCACTTTGTCGTCGTAGAAGTACGTATCGTGATGCAGGCTCATCTGGCGACCGGCGCGAGAATTGCACTCAACCTGAACGGGGAGCTTGTCGGGTTTGAGAACGGTAGATCCGATGACGATTGTGGCATAGCCGTTCTGGCGGTCGATTGTGAGGACGATAGACGGACGCTCCTTGTCGTGAAACCGGAACAGGACAGTCTGCCCTTCTTCCATCATGTACCGCCTTTCTGTGGTTGACCCTCCTTTTGCTGTTTGTGCCACTCGCCAATGAGCCTGGAAGCCATGCTCTTCGTAATGCCTTTGTCGAAGGGGATCTTCTTCCAGCGAAGAAAGCCGAGTTGCTTTTTCGTCGCGGGGACGCGCTCGCGAATGATGCGTTCGATGATCATGGTGGTAATCATGTTTGTTGCTTCACCACGGCTCTTCGGCTTCTTCCCGGTGCGGGCCAGGACGTTGAGCTGCTGGTTGGTCGGCGGGAGAGCGAGCCAGTCGGCGTCGCGATCGATGATTTTTGTCTTCGCCATCTTCCGACCCTTTGACCTGGTCTCGTGAAGCTCACGACAGGCGTCCTCGGCTAGGCCGAAGGCCCAGTCGAAGCTGAGCGGCTTCGAGGTCAGCTTGTGTTCGGCATACTCCTCGCTGCGAGGAATGCGCCGCTTTTTGTTTGCCTTGGGTTTCGGCGTATCGCCGGGGGCGACCAGCTCGAACTGGTTGCCCGATGGCGACTCATCGAGGTCTTCGCGAGGCGGCTCGAAGTGATAGACGTCAAATTCCGTTGGGTTGTCGTCATCCACAGGACGGATGACCATGAAACCGTGCTCCTTGCCGATGGACAGGGCGAAGCCGTACTGGCTGCGAGCCCACCTGAATCCGGCGCGGGGTGGCGGCTTGCGGATATCGACTTTCTGAGCTTCGCGGACAGCCGCAAGAATCGAGGGGATGTGCTTTTCCTGTGCCTCGGCGTCTTCCTCCTCCTTCTTTTTCTTCTCAAATCCTCTCAGCCTTTCGAGCCCGAAGAGGTGGGGGAGCTGAATGATGTGGTGGCGCTTGGAGTTATACGAGAAATCGAGGATGAGGCAGTTGTCCTTCATGGGGTCGGGTCGGGTGCCTCGACCGATTTGCTGAATATAGAGCGATTGAGAGAGGGTGGGTCGAGCGAGCATAATGCAGGACAGTGGAGGTGCCTCATCCAGCGCGATGTCATCGAAGCCCTCGGTCAAGATCATACAGTTGACCAAGACGTCGAGCTTCCCACGTTGGAAGGCATCGAGCTTCGCCCTGCGGTCAGTCTGAGGCATGTCGCCAAAAATGACGTCGGACTTGACTCCGCGAGACTTGAAGCATTGAGCGAGCTGGTGAGCGTGCTCGACGTCTACCGCGAAGGCGATGGTTCGTCGTGAGGACGCACGGTTTTTCCAGGCATCGACCATGGCGACCATAATGTCTGTCCTGGTGACGACTCGGCGCACCTCGGCGGGCTTGAGGTCGCCTGCACGGCGAGGGATTCCATCGATCGATACGTCGAGGGGGACTTGCTCCAGCTCCAGGTCGGAGAGGAAGCCGTCCTCGATGAGGTCGAGCATTGATTTCTGGTAGGTGACATCGGCGAAGACTTCGCTCATCCGGGTGCCGTCGGCACGAACCGGTGTGGCCGTGAGCCCCACGATGATGATGTTGGGGTTGGCTTCTACGAAGGCGTCGATGATCATGCGGTAGGAGTCTGCAGTAGCGTGGTGAGCTTCGTCGATGTAGAGGAGAGAATACTCCTGTGCTCCAATGACTTGAGCGAGGCGTTTTTCTCTTTGAATCGTTTGGACTGATGCGACGGTGACTTTGCGGCCAAGCTCGTTGTCTTTCGCTTTGACTCTACCGATCTCAGCGTCGTTCCAAACGAGTGGTATTTTTTGGGCCGGTTGGGTAATTAGCTCGTCTCGATGGGCCATGAAGACGGCGCCTTTCCCAGTCTTGGTGACAACGCGCCTGATGTCTTCTGCAGCAACGATTGTTTTGCCCGAACCCGTTGGGAGGACGACGAGCTGCTTTCGTTTTCCGTCACGTCGTCCTTGGTCGAGGGCTTTGAGCGCCTCGTCCTGATAGTAGCGCATTTTGATGACGGGCATGGTGTTTATCTCCGTGAGAATAGGCGTCCAAATGCAGCATGGCGAACAAATAGTTCATGCTCATTTATAACGCCGATGTCAAAGAGAATGTCATCCCAGCACTCTTCGTGCATTAGAAATAAAACATCCTCAGGATTTGAAGTTTTTGGGTTGAGTAAAACGCGGTTGAGCGCGTCGAGGGCTGGGCAGACCAATTTGGCTGAAACAGCGTTTCCGTCTCGCAGGGGGGCGGCACTGTTGCCGCCCCCCTGCGGACAGAGATTGCTTTCACGGGCCAAGGTCAGCCGCCGACCTTTTGTGACTCTTCGTCCTCATCCTCATCCTCGTCATCCAGGAGAACTTGGTAGAAAACGGCGAGGGCGTTCTGAAGCTGCTTTGTCGCTTCGAGAAGGTTCGCCTTCGCCTGCTTGCGCGTGAACTTTCGAGTCTTTGGAGCTTTTGGCTCGCTTGTCGGCTTCGGCGAGGATTGAAGCTTCTGAGCTTTCGACTCGAAGACCTCGGGTTCAGGATTGGGCTCGGGCTCGGGCTCGGGCTCCGGCTCCGATTCGTCTTCCTCCATGAACTCTGGAGGAACTTCAAGACCGGCGTCCTCGTCGAGCATCGACTCCAGGATGTCGGCTTCATCATCGACGTGTGCCATGGTCGCCCGGTTCTCAGACTGTGCGTGCATGGCAGCGTTGGCCTCCTCGTCGTCCAATTCAACCATCTCCAGGACTTCATTTGGAATATCGACGCCCTTCAACCCCTTGATGGAGCGAAGGATGTCGAGGTCCAGCTCAGCCCAGGTGCCACTGCGAGTGTTGCCGAGCGCAAAGTAGAACACCTGTTTGACGGTGTGCAGGTTGTTCTTCACGTCCGAGCGAAGATTGACTGGCTCGAAGGCATCCTCGGAGCTGAATCGGCGCCGCTCGTTAGCACGAGCGATTGGAAGACCGGATTCCTCGATGACCTTCTTGTTATGAGGGTCATCGTAGAAGACCTCCCAGGCGGCTGCCTTGTTCTTCCAACCCACAGCATCCAAGGCGTCACGCTCCGGGCATAGCGGCTCATCGACTTCCTCCTCTTCGGGAGGCTCGGGAAGCTCGTTCGGAACGTCCTCGGGAAGCTGAATCCAGACGTAGTGACCGCAGCCGCCGCAGATGGTGTCGTCACCGGCGATCAAGTGCATGGCCTTGTTCTCCGGGTCGGTTGCCGCTGCGATGAGGTCGAGCTGCATTGGAGTGAAACGCTGATTCCACCAGGGAACCTCGCCATCGGCGATGCGCTCAGGCGTGACGGGCTCGATCTCGTTGCCGCGTTTGACGCAGCAGCAGCGACCCCAGTCATGGGTCCACATGCGGTCGGTAATCAGCGATCGAACATTGCCCTGAGACTCGATGCGCTCGGGAATCTGAACCGGCTCGTCTTCGGGGACTTCGCGGATCTCGATTTGGTCTCCAGCCGTCGCCAAGACGCAACCTTCGAGGGTGGTTACTTGCTCCTCCTCGCACATCTCAAGATATTGGTCGACAAAGATGTCGACTGTGAAGATGACTCCGAAGTCTCGGCCTCTTTCCGAGGAGAGGATGAGCCTCTTGAGATCAGGGTCCTCGGGGTGGTTGATGACGAGGTGGATGTAGCCCAGCTCCTCACCGATCGGGTGGTGATACAGCTCGATAGAATACTGCTCGCTCATGGCAAGCTCCTTCCTCCGCAGTATTGCATCTGCGCCTTTTGGGGTTAAGTGTTTTTGCGGAAAATTGTGTTACTGGCCGGGAACTTCCGGCAGTTCTTCGATGATTTCGTGATAGGCGATTCCATCGACGACTCCGAGGTCGAGCCATTGGTCGATGAAGCTCCGATGCTTGCCGATAAAGGCAACGGATGGCTCGCCCTCTGCCGTGGTGCAATAGGTACAAATTCCGGTCTTATCGTCGAAGGTGGCAATCCAATCGACGGAGGGTGGGTCCGAGCCAGGACTGTTGGTTTTTCTCAGGTGCAGGACGGACAATGGTTCCTCCTATTTCTTGGGTTTGGGCTTCTTCTCCTTTCGGTTGTACAGCCGAGAGGAGTAGTTGCGTTCGGCTTTGCTTTCAAGGGTGGCTTGTACGAGGCTGACCTTCTCGCGCCCAAGCTCTTCGGCTTTGGTCTTCATCAGCTCCTTGAGCTTCTTTGTGGAGACAGTCGTCAGGTCGGCGAGCAGCTCGGCGGGGCTTATGTCGAACTTGTGAGCGAGCAGTGGGATGACGACGTCGGCTGGATAGTTCTTTCGCTCGACAGATGAGAGCTTGAAGAACCAGCCGCCGATCTCCAGCGGGTGTTTGGATGATTTGAGGTGTGCCTTGATGACGTCGTCGATTTCGTCGAGCCGCTTGCCGACGATCTTCTTTCGGATTGCAAGCGCAGCACGCTCCTCGATGAGCTTGTCAAAGTCATTCATGTCCTCGGCGACGGTGTGGCTGTCGCCCTTGAGGGCTTTTTGGTAGGCGGGGCAGTCGTGGCGGTGGTGACAGTAGGTGCAGTTGGAGTTGAGCCGTGGAGCCCACTCTCGCTCGTCGCGTATCTGAGCCGCCGTCGCCAGGATGTATCGTTCGGTGTCGCGGCGCTCGGCGGTGCTGTGGCGAACCTGAAGGTGAGTGCCGTCACGCAGCAGATTGAGTGCGGCGCGGTAGGCCCTGGCGTCAGGCCACTTCTCGCGAGCGGCGAGATCGTAGATGGAGAGTTGGAGCGACTCTTGTGCGTCCCGGCTCGTGAGAAACGCCTTGGTCGTCTTCCAATCGATGACTTCGATGAGAGTCTCGACTTCGCCCGTCTCCTCGTCTACTAGATCGTGTCCGAGGACAAGGTCTAGGTAGCCGACAACCTCCACGGGCATGAGGTTGCTGGGCTCGATCGCCGTCTCTTCCTCTTCCTCCTCGTCATCATACTCATCATCCTGGGGACGATACTCAATGGTGAACTTGAAGGGCTCCTCGATGCCGAGGATGGAGTGGGGGTCGAGAGGGATGCTCCACTTCTCAACCCAGTCGGCGACGATCTGCAGTCCGTCGGTAAAAAGCTCTTTGCCGCTCAGACCCAGCTCCTTCCCCCATTCCTCGGTGTAGATGTCGGAGGCGAGTGAAGCGTCGAAGGGCTTGGCCTCTCCCGCTTCCTTGTACTTCTTGAGGAGCTTCTGAATTGTTCGGTGAACGACTCTGCCGAGCCGGATGGGAGCGGTTGGCTTCCCACGCTTTTTCTGGTTGCGCTCCAGGTCGTATTGCCTTGGACATTCTTCGTACTGTTCAAGAGCGCTGTCGCTCGTCCTCATGATGAATTTCCCTCCTGTCGGTTTTGTGGATGTTGTAAGGATATACTAACTTTCCACTATGACAGAAGTGGTCACCCCTTAAAAAGTGTGCCCCTCGGCTGCAGCAAACCGAGGGGCACTGGGGGGACAGGTTCCGGGGGCAAGGGCCGAAGGCTGACACCGGCGCGCTGGCCATTTCGTCGGGGGGGAGGGTTTGCGTTGCGTGCATACGCGCCCCCGCGAGTCTTATGGGTCCTTTTTTTGAACGAAGCGCTTCGTTGTGGCGGGCCGGTATCAGCCCTCGAACCTTGTTCCCTTCGTTTTAAATGGATGAGGCGACAAAGTCGATGGGGGGGGACCGACTCTATCGCCTCATCACTGGCTTTTACAAATCCCACAGAAAGAATAACACCCCCTAGGGGGCTGTCAACCCCGATAACCGAAAAAAATTACTTGATGCCGAGGAGTGGACGATAGAAGTCAAGGAACATCTGCGTTGAGCGAGCCCTTGGAAACGATCTCCCAGTCGGGGTGCTCAACCTCTCCCGTCCTCGATCGGCTGATGCCATCGACCCACAGAGAGCGGACGCCTTCAAGAGCAGGATGTGGCTTTACAAGCTCGACGTCCCAGTTCGGATCCGCGAAATCGTGAGTCGTCCAGTTGATGAACTGGCCGTCGTCTTTCTGCGTCACCCGGACGAGCGCCGGGGGGTCGCAGGTGACCTCGACGGAGTCGTTGCCACGGTAGCCCATGACGAGCTTGGCTCGAAGAATCTTGTCGTGGTGCTCTTCGAGGTCGCGCCTGCAGGATTTCTCGATCGAGTCGTCCTGAAGATGGCGCTTGTCAGGTGAGAGCCTGAGCTGGTGCATGTGCTCGGTCAGCTCCGTTACCAGTTTGAGGGTGCCCTTGACGTTTTCGGTGAGGTTCTTGAGTTGCGCCTCGGACTCCTCAATGAGGGACTTGTCGGACTGGCCCTCGTTGATGAGGTCTTGGACCAATGCGAGTATCTCTGATTGGTCCTCTGCCGAAAGTTGTTCCTTGCCATCCTTGATTCTCTGGATGAGTCCGCCCATGAGGGACGCCCTGCCGGTTTGGACGGCGGCGGCAACCTCGGGGGGGAGTATTCGCTCGAATTCATTGGTCATGTTGTACCTCCTGTGTTGTTATGTGACCCCAGCGTCGACGTATCTCTATCGGTCTCTACTTATAGGCCGTAGAGATGGCCTTTATGACACACCTATCGGCGGCTCGAACCAGTGCTGAAGTTGGGCTGTCTCTACTCATAGGCCGTAGAGATGGCCTTTATGACAACCAAGGCGCAAGTTTGGTTCGGTTCAGAATGGAGCAAGTCTCTACTCATAGGCTGTAGAGATAGCCTTTGTGACGGACGTAGCTAACGGAACCGGACTGCCCTACTCTACAGTGTCTCTACTCATAGGCCGTAGAGATGGCCTTTATGACAGGACGGGAAATATCGTTTACAGAGGAAGACAACCGATGTCTCTACTCATAGGCCGTAGAGATGGCCTTTGTGACTTCGTCCTTCGAGCACGAGTACATCCTGGGCTTGCTCCGGTCTCTACTCATAGGCTGTAGAGATAGCCTTTGTGACTCGTGCCCGCACATCTCGCTCCTCAGCGGCCTCTCGTCCTGTCTCTACTCATAGGCTGTAGAGATAGCCTTTGTGACCTGTCAGAGGGTGGAGTTTACGATGCTGTTTATCCGTCTCTACTCATAGGCTGTAGAGATAGCCTTTGTGACCTTAACAATGGAAGCATTTTGATCAAGAATTCTAACTTGTCTCTACTCATAGGCTGTAGAGATAGCCTTTGTGACCCCTTTGAGGACAGAATGTTTGCGAAGCGTCTACATGTCTCTACTCATAGGCTGTAGAGATAGCCTTTGTGACGGCACTGTCAGAATGCCTTGTCTTTTCGTTGAAGTATATGCCGTTTTTCGAGCGGGTCCGAGATTAATCAGTGTGGTCTTCGTTATCTCCTTGTTTTTTCTTTTCTTGTACCGATTTCCATCCGTAATTCTTTGACTTTTTAGGTGCGAGCGGGTCCAGGGAGTTGATTGCATCAGCGGCTCTCGCGAGCATGTTCTTGGCATTGTTGATGTCCTGGTCCCAATGTTCACCACATTCCTGGCAGGTGTGCATGATGTTACCAGAGGCATCCCATGGCTCTGTGCAACCGCAAAAAAAGCACTCTTGGGTTGCATATGTGGTTTGGCCCTCGATAATGTGACACCCGAGCCGTGTCGCGGTGCTGCCGATGATCTGCCTGGCAATGGATGGGGCAGCTTCAACCCGCTGACCCGCTGGACCTCTTTTCCGATCTTCGTCTTCGACAATGTTCTTCATGTCGTATTTTTCGGCGATGATGATGTCGTAGTTTGTCGCTATGTAAAGAGCGAACTTTCGATAGACATCGCGCCGGTGGTTTAGGGCGCCATTTTTTACACCACGGGCATACCAATTGAGATGCCTATCTTTGTAGGCCCAGGGTTTCAAAATTGCGCTCTGTTCGTCGGTTAAGTCTTCGCGACGAGAAAGTTTTTGAAAAGAGTCGGGGCTTTTCCATTTGGCGCAGTTGATGCCGGACATGATGAGCTTAGGCCGGATTTCATCGATCAGTTTGTCTCGAATCGATCGTAGGTTGTTGTATTTTTCAATACGATCTCTGAATTCCTTGTCGCTTAGAATAATCTCGCCCGATTGACCGTCAGTATCCACCCAGGTGGCTGCTCGAAGGGATCCATCGGCTAGTTTGCGCCAACCTAAATTAATGGCAACGGCTTTTTTGTTGGTTTTTGGAAAAGCGTCGGGGACCTCAAGAGTGATTTGTACCTGCCATTTGTAGGCTTGATGTTGATGCCATGGGGTTCGGATAACACATACCCATTTGACAATCGCGCCAGCAGGAAAGCCCCGGTGCAGGTAAACGGGGATGTCAGCCCATATGGGTTTTCTGTTTTCAGATCCTACGCGCAAATGGATGGTTGTGTATTGCATCTTGCGGCGTTGGCCACGGGGAATGTTCGTGTTGTACGCATTGGCTGGAAGGGGATCTATGTAACATCTCGTGTTAGGTTTGAACAGGTTCTCTGCTGGCATCCCATTCTGAATTTGCATGCCAACAACACCATGGCCTGTCCATTTTCGCCACGCTGGCCGTTCGGTCCATGGGGGGCGCTTTTTGCCAGGCTTAAAAATAGGCTTTGCTTTCTTGGCTTGCTGAAACGCTCGCTCGATGCACAGATAGGTTCCCCAGAAAGTTTCGGTCTCGGATCGAGCCTTTTTTATAGATGCCGTTAGCTCATCCTTGGCTGCCTTGTATTTGGTTTGCAATGAATCAGCATGAGGGGCCTTGGCGTCTTTGAGAGCTGCAGCCGCCGCCTTCTTTTCGGCAACAGCCTTTTTCATTTCATCGGGCGTTGGTGGAGTAATACTTGAGTCGCTTGACTTGGCTAGTTTTTTTAGCGCGATCAATCCGTCAACAGCCTCTTCAGCGTTATCGAAGAGTGCCTGAGCTTTTGCGATCTCCGGGAACTCGGCTTGGGCTGCGCGAATTGCCTTGCGGTAACAACGTTCTAGCTCGATGAGCTTATTGTAGTAGTTGTGCCCGTGGTAGATGTTGTCATGAACGAGCTGTGCGTTTTTTGTTGGTGCACGGCCTCCAAAATTGAAAACGATGGTTCTGGACATTTGTTGCCTCCTTGGAGCCCTGGCCACTTTCTCAGAGTGACCAGGACTTATTAGTGGTGGTCACGATCCCACGGGCGTCCTGGGGATGAACGCCTGTGCTACCCGACCATCTCTTGAACGCGGCTCCTTTTGGTGCCGAAGGCGTAGGCTCGGCGACACTGGGAGCAGCTCCCGACGAACATCCCGTAGAACTTTTCGTTGAACTCTTTGAAGCGCTCGGGGAAGCCACCTGAGACAAAGTTGTGGACGCGATCGTAGTCCCAGGTGCCGAAGGCGCACTTATAGATGACGCCGTCCTCGTCTATTAAGAACGTATACTTGTTAACAGGGTTGTGGCAGTAGCAAGCCATCATCCCGAAGAGGCTCATGTCGAACGCAGAGCGCCCGACCGGAACGATCCCCATGTCGCTCTCGTCGCCTCCGACCTTGTGAAGCAGGTTGTGCTCCTTGCAGAACTCTTCTGCCGTGACCACATGTTTGTTTGTGTGCCACTTGTCGGTGGTGATGGCGAGGAAGCAGTGCTCGTGGGACTCCATGAATTCGAGGACTTGTCTTGAGGACTGTTCGTCCGCGGCCCAGTCGCCGTTTGTGACTAGGCGAGCGTAGTCGAGCCCCTCAACGATCATCCCCAGGACTTCTTCCCAGTCCGGGTTGAGCCAGAACTCGCCGCCCATGATGTTCGCCGAGTGGATGGGGTTTGCGTCGAGGAACTGGTGAACCAGCTCTGCGACCTCTGGGGGCATGTGCTTATCCTGCTGGGGTGATGAGGACCAGCAGCAGTGGCCACATTTCTGGGTGCATTTGAGAGTTAACCGAATGGTGGGGCGAAGAGTGCGGTAGCAGCAGTCGCGCTTGTCGCAGCTCTCGCAATCGCAATCTCTTCGCCCCTCGCACTTCGGGTCGATGCAGAACTGGCAGCGCTCGTTCATTTCTGGGCCTCGTCGTTGCTGATGAGACGGATGTGGACCGTCGCCGTGTCGTGGCTGACCCTGATCCGTCCCCAGGATGGAGTGATATAGAGGAAGCCGCTGCGCTGAAGGCAGTCGCACTTCCACTCGGGGAGCCGTACCGGCTCGTCGCCGATGGACCGAGTCCGAGTGCCGCGCATGTCGGTCAGCTCGAAGACGTCGTGCGCGTTCATGCCGAGTTCGCTGATGCGGCCCACAGGCTTGCGATCCGGCGTCACGGTGACGACAAAATCCATGATTCGGTAGCCCGACTGATCGACCCTGTCCGTTGGGATGATGACGATGCCATCACACTCAATCTCGCCGTTGGACGAGAGAAGCATGACCCGGTCGAACTCTTCTGGAGTCATATGATTGGCGTCGTTCATTGGATTGATTCCTTTCGGGAAACACCTTTTGCAGGGGTCGTAGCTGACGGGTATCTCCCATTCGCGCTCCAAGGCGCTGACGTCTACCTTGGTTCCGCACTTGGGACGACCGCTCGCGTCGGCCAGGTGAAAGCGCGATCCCTTTCTGGTGTTGCTGTTGAGCACGAAGGCGTATCCGTGCGGTGCTGGGATGTTAGACTTCATGGGGCGCCACCCAGACGATGTGCGGCTTCCCATCGATTTCTGTTGTCAGCAGCTCGCTCTCTTCGGAGCCGGTGCCTCTAATGACACAGTTCAACTCGTCCTGGGACTCTTGGTTTATGGCGCGGCGGTGGTCGCGCTTTTTCACCTCGATCGCGACGACGTGAACGTTGACGCCGAAGAGAGTGGGAGAGGGAACACTGTCGTGGCTGTGGAAAAGGAGTGAGTGAGTGCTGGTCCGCTCCCAGTAGCCGTTCTCCTCCATCTTGAGGATTGCGGGAACGTGGCCTTTCTTGTTGCACTCGTGGCAGATGTCGAAGGTGTTGCCGTCGAAGTCTTCGACTTGTCTCCAGTCGCCCTTGACTTGCTCTCTGATCGAGTCGCCGGGGTTGTCCCGGTCGATCTCGATTGTTCTGCCGCAGACGTCACACTTCATGACGAACATGGCTGCTCCTTTCTCGTCCTGGGGACGAAGTTATATGCCTATGGGAGGCGTAGCCGGTAGAGCACCCGGCGCACCTTGGGGTTCTCGTGCTCGCGCCTGTGCTCTTGACGAGCAAGAGCGTATCCTTCTGGTGTCAGGTCCCAGCCATAGCCGTCTACCGTCGATCCGTAGTGGTTGGTATCACCCGGTTCAAGCCACGCTGCGAGACCGAGGCGTTGCAAACTCCGAATCGTCCGTAGTAGGCCGTTGGCTCTGTGTCCATTCTTTGGGAATGCCCAGTTCCAGTCCTTCATGCGGAGGAGAGCTGCCCACTGATGTACAGAAAGTTTCGGTATTGGAACTTTGTCATCTGATGACATTGAGACCTCCTTGGGACCAGGCCGGGGAGTCGAACCCCGGTCACCGTCCTCCAGATGATCTGGAAAACCCTGGTCTGTCTTTCGTCTTGAAGATGGTGATGTCGTCCAGAACGGACTAGGCGGCGGCGTCCTTCTTCGCGGATCCCTTCTTCTTCGCGATGGTCGGACCCTTCTTCGGCGGGGTCTTGGTCTTGGAGGTGGTCTTGGCCGGGGACTTCTTGCCCTTCTCGTCGAGCGGCAACGTTTGCTGCTTGGAGTTGCCCTTCTTCGAGCCCTTCGCGTTGCCCTTCTTGGCCTTCTTCTTCTTGGCCTTCAGCTCCGCGACGACCTCGGCGAGGCCGACGTCCTCCAGGGTTACCTGGCCCAGCATGAACTGGAGGGCGCCCCAGAAGGAGTCGTACTTCTCCGCGATTTCGGGCTTCTTGTCGAGGGCGACGAGCTTCTGCACGACGCGCTTCGATGGAGTGACCGGGCGGTTTCCGGTAGAGCGGCTGATATTCCGAGCCGTCGGCTTGACGCCGCTCGCGATGACCTCCTCGGCCTTCGTGACCTGCTCCGCATGTGGGAGCTTGACGAGCTGAGTGGCAGCCGACGCCGAGAGGGTGCCCTTCTTGATCATGGTCTGCACCTTCGGGGCGAGGTCCAGCAGCTTGAGGAGCTGCCGCACGTTGGCGACGGTGATACCGTAGGCGTTCGCCGCCGCCTCCTCGTCGCGCCCCATATCCATGAACTGAGCGATCTTCTCAGCCTTGGCGATGGGGGTGTCGTCTCGACGGTTCTCGTTCGCCGAGATGAGGATGCCGAAGAGCTTGGACGGGTCACCGGTCTTGAGGACGATCGGAACCAGGATCGGCTCCTTGCCCTCCCTGCGGAGACGCACGTTCGCCTCGCGAGCTGCGATGACTCGACCACGGCCGTCGATGACGTAGGCGCGGTTCTCTCCGTCGTCGCTGACGATCTTCTGGACCTTCACGGCCTCGATGACGCCGTAGACCATCATGTTGCGGACCATGCCCTCGTCAGGCTTGTCGTGGACGCGCTTGTCGTACAGGTGTGCAAGTTCAGCCGTCTTGGGGACGTCGTTTGGGCCGTTGCCTCCGACCAGAACGATCTCGTCGGGGTCGAGGAAGAAGCCGTTGAGCCTTGGACCCTTGAACGCTTGACCTCCCATGGATCTGCCTCCTTTCGTACTGCTCGCGCTTCGCGGCAGCACGTAGACGTTAGGTGTAACCAACGTCGACTTTGACTTCGTGATTCTGTGAAGTCGGTTGATGTTGTGGCTGTTGTTACAGCCGTGGGTCGTCTTTCGGAATGAACGTGACCAGCTCGTGAAAGTCCGAGTCGTAGACCACTCCGCAGACTTGGTTGCGAAAGCGAATACGCCAGAGGGTTCGCTTTCTGCTCTGGCGTTCGATGCAGGCGCAGTCTTTGTTTCTTGTTCCTGCCCTGATCATCTCCAGGATTTCTTCCCTCCCTTCGTCGTCGAGGTCGATGCCGTAGCGGACTGAAGCCGAGACAATCGCGTGCCTTCTTAAGTCTGCGGCAGTCTTCTTTTTTCTTCGCCTTGATCGGCGTTCCGCCATCTCACCTCCTTTCCCTTATGGTGCCCTGAGATGCTTTTCACACATCGCAGGGCAGGATTTATTCATTCGATGATGGGCTCGCTGACGACCTCGAAGCCGCCGACTTCGCGGCCCTCCCAGATGAACTTCTCGCCGCTGTCGTGGTAGCGCTGGAGAAGAGCGGTGTGAGAGCCGCTGGTGAGAAGCGCCAGCTCGTACTTGGTCGTCCATGCGGTGACGGCGAGAAAAACGGTGTCGTGAGGCATCGGGATGCAGCCGATTTCGTCGCCAGATGTGTCCATCGCCAGGACGCAGTGTTTGAGTTTCATGGCTCCCTCCTCCTTACGGCTCGATCGAGCGTTGGACCTGGCACTCGCAGTAGAGACCAGCATCGGCGAGGTAGTGATCGCCGCACATGGAGCACTGCGCGTAGCCGAGGCCCTCGGCTTCGTCCGCTGCTGCATCGAGGATGGTTTCCACGGCCTCGAAAAAACGTTTCTCGCCGATCGAGTAGGGGATTTCGGGTCCGTACTCGAATGACTCGGTGTTGTCGCCGCCGTCGAATATCCAGTAGCAGCGAGCGAAGCCGCAGTAGAGGTTGATGCCGCACTCGACTCCCATGGTGCCATTGTTGGAAACACCAGCGTCATGCTTGGGATGGATGAACAGATGCGATCGGTCGATTCGCTCTTCGACCTCGGCGTCGGAAAGGTCGATGTCCGCGCCCTCGGGGATGCCAGCCGTGTTCGGGGACCGGATGTGAGTTATCATCGTCAGGATGATTCCCTTGCAGCAGGTTCCCCATCGGTCGTTGATGAGATCAAAGGCATCCTTGGCCGGGAGGAGTGGTCCATCGAGTAGATGGAAGCAGTCGGGGCACGAGCCCTTCTCGGCGGTGGGTTTGTTTCCGCACCATTCGCAGTAGCTCATGGCGCCCTCAACTGCTTGACGTGCTCAATGATGGTCGTTCGAGCGTGCTCGGCACCAAGCTCGTTCCAGAGCCATTCGAGCTGCTCGGAGAGGCCACCGTTGTTGACGTCGCTTCCCTCCTTGGAGGCGACGTCGTGAACAAGCTCGTCCATGTGCTCGACCAGCTCTTGCTCCACCTCGGAAGTTCCGCGCTTTGCACCGAGCATCTTCAGGATTTCTTCCTCAAGCTGTTCGCAAGCGTGCGCTGCTGACCAGACAGCATCGTTCGATAGTTCCGGGCCTTCGAGGTCGTACTGGTCTCCCTCGAAAACTGCCCAGTTCGCCTCGTCAGCAAGATGCAGAAACTCCACCGAGTCGTCGGCAAGCTCGCCGTTACCGTTCCTGACGGATTCGATGGCGTCCTGTGGATTTTCGGCCTCGACCACGTAGTCGGCCAGGTGTGTCTCATGGACTCGTACAGTGAACTTGGGCATAGCTGCTCCTTTCTAGTCAGTGACGACTGCCTCGGCACCGCACTCGTTACAGGTCCAGGTGTTGTCGGGGTCGGGGCCGTGGACAACTTCGCCGACACCAGAGTCGGCAGATTCCACGTACTCGCCGTTCTCATCGACAACCCAGTCCTCGGTGACATGCGTCACGGTGATGAACCTTCTGTGGTTCGTGTCGTTCGGGCAACGCGCTTTCATGGTCCCTCCTTACTCGTCCTGGGGACGAAATTTTGGTCCCTGTCCTCGGGTATCAGCCGGGGACAGAGATGATGGTGGGATGACAGGTTACTCGTCTTCGGCTGGGAACCAACGCCAGATGGAGACGTAAGCTCCGTCGTTGCTCTCTGAGACCTGGGGTTCGTCGTCGATGTCCCAGTCGTTCTCATCCAGCTCGTGTCGGAAAAACTCTCGGGCTCGCTCTCGGTAAATGTCTTCGGACGAAGGCATCGTCTGTGGGAGAGGTCGAGGGGTTGGCTCACCCTGAAGGCGCTCGATGGGGATCAGGGTCTTCTTGCAGAGAATCCAGCCCTCTTCTTCGGCGTCGTCTTCTGCGCCCATTGTCTTCAGGCCCTCGCGGGCTTCTTCGGGCGTCTTGTAGATAAAATCGAAGGCGAACTCGTGCTTGTGAGGGTCAGACCATGGAACAAGGAGTCTTCGGGTTGTTTCTCCCTCAACCGTCGCCAGGATGCGCCAGGTGTACCAAGTCTCGGTGGGTGGCAAGGAGTGAGTCGGCACGGGTGTCGGTTCGTCCTCAATACCCTCGGCGACTTCATCGTTGAGGGCTGCAGTGCATCGTCGCTGCTGCAACTCGCTCAGGTGCTCCTCGATGGTGCTCTCGCTGGCGAGCCCGTAAAGCTCGGCGGCTGTCTTGCGCCAGAAGTGAAGCTCGTTGTGATCGGGAAGCTCGATCGTCTGGCGACCGCCGATTTCGATCCATTCGTCCTCGCTGTCTGGCTCGTAAAGATCCTCGCCAATGATGGCGATGACCTCTTCCTCGGTCGGGCCGCGTTCAGGGTCTTTGCACTGATGAGCGAACACCGGCCAGGCGTCGGTCCCGTGCCGGTGCGAGTAGATGACGGTCCAGTAAAAAACAGTCATGGCTGCTCCTTTCCCCGTCCTTGGGACGGATTTTATCCGATGCCACCGACAATCTTCAGCCCATGCTCCTCGCAGAACCGAAAAACCTCGAAGGCGTTTGTGAAAAAGGCGAAGTCTTCGTCGGGGCTTTCATTCTCTATGATCGCCTCGTAGACATCACCGTTAGGAAAGAGCCGGTCATTAACCGCAGACATGACCGAGCCACGAGAGTAGTGCTTCGTCCTTTTGCACTCCCGTCCGTACTCTTCCCAGATGCTCGGCTTGACGAGGTGATAGTAAAAGTCCTCGCCGCCACCGTCCGTCACGATTAAAAAACGTTCTTTCATTTCGTACCTCGGTCCTCGGCGTGCGCGGAAGCTGACCACGCCGAGGATGTATGTTCGTCTTGGGGATTACGCGGCGAGTTTTGCGGCCCACTTTGCTGCGAGCTTGGCACGCATGACCTCGATCGGCTCGATGAATTCGGGCCACACGACCGGGCCGTCGTGAAAGAGTGGTGTCTTGTGGTTGGTGCCCATCTTCCAGCCTCGTCGCCAGGATTCTTGGACGACGAGGTCGTGATAGGCAGCGAGCGCGGGTAGGAAGCCGCGCCAGCGGTTGACCTCGGGGTGATGTTGATAGCCCTTCTCGGGGTCGAGGATGATGTTGTTAATGGCGTGAATCTCGTTGTGAACGCCCGTGAGCCTCGGGCCGTCGAGGCAGAGCGGGGGGATTGGATACCAGACGCGCAATGTCAGCTCCTTTCTTCGTCCTGGGGATTTTTACTGAATAAACGCCTTTTCAGCGTCCTGGCCGAGAGCGGTAGCGGTCTCGCGGGGCAAATGGATGACGCGCCCGCTGCTAAGATCGGTCGCGGTGCCATCATAGCCCTTGGATCCGGGGGGGAAGCCCTGGTTCTCGATGTCGAATGAAGCGACAACGAAACGCCAGAGAGGAGATCGTCCGTAGGTGCCGGTGTAGCCCATCGCCTCTGGGTGGTCCTTAATGGGCAGCATTTCCCACTTGATTCTGCCTCGCTTAATAAATGCGAGGAACTTGTCGTGGAGCTTGAGCATTTCAATCTCGGTCGGTGTCATGGTCCTTTCCTTCCTCGTCCTGGGGACGGACGACCATAGTTTGCAACTGCTCTTTGAGGTTGCGCTCGAAGGTGGTCAGCTCCTCGTCGGGTGACTCGGCGTTCTCTTCCATCTCCTCCAGCGTGGCAAGCCAATGCTGGCCCCACTTGTTCCATCTGTCCTGTGTTGCCATCAGTCGTCCTCCTGATGCGCATCTGCCACGGCGCTGTCAGCGAGCTTCCCGGCCTCCTCGAATGCACGCTGAGTTTGGTCCTCTTTCCAGTCGAAGGGCTGCTCTCCGATGTCGATCGCGTAGTCGGAAAGCTCAGTCTCGGGGATTTCTTGAACATGGAAAGCGTAGGGAGCAGAATTCTCGTCGTAGGCGACGAGGCGCGCTTGCTCGGCGGACGGTGCGCGGACATAGACGTTGTCCCAGCTCCGATCGTCGTAGCAGAGAATGATCTCGTGATACTGGCATCGGGTGAGCCAGTGGGCGCACATGAACAGATCGAGTACCGTCAGTTCGTCGAACGACTCGGCGTCCACGATCTCGTGACCGAGTTTTAGCAGCTCATCGAAAACCTGATTCTCGGTTTTGTATTCGCAGTGGTCGGCGATGCCCCGGATCGCGTCGATGAGCTGGATGTCAGCCGAGTCAACGTAGCCAGCCAGTTCGATTAGCTTCTCTTTGACTCGCGGAAGAACTGGCGTGAACTCGATAACCGTTCCCTCGTGATAGCACTCGGAGCACTGGCACGATGAGTTATCGTTCCACTCGACGTCGCCATAATCGTCAGTGCCGTCAGGGGCGACTTGGAATACGGATGTCGCTTCAATGCTGAACCAACCGCCGTCGTACCCGCACTTGGGGCACTTCATATCAGACATGGTATCCCTCCTCTCTGCGACGCGAAAGATTCTGCGACGCGATGGTCCCTCGCTGCGCGAAAGCTGACCAACGAGAGAAAACGTATTACTCAGTCCTGGGGATGAATTATTACCGGGCGTAGATGACGAACCCGAGCCCCATGCTATCGGACTCGTAGTTTGCTGTCGTGTGAAACTCGCCGAGCCCATCGACCATGACGGCGGGGCAGCACTTTCCGAACATGCCTCGACCGGAATAGTCCCAATTGATTTCGAGCCCCTGCTCCTCGGCGTCCCGAACGAACTGCTTTTGGTTGTCGCTCAGTTCGTAGTCGCAGTAGGCGCTCCAGTCCTCGTCTTCATCGTCTTCGCCGTCCTCGATGATGTCGCCCTCATGGTAGACGCCGACAAACGAGACGTGCTCAACACCTTCGCGGTCCAGTCTTTCGAGCAGCTTCTCTTCTGCCTCCTCGGGCGTTGAGGCTTCGATGAACTTGGTGTTCCAGTGTCCGCCGGGCACTCCAAACCCAACATACATTTCATACTGTCGTTTCTTCATGGTATCCCTCCTCTCTGCGTCCTGTAGACGCTAAAAACATGATTCTCGAAGCCGTACCTTACTCACCATCTACACCGGTTCGATGGCTTTCATCCACGCCTTCCCTTCTCGGTCGGCCTTTTCATGCCTTTCTCCCGTCTGTGACATGGGGGCGTTACCACCCTGGCCTTCATTCGTGATAACTCGGCATACCGACGCCTCCAGCGTCGAGAACCATGGTCCTCAAGCGGCGCGAAAGCTAACCGTCTTGAGGATTTTTTGTTTGTCTATTGGTAGCTAGTTGATGCTGAAGTCGTGGCGAGGCTGAAGTCGAACGACAACAGCCTCGGGCTCTTGCCGCTCGCCAGCGATGGCGTCGAAAGCCGCGTGGGCTGCTCTCAGAGTGAGGTGGAAGTCTTCGAGAAGCTCAGCGATTGTGGCGACGAGCATCGCCATCTGTGCTTCCATGACGGGGATGAGCTTTCGAGCTTCTTCGGCCTGCGCGTGCCGCTCAGGTGTGATGATGACGATGTCGTCTGTGTCTGCGTCTTCAAGACGCTTTTCGTACTCGGCCTTCATGCGCTCAAGCTCGTTACCGTGCTTGGTGATCGCCTCGATTCCGCGCTCACAGACCGGGCAGTCGCACTCCCCGTGCATGTGCTTCCAGCGACCGACGTCACGTAGGAGCGAGTTGATCGAGCAAGGGAGGCATGGGCACTGGTCCTCGTGCTCCATACGCTTGATTTCTTCTGCGACCAATGCTGCAAGCATGGCTGCTCCTTTCTTCGTCCATTGTACAGGACGAACATAGTTGCTGACTTCTGACAAAAAAACTGGTCCCTGTTGCACGCGAAAGCTGCTGCAACAGAGAAGGTGTTAAAGGTTAATGGAGCCGCCGAGGGAATCCCGGCAGAGGGTCGGCCCGACCGATGGTTGCGGTCCAGCCGTCGTTGAAGTTGCGGCGCAGGTACTTGCACCATGCGGAAGCGGTGGTGTGATTCGAGCAGACCCGACGACCGCCGCGCCACTGAACGAACCAGCGACCCTTGTAGTAGTCCGGGTGATTGACGAAAGCTCCGATCGCTTCGCCGAACTGTGTCCATACAGAATCGGCTTCGACCGGCTCGGTTTGGGGCATATCATCTCCTTTCTTCGTCCTGGGGACGATTATCTCCACTCTTCCAGCTCGTCCATGACGGCGAGGACGAGCCATTCCATGTGTTGGACGTTGTCGAGCATCTGCCCGTGCTCTGAGCAAACATCGAAAACGGTGGTGGTCCTGCGGCTGATATGGCTTTCGGCTCGCTCGCGAAGGCGCGAAACGTGCGCCATAAATTCCAGATGATACCAGCCGCCCTCTTCGTAGTAGTGCCAAGTGGAGCATTTGCAGGCGCCGTGGTATTCCTCGCCTTGACGGGGTTCGATGACCTGCTCACAGGTCGCGCATTCTTGCCTGCCCATGAGGTTTCGTTTTGCTTGTCTCACTTGAGCCTCCTATGCGCAGTGAACGCAGGTCCCGTGTTCGTCCTGGGTCTGGATGATGAGCTGGCCAGGCTTGGGCAGGGTGGGCTCGCGCCACGGCTTGAACTCGCCGCGAATCGTCTTGAGGATGTATTCGAGTGCTTTGGCGCGGCTGCACCAACTAAACGTGATGCTCTCGCACTGAAGCATGCTCGGCTCGTGAACGACAGCGTACTCCTGGGCTCCGTCCGGGCTCGTCGAGTCATTGAGGAAGAGATAATCCCCAAGACGAAACCCATTACAGCCGCACCACGTCATCTCGGTGAGCTTGCGAGCGAGTTGCTTGGCGCCAGCCTCCAGAGAGACGGACTTGATGTCCGTCACGACTCGTCGTCTTCTTGGAAAAAGCATTTTATCCCTCCTCGCGTCCTGGGGACGCCGCTGGTCCCTCGCTGCCAGCTCCAAGGCCAGCGGCGAGAGAAAGTCACTCACTCCTCGAACTCGAATGAATCACCTGGAGTACCGCAGCACGGACACCGAGCGGGCTGTGCGCGATCGCGAAACTCGCACGATGGGCATTCGTAGTAGGGAGGAGAGTCGGGTTGTTCCGAGGGCGGTGGGATGGAGAAGTGGTTAATGAGAACGTCGAGGAACTGTGCCAGTGTGAACGCTGCGTGATCCTCGACGTCGTAGTCTGAGTATGATTCGTTGATGATGAGAAGCCAGTCATCAAACCGCCGTGTTGGCACACCGTCCAGGGATTCGAGTCTGATCAGAGCGTCCTGAAGACACATGTCGGCCTGATCGCAAGTCGTGATGATGTCGGCAACTGGAGTCGCTCCGACATCATGCACGCACTCCTTCGCCTCTTTGATGTCGTCGATTAGTCCTTTGATAGTCATGACGTCTCCTCGATGAGCCGCTCAGTCTCGACATAATCGAGGTAGAGGTTGTGGTCGTGGAAGCGCTGGTCAGCGGCGTACTCGTTGGCGCAGTGCTCCGAGCAGAATGCCGAGTCCTGGGGATACACAGGCTCGCCATCCTCGTCAGCGTTGGGCTTTCCGCATACTGGGCACTCCTCGGGAATGTCGTATCCGCCTTGTGCTGCCAGGCAGTCGTGGCAGCCTCCGCACATACATCTCATGGTGTCCCTCCTCTCTGCGTCCTGGGGACGCATGTTGTTTAGTGGTCCCCGCCAGGGCTTCTCACACCCTGCCGGGAATGGTTTGGAATGTCGCCGGAACAGATTGGAATATTCGTCCTGGGGATGGTCAGTCTGCGTCCATCTCTTCGAGTAGCTCGCCGCTCTCGTCGCGCACGCTGATGATCTGGGCGCGCATCGAGTCGAGCGTTTCGAGCATGTCGTCGAGCCCCTCGGTGCGAATGGCGTGGGCCTCCAAGGCGAGGTTGAGCTTGCGCTCCTTCTCGCCGACGAGGTCGATCAGCTCGCCGATAAAAGTGTTCAGTGACTCGATGTTCTTGCAAAGAACAGGGATGTCCTCTTCGGTGCACTCCTCGGGCTTGGGGAGCGGCGCAGCCTTCATTAAGCTCCCACGTCGTCCAGCGAGGGCGAGTTGGAGCATTCCCTCGTAGGTGGCGGCGATGGGCTTGCCCTGTGCTTCGGTTTGCTCAGACATGTTGTCCCTCCTGTTTTACGTCCATCCTGGGGACGCTCTGTTGGTTCCCGTCGGGACTTTCACACCCCGACGGGAAAGTTTTGGAACGGCACTGGAACGAACTGGAATACTCAGTGAGTCGTCGTGTCTGCTTCGGCCTCGCCCTCGGCCTCTGCCGCCTTCTTCTCGTTCATCATCTCGACGTAGCGCTCCAGCGTTAGTAGGACCCGCTCGATCTCGTCGGGGTCCATGCTGATCGAACGGGTACGCATACCGGGGAATCCAGTCGAGCGGCGAGCCTTGATGCCGAGCTTCTCGAAGCGGGCGAGCTGCTTGTCGATGCGACGAGCGATCGCCAGATCCTCGGCTTCAGCCTCAGCCTTCTCGCGGGCCTTTTTCTCCTCCTCCAGATGGATTTCGAGGAGCGGCACGCGGTCCTCGTCGATGTGAGCCTGGGCTCCGGGTCCGCCAAGCTCGTAAACGTCTTCGGGGATGTCGCAGAGGCACGCCGAATCGGCTGAGTTGTTGTCGTGGTTGTTGACGGCGACACAGTAGTCGTTGCGGTAGTGGTGCGTAGTGGCGATTCTGATGTCGTGCTTGGCGAGCCAGCGGGCAGCCCGCTTTTGCTTCTTGCCGAACACATCGCGCTTCTGCTGTCGCCAGGGCTTGACGAGCTTGATCGTCGTCCCTTTGGCGAGGATGACAGCCCCCTCGTTCTCTTCCTTGTTCCAGTAGCGGCAAGCTAATGCCTTTTCAAATGGCACCAAATAACCTGCTAGCCGCTCGCGGCACTTCGGGCACTTTACCTCGATCATGTTGTCCCTCCTCTCTCGCTGCTCAGTGACTCGATTGGACCCCCCAACCGTGAGGGAGGGACGGTCCCAAGCCGAGGAGCCCAATCGGGCCACCGAGAAACGAAATGGTTAGTGAATCGCAAAAAAAGGCTAGTGAGGCGCAGACCGCGCCTCGAAATGCTCAGTGAAGCGGCAAAAAAAGCGCGGGCCGGTCGAGCCAGCCTCGCGCTTTTTGCGTCCCGTTCGCTTCGTCCTGGGGATGATTTGGGGCACGGCGCGGGAGTCGAACCCGCTCGACCGTCCTGGGGACGTTCGATCCTTGCTTTGCCGTGCGCGGCTCGACCGTCCTGGGGACGATTGAGCCGGTTTCGGGTTGGTAACGATGTTTCGGAACCGAGCTAGATCGCGCCGACCATGTCGTCGCCGTCGCCCGCGATCTCCTCCTCCACCTCGCCGTCGCCGAAGAGGTCGCCCTGGTCGGCGATCGCTTCGGTTTCGGCTTCGGCGGACTGGTCCGCGAGTGCCGCCGCCTGGACGAGCGCGGCCTGCATATCGCTGATCATGTCGGAGTCCACGGTGTTGAGCGCGGCCTCATACTCTTCGTCGGATTCCTTGCTCGCCTTGACCCAAGCCGTCGCCGACTTGCGGATCGAAGCGACCATGTCGGTCACGGCGAGCCCGGCCTCTTCGGGGAGCAGAGTGGAGAATGACTTGGCTTCGGCGATCGCCTTGCGGGCGAGGTCCGCCCGAATCTTGGCGATGATGGCGATCCGCTGCTCGCGGGGGGCCTTCATGACCTCTTTCGCGGTCTTGAAGTCGCCGAGCTGGTTGGCGCGGGCGTTCTCCAAGATCGCTTGCTCGTCGGCCTGGACTGCGCCATTGACGCGCTCCAAGATGTCGCCGAGCTGCTCGGTGACAGCCGCGATAGTGCCGCTGTTGTTGCCCTCGACACTGTACAGACCATAGCGAAAGACGAGGTCCATGGTTTGAGCGGTCTTGTTGAACGCCTTGACCCGGTTGTGGCAAGCGGAGAGGGTCTGCGCAAGCTCTTGCTTGCGGTGTGCCGCGACGATCAGCCCCACGGCGGTTTCGCAGCCGAGCTTTTTGACGTCACGATGCACCTTGGCCCGCTCTTTGTCTGCCCGCTTTAGCTCGTCCTCGTCGTAAATGACGCGGACTGCTTTCCAGGTCTCGGTTTTCTTACCACCCTTGCCCTTGCGGACCTTGATGTCCTCCCGTTTCGTCTCGCGCCCACCCCGCATATGACAGGTCAGGTTGACGAGAATGCCGGGGAGAATCGACTTGATGACGAGAGACTCGGGATCGATCACATGAACGATCTCGGGGGTGCTCTCGGTGGTCTCCTCGGTGGTCTCCTCGGTGGTCTCGGTTCCGTTTGTCTCGTTAGCCATGTTGTCCCTCCTGCCGGCTTGATACATTGCCGGCTGTTGTTTCCCGGTCTCCGACGCGGGGGTCGAACCCGCTCAATCATCCTGGGGACGATTGAACCACATTTGCCGGAGAGGATCGACCGTCCTGGGGACGATCGATGCGTTGTAGAATGAAGACGCTTGCGCGGTCTCACCAGGGGTCGGTCAGGGCTTCACGATTGAAAATCGGTGTACCGGGCGCGGGGGCTTCGCCTTCGTCCTGGGGACGAACAGGCGTGCTCTCGACCTGATCGGGGTCCGGGTCGCTGGCGCGGCGTGCGCGCCCCTTGGCCCAGTCCCGAAGAGCGGCGAGCTTGGCCTCATAGGTGACGCTCATGGGAACGATGTCTTTCGCCGCCTCGACGACGTCGTCGGTTGTGACAGTGTCGTCTTTCGACTCGCCCTCACAGTATCGAGCCCACGCAGTCAAGATTGCCTCTTTGACCGACTCCTCGATTTCACTGCCCGTGAAACCGGCGAGCTTGCCAGCGATCGACTTGACCGACTTCGCGGGGAGCTTGCGCTCACTCCGCTTGTTGAGGTGAATGTTGAGGATGGTTTCGCGGTCGGCCTGGTTGGGCAGATCGACAAACCAGATTTCGTCCACGCGCCCCTTGCGAGTCAGCTCGGGCGGGAGCCCGCTGATATCGTTCGAGGTGATGCAGGTGAACACCTGAGATTGACGCTCCTGGAGCCATATCAAGAGCAAGCGGACCAGCGTTCGCTTGCTCCCGCCGTCATTCTCGCCGCCACTGCCAAGCGCTTTCTCGATTTCATCGATCAGCACGGTGCAGGGGGCGAGTGCATCGACCGTCCGCAAGGCTTCGGCCATTCTGGTCGCAGTCTCGCCAACGATTCCGCCCTCACACTCGCTGAGGTTGAGAACGATCAAGGGCTGTTTGAGCGTTGCCGCCGTGGCGCGTGCCGTGAGGGTCTTTCCACCCCCTGGCACACCGACGAAAACGCAACCCTTGGGCTCATCGATACCGCGCTCCCTCGCCGCTTGAGTGAAGGCGTGGGTTCGCTTGTTGAGCCATCGCTTGTAGTGGTCGAGCCCGCCGACCTGGCCCATTTGATGGGCCTCACCCTCGAAGCTCACACCGTGGACCGATGCAAGCTCTTCGGCCTTCAGTCGACTAAGACGCTCTGGATCGACGTCGCCATGCTCGACAAAGTCGAGCTTGATCAAGTCGGTCGCTTGACCCACGCCTAACCCTCGTAAAGCGAGAGCACAGTCGCGGGGGTGAACGCCTTTTGCACCGAGCTTTGCAAGAGCGTTTTTGGCGTTTGAAGTCAACACCTCGACACTCGGCAATCCCGGCTTGACCAGCGCAATGTGTCGCCGCAAGTCATCCTTGATCTGGTCGGAGACCGAGACCAGGACAACCGTGGTGAGCGTGTTGCGCAACTCACGGGCGCAGTCCTTCAACGCTCGCCGCCACGGGTCGGAACCCATGAACATGTGAGCGTCCCTGACCACGAGGATCATGGGTTGCGTTTTGTTCTCCAGGGCAAATTTCTTAGCCTGGAGAATCGCCCCGTGAGGGCTCGAAGCCATTTGAGCGTTTGGAGCGAAATTGTCGGGGATCGGCGTGTTGACTGCCTTGCCGTTGATTCGCTCTTCGAGCCAACCATCAGCGTGCGTCCAACCAGGCTTGCCGTCCAGGCCACTGGTCAGAGACCAGATAGCGCAGATTCCCTTGTGCCCCTTGAAGTCCATGTTTTTCGCGAGATTTGCCAGTCCACTTTCGGCTCGTTGCTCCTCACCGGTGAGAAACCAGATCACGGGAACCCGCGCCGAGATGATGGTCTGCACACGCGCAAGCATGTTCTTACCATTCTTTTTGTTAGCTGCCATTGTCCCTCCATTTGAGCCAGAAAGTGACTCAACAGTACGCCAAAATCGTGCAGACTTTGACGCACTGTTGAGCCGCCTTGCGGCGACTCATGACGATTTGATTGTGAAGCAATAGGCTAGTCTTGAACGGTGCAGAGAATCTCAATAAAGCCCGTCTCTTCATTCTCTACGCGCTCGACGCCGATCACGTTGGGTTGGAGCCATGCGAGATCTTCGGCCTCTTTCGCAGCGGCGACCTGCCAGAAACGACCCTCTTGGTTGTTCCACCACTTGCCCTTGTCGTAATCGCTGATGATCGCCTCGAAACCGTCGGCACTCTTGCGAAAACCGGCGTCATTCGACAGCCCCCCGCCGAGATGTTTGTTGACCACGTCTGCGGGGATGCGAACGTGAGCAACCTCGTCGCGACGGTCGCCCTGGTATCCGTAGAGGTTGACCGGCTCATCGAGGCAGACCTGGACCTTTTCGGCAACGAGCTTGGTTGCCTTTTCGGTCCACTTGGCGATCTCCTCTTCGAGCTTGTCAGCGGGGACGTGGCGACAGTTGAATTGAACAATGCGGTCAATCAACGCCTCGATGATAGCGTCGGTTGACTGCACGACAGACTTGTGAACGCGAAACTTGCTCATGACCTAATCCCTTCCGTTGTTGCAGTGGATCGGCCCGCTAACGGGCTTTCCAATGTCGAGGTTGAGCGCTTCGTCAATCAGCATGACGCCACCAGGCATGATCACGATATGAGCGGTCATGCTGGCTTGTGTCGTGCCGTTCGACTCGACTGGTGCGCCAAAGGCGAGACCTTGTCCTTCGTCCTGGGGACGATCTTTTTCACCAGTCACTTGAATCACCCCACCCCGCCGCGACGGTTTCGGTCTCGGTTTCGGTCTCGCAATGCTCGTGATACTCGTCGGTGTCCTCATGCACCACGATGCGCCCAAGAGAATCAAGCCAGCGGGTTTTCTCGCCGCAAGATGGGCCTTTGATGCCCTCGACCTTGCTTTCGATCTTACCCATTGGCTTCACAGTCAGTTTGACGGTATGTGCCATGCTTTGTCCCTCCTGTCCTGCACTGAGCGGTGTGCTCAGGTTTGCAACCTCGAAACGCTGTTTCGCTTCGAGGCTCCAAACCTGAGCACGCCCTTTCGAGCGTGCCCAGGGGGAAGGGGACAATGCTAACGTTGTTCTGTCAGGGACTAAGCCAGATCGCGCAACGGTGCACCCTAATCCAGAGTACACGACGCAACGCGCAAGCTACGCCGACCATACGGACCAGCGCTTTCAATCATCCTGGGGATGACTGAGGGAGCGCTAGCGCCACTGTGACAGACTGCGCGCTAGTTGGGATGGTTGAGGTAGTGTGCAACGTCGCGCCCGCGAGGGGGACGTCTCCGCGCCCCTCTGGTGGCGGAACCACCAGGCCACGACGGGAGCCGTGGGAAACCCCCGCGCAGACGGGGGCTAGCACCTCTCGGTGCCAGGGGCGAGGGACGGGCGAGGGGAGCCCTAGCTTGCTCCGCCGTGGCCCGCTTGGTTGTCAATGACCCTGGGGGCGTGGCCCCCGCCCCCCCGCATACGAGAGGGGGTATGATGATTCTACGCCCGTTTGAACGGTTTGCAACCCCTTTTTTTGATATTTTTTTTCGCCAATGATTACGGGCACCTACGGGGCATATCACACCCGGCCACGGGGAGTGTACCACGATCGCCGGGAATCGCCCACCGATGCCCGCGCCCAATGCAAGCCCCGTGCCATCCTATCCCGGTCAGCTCCCAGGGCGCAGACGCCTAAGTGCTCGAAATCACGCGGGTTGGCCCACGGCACACCAGGGCTCCCCGTAGGGGAGCCCTGGGGGAACCCTGGGGAAGCCGGGGGAGAACGCACGGTCAGCGCACGGGAGCCCACGGCGCCCGTCCCCAGGACCGGGCTCGAACCTGGCGAAGCGGTCACTGACCCTCACTGACCTTTGCTCAGTCGCGGTTCAGTAACCAATTTGCTCAGTGATCACTGACCAAAATCACTGACCAACGCGCAGTGAACGGGTCTCGAAACGGCTCATGGGGGGCTCGGCGCGGCCCGAGCGGGCACTTTCACTGGCCGTTTCGGTCGTCTCACTGGCCAAAAAATGGCCTGAGATCGCCCGAGATGATCACCGGTCCCGACCCGCTGCAGGGGTGGTACACGGATGGTGGTAGTCACGTACATGACCACACCCATAGGGAAGTATTAAGTTTTTAGAGATCAGCTTGACATATCCATCCCCAAGACGTACTTTCGGGCTAATCGTCCTGAAGACGAAGTAATCACACAAAGCCGAAAGTCGTATACCACAAAACAATGTTTCAGAGGAGAAAACAGAGTCATGCCAGGCGGATATCTGTTCGACGAAAACGATGATGAAGGAATCTTTGGCGACGACCCCAAAAGAGCTGCTGGAGACCCAGATGCAAGAGCCGATATGGAGGCTGAGTCCTTTGTTCCTGGAATTACGATGGCCGTCGATGCAGATGGCTTCGTTATGTTCCCAGAGCTGGAAGGCGAGCAGAGCATTCTCGATCCGCCACCAGCCGTAGACATCGAGAACTTCATCTGTCTAGGAGAGTGTCGACACTACACAGAAAACGTCAGCCTCGTATTTGAGGGGCCAGCGCCCGACTCCGATCAGAATGTCGAGATTGGACGGTGGTGTGGGAAAGTACGGACCTGGGCCGAGCAGACAGACCTCACCGAGGCCGAGATCAAGGGCTGCACTGCGTTCGAGCCGGTCGGTCACGGAGACCCGGACAGAATCCGAAGAGCGTGCGTACAAAACTCTCTTGTTCTTGCCGAGATACGTCAGTTGGAGATTGACCAGAAGGTAAATCTCGGCATCTGCGCTTTTGGTCCCTGCGAGTCGTTCATCGAAATGATCATTCGAAAGCCGACCGAAGAAGATATGGAGTCGCACCGGTGGTGTTTGCGCCTCGGAGGACTTGGTCGCCTTTACAGTCTGCGAGAACGACCGGTAATGGCTTGTACCGGCTGGCGACCTCTTGGAAACAACCCCCAGATCGCCGCGATCGCCGCGAAAAACATTCAAACGATCGCTCGCTATAGAAAACTTATGGCCGAGCGAGAAATCGACGAAGGCGTCGAAAAAACAGGAAAGACGGCGGGCGAAATGCTCGCAGAGACCGAAGCAGCAATGGAATCCATGAAGGAGGATCACAATGGGTGAAGCCCAGGCACAGCCGACCGCAGACTCAACGACCGAGGCATCAGCTCAGCCCCAGGCAGCTCCCGAGCAGCCCCAGGCCGAGGAACAGGTGGCCGACGTCCAAGATCCGGGGAGCATTCCCAACACAGAGTTCCTCGGCATCTCCGAAGCGCTGCAGATGGGGATGCAGACGCTCAAGCAGATGCCGCAGGCCAATCCGGCGCGGCTCAAGATGTTCTTGATCAACGACCTCTACCCCATCCTGGTCGACTTCGCTCAGATGGCCAACTGGTATACCGGTGACCTCCACGAGCGAGTCAGCAATATCGAGGACGAGGTCGAGGGCACGGGCGGAGAGGGCATCAGCCCCGAGTTCGCTGAGCAGCTCATCGAGTTCATCGGTCAGTCGCTCCAGCTCTTCGGCCTTCTGGTCAACCTCACCAAGGGAAATCCAGAGGTTGCCCACTCGGTGCAAATGATGATCGCCAGGGCGCCTGGGCTCATCGCCAGGATTCAGGAGATCACTCTTTCGGAGGAAGAGGAAGAGGAGGACGAAGAGGAAGACGAAGAAGATGTCGAAACTCCCGAGGTGCTCGAACCTCGCTCTCAAATGACCGAGGAACAAGCGGCGGCTGCCGACGCTGCTAAAGCGGAGGTGGCGGCTCCGGAGGCGGAGGAATCCACTGCCCCCGCTGCTCCAGAGCCCGAGACTTCGCCGTCTCAGGAGGCGCCTCTGGTCGAGAGCCCGGCACCCGAGGCAGCCTCTGTGGCGCCCGAGACCGAGCCACAACAGGAATCAGCTCCCGAACCGCCGCCAACTGAAGAGGCAGCGGTTGAGCAAGCAGCTCCCGAGCCCACTCCTGAGCCCACTCCAGAGCCGCCTGCAGCGGAGGTAGCTGAGCAAGGGGAGGAGAAGAAAAATGGCTGAAGTACCGGAAGAGGAAATGGGCACAGACCCCGATCTCCTCGATGAAGAAGATGTCGAACAGACGCCGACTTCAAAGCCAAAACCGGCCAAGAAGCGCCGGAAGAAAAAAAGTGGTGGTCAAGACGACGTCCCCAGGACGGCTCAGCCACCTCGAAGGCGTGCCTTTGTGGAATCACAAGTGAAAACGTCTCTGGCTCAGGGCGACATGATGGAGGTCATGAACCGCTACGACTGGGAATCGGGCGACTATGACGTCTCGGTGCTCAGAGTGCAGCCACAGAACTGGCACGGGCGAAACATCCAGGGCTACATCGCCTCATTTCCGCACTCGATCGACGAGGCTTTCATCCGTGAGCACTTCGGCGGTGGCGTCTACGACCTCAAAATTCGTGGGCCGAATCCGAGGGCCGGAACGTCCAAGGGTTTCCTCGATGGAACCAGGGTAAAAATAAGTGGTGAACCTATCGTGAGCGCGATGGACAAACACCTCGCTTTCGATGATGGCGGCATCATGCTCAGCAATCCGCAGGGTGGTCCTCCGTCTCAAGCGCAGATACGGGAGGCACAGATGGCGAGAAGAGGAGGTAGAAGAGCACAAGCGGCGTGGGAAGATGAGGAAGGCGGCGGGAGGGGTAACGGCGAAGACCCTGAGATGGTTCGGATGAGCTTCGATCGTCTCGGCAAGCTGGCTGACTCTGCTTCGGAGGAGGCAAAGCAACTCCGTGAGCGCCTAATCGATGAGGCGACCAGAAAGGTAGGCGGTGAAGGTCTTTCATCAGAAGCGCTCTTGATGATCAAAGAGTCTGCTGACCGAGCGATTGAGAGTGAGAGAGCCGCCGCAGAGCGTCTTCGGAAGACAGAACAGCAGCATCGCCAGGATTTCGAGCGTATGATCGCCAAGGTCAGTAATCAGAACCACGGTATCCCGCCTGAAATGCTCGCGAGTCTGACCGAGCAGCATCGCTCCGAGATCAACGCGCTCAACGAGTCAAGACTCACTCAGCTCACTCAGCTTCAGGACCGTCACGAACAAGAGGTGAACGCGCTGAGAGAAAGATATGAGCGCGAGATCACAAACCTACAGGAGAGAAATCGAGACGAGGTCGATCGAGTACGAAGCGAGCTTCAGGGTCGTCTCGACAGAGAGCAAGAACAGTTCAAGCGAGAGATGGAGCGAGAGCGAGACAACAACCGCAAGGAGGTAGAGCGCCTGAAGGAAGAGGCTGATCGTCGTTACAACGATGCAGAGACTCAAGCCAAGCAGCGTTACGAGAAGCTGAACGACGACTGGCAACGTCGTTTCGATCAGGAGCAAGACCGGGCTAGAGCCGCTTTGGACCAGGCACAGGAAAGAGCACGCACTGAGCGAGATACGGCTGATCGAAACAATCAGATGCAGCTCGACCACATGAAGTCTCTTCACGAGACGCAGGTTACCCAGCTCACAGGCTCTCTTGGCAACCAGGTCGAACAAGAGCGTACTCGTGGTGAAGCTGCTATCGCGAGTCTGAAGGCCCAGCACGAAGCCGCGATTTCTCAGCTTAACACGCAGCTCGACATGTCGGTCAAGCTCCAGGAGACGAGCTATAAGGCTCAAATCGATTCCCTGCAGCAGGAGTTGGCTCGCGCCAGGGCCGATCTCGACGCGACAAAGCAGAAGGTGGCCGATCAGGGAGACTTGGTCACTCAGGCGCAGAAGCTCAAGACGGTTGGTGAATCTCTGTCTGGTGTGCTTGGTCTTGGCGGTGCTTCGGTGGGTGCTGGGGCTCTATCTGCCGACGTCGACCTGGAACCAAAGCAGGAAGAGCCGAAGACGTGGTGGGGCAAGGTCATGCAGTTCTCCGAGTCCAACGTCGGAGAAAGCGTGTTTGAGTTCCTGAAGAACATGGCGGCTGGTGCTGCTGGTATGCATCCTGGTGCGCCCATGCCCGGCATGATGCCTGGTCTCCCGGGTCAGGTTCAGCCAAGTTATGGACCGCCACCTGGGGCTGTATACGGAATGCCCCATCAGCCGGCGCCCGGTCCTTCCTATGGACCACCTCCTCAGCCAACCTATTCGCCGCCGCCACAAGCTCAGCCATACTCCCATCAGGTGATGGTCGATGAGGAAGAGTATGAAGAGGAGGTCATGGAGCCCGGTGGTGGTGTCGTGACAGGATCTTTTGTCGACGACGAAGTCGAGGAGGCAGGGCCGGGACCGGAACCGGCTCCTCAAATTCGCAGTCAGGTTGACTCAGAGGGGGTGGTGAGGGCGACAGTTCCACCGGCGACGTCGAGTTATTCGATGGGAACGTCTCCCGAGTCGAAAAGTCCTCAGATCACCCCAGAGGAAATGGAACGAATTCATTCGCCATCGACTCCGGAGTCGCCAAGATCTGCGCCGGCCGCTCCAGCGGCTCAGCCTCAACCAGTGGTCTCCCCTGCCCAGCCACAGCAACCTCCCATCTCGACAGAGAAGATTCCGCCAGATGTTGCAGAGCAGATGAAAGCCATGATCTCAGGTCTCGAAGAGTCGATGACAAACGGTGTTCCGCCGAATGTTCTCGCAGGGACCATCATGCAGGTCGCTCCCCCCGAGCAGTTGCGGCCATTTGCTCAGACACCAATCCAGCAATTGGTGGCTGACATCCAGCAGGTCATCCCTGAGAGCATGCTGGCGTCCTACCAGGGTCGTAAGTACCTCTCTGCTCTTCAGGTCGAGCTGTCCAAGCTGATCGGCTAACCTAATTTTCGTCCATCCTCAAGACGCTTGACATTTAAACTTAATATGATGTACTTCTAAAGCGACCCTCCTGTCAGACGTATAAGCCGGCCCCGGCGTCAAATTTGGCAGGTATTTTTAAAGCCGGAGTGTGGCCGGTGGCCGGAAACCAGACCGTAAATGTGATGAAATACCGCGGAACTCCGCAAACAGTGCGTGAGATGTTCCGCATTGCTGACGGTGAGCGCGGTCAGAAGTCGTTCGCTCTTCGTGAGCGAGTCGAAGATATCATTCGATACGTTCGTCCCCGAGATTACTGGAGCGAAATCCTTGCGGTTTACTACTGGACATGTGGCCCGCAGTTCCGGTACACGCGAGACCCTCGAAAGGTCGAGCAGGTCAAGGATCCTCTGCGAATCTTGTGGGAGATCGACAACTACGGCTCGACGCTCATCGACTGCGATGAGTTTGCTACGTTCTTGAGAGCCTCAATTGGTTCAATCGGTGGGAGAAGTCGAATAGTCACCGTCGGATTTCGTCCGACGAACGGTAAATCGCCGAATCCAAGGCTGTTTGAGGACCCCGCCTTTCGTCTGATGTCATCACCGCATCCAAGGCTTCCTGGACCATTCACTCATGTCTTCGCTCAGGCGGCGAAGGGGAGTGGTGGTTGGGTGACAGTCGACCCGGTCGCTGGACCTCGAACCCCGCGGATGCATCAGCGAGTCAAGCAATACAGGATCTATGAGTCAAGCGACTGAAAACGTCGGAGGAAACGATGAGCGAGTGGGATGCTCTTGATGAAGACATGACAAGCTACGGAGCAAACGGAAATGGAAACGATGACGATGTTGAATACGTCGGCACCGTCGAAGAAGATGTGAGTGCTGCTCCGCATGTTCAGGCACCCCGCCGCCCCGTTCGCCGCGTTGTGCCTCAGCGGCCGAGGTTTCAACAGGCTGCGACTCTTGGTGCGGAATCAGCTCCAATTCGAAGGGGCAATGGAGATAAAGGTGGGCAGATGTACTACTACGACATGGAGAATGGCGCCCGCTTCGCCATGAACGGTGAAGCAGCGCAAAGAGCCGCTGGTTCTCCAGTGGTGAATGTTGGTGGCCGAGCTGCTCGAAGGGTGCAGCCTGGCACTTACGTCACCTATGGACCTTCGATCGGCCCGAGCGGATTGTATGGCGGCGGCATGGGCAACGACGGCGACATGGGGATGGGTACCAACGGATCACGAGCTGGCGGAATCATGGAAGGCATCGGCTCTATCCTGGCTCCGCTCTCTGAGCTGGGAGTCGGTATCGCCACAACGGTCACGGGTCATCAGCGAGCGGAGGCCGAGATGGAGCTGGAAGCTCAGCTTCGTCGCGAGCAAATGGAAGCTGAGTCTGAGGCTCGTGACATGGCGTTCCAGACCGAGCAGCTCGCCCGTCAGCAGGAGCATGAGCTTCGTCTTGAGGAGCTGTCGCAGCGTGCAGAAGAGCTTCGGGCTCTTCGTGAGACGGAAGCTGCTGTGTCGTCTGCGCCGTCAACGACAGCGGCTCCGATCGTCACTCAGCAGGGTACCTCACCGGTCGTTTGGATTTTTCTCGCGCTCGTTCTCGCAGGCGGCGTCGGTGGCGTGTTCTGGTACATGTCCAAGAAGAAAGACGAAGAGGAGTAGGCGGCTTCGATGAGCTTCGTCTTCGTAGGTGCCCCTGATGGGGGCGATGTCGGCATGGGAACGACGGCCGGAGACTACGCCAGTGCAGCCGCTGGCGCTGTTGGAAGTACGGTCGGTGCGATCTTTGGTGCGATCAACACCATCGACCAGATTCGTTACCAGCAGGGTGCCTACGCTGAGGGGCGCGAATCCGGAATGTCGTCGATGCTCGACGACATGGCAAGGCAACAGTATTTCGATGAAAGAGCGAACGCTGAGCGTGATGCTATCAACGAGGCTCGTAGAGGCATCGCGAGTGAGTATTCCGCACAGGAGCGGGAACTTGCTGAAGAGATCAGCCGTGAACAAGCGGCTGCGTTCGCTCGCGAGGCTCAAGCCCGCGTCGGTGGAACATTTGGAGGGAGTCGGCCTACTCCCATGTGGGTCTGGGCTGTCGTTGGAGTCGGAGTGACAGGGGTTGTCATCGGCGGCGTGTGGCTCGTCTCCAAGATGAAGGATTAAGGTAAACGATGTCCTATCATTACTACGGTCCTGGCTTGGGTTCTCTCGGATTTTCGGACCCAAGAGGAGCTTGTACGCAGGGCTCTGTGACGGGTCAGAAACGTTGTTTCAGGCCGAGAGAGGCATCCACCGCCAGTCGAATGAGCTGTGTTGAGATACCCAGTGACACTGGTCAGGTCGGAAGGCTGAACGAGGCGTGTCAGCATTACTGCTGTCCATCCACTCCTACTCTTATCCTCGGCGAAGCTGTCAGAGAAGAAGAAGAGTCGACCGTAGCGGCTCAGCCAGGGGCTGCCCCATCTCAGGATACAGGGGGTATCGTCGATTGGGTCAAGGGAGCCATTGGTATGCCTACAGGTCAACAGGTTCCAGCGGCCCCTATGCCAGGTGGCACAGGCGCAAACAAGCCCACTGCCCAGGGCTTTGCGACGTATGCACAGGAAGCGGCTCTTCGTACAGGCGCAGCCGCCGAGAACGAGGTTCTCCCTATTGAGGAGACTCCTCCGGACTCTGCCGGCCAGCAAGCTGCCGAAGAACAGACCTGGATAGAGCGATACCAGACCCATATCACACTGGCCTCGACGGCGATCGGCCTCGGAACCTTCCTTGTTTGGCTGGTCATAAGGAAGAAAGACTAGGTAGAATCATGACTTACGAATATATGACCGGGATGGGGACCGTCGAGGAGGCGGAAAGACTCTCTGCGCAGGCACGCACCGCTTACGATTCAGGGAACTACTCAGAAGCAATTCGTCTTCTGGAACAAGCGGAGCGCGAAGACCCGGCAACTCCTCAGAACTACGCTCTACGTCGAGCACAGGCTCTTGCTCGTGCGAATCGATGTGATGAGGCGCGTCGCGTTCTCGATGGATTTCGTTCTCGATTTTCCAGCGACCCAGCTTTTTCACAATATGAGCGCTTGGTAGGGGCTTCGTGCCCTACTACTGGTGCTCCGGCAACAGCAGCAGGTGAACCGGCCCCAACAGCAGAAAAGCAGACGTGGTGGCCTACCGACGTCGGTGCGATGTTTGAGACGGTCGCAACGAAACTTGGTATCGGGGGTCAGGCAAATCAAGAGGCACAGGGCGTTGCCATGGAAACCGCGGCCAACCTCACAGGTCAGGTGATGGTTCCCGGCGCGGGTGCTGCAGCAGCCACGGAAACCCTTCCTCCTCCTGGTCCTTCGCCCGCTGCTGTAACAGCTCCTATGCCTTCTGTCGGGTCAACGATCGCTCCTTACATCGTCGGAGGGCTGCTTGTCTTCGGTTTCGCTGGTGTCGGTATTTGGTTGCTCGTGAGGAAAAAGTAGATGTCTTACGAGTATATGACTGGCCTGGGGACGAACGGCGACATCGATAACCCAGACATGGATTTCGCGACGCCAGAGGATCTGGTGTCCGCTGGAATGGGTCTTCGTCCGATGCCGCCAGAGCTTCAGGGTGGTAGGGAGTCTTCGGGCGATACAAGCATCTACTCGGGGATCGCTAATCTGTTCTCCGGGCTCGCTCAGCAGTTTGCGAGCAATACGGCGACTGAGGTTACGGGGTCTTCAACTGGAGCGCCCGGTGGAAAGCAGCCAAGCGGCGCAACGCCGACTGGGGCAGCTCCAGCGCCCAGCGGAAAGGGCGCTCCAACGACGACAACTCCTGCACCAGCTCAGTCAACGACAGCTTCAGCGGATGAGGGAGAGGCGGCGTCAGAAGAAACGCCTTCTCCAACATCGACTGCGGCTCCCCTCGTGGTTCAGCCACAGAGGTCATATGTCCCCTACATCGTGATAGGGGGCTTGGTGCTGACGTTCGGGATCGTTGGCATTTGGCTGCTGACTCGGAAAAAGGATTAGAGGGAACAATGGCACCACCAAAGAGCATCGTAAAAGCTCCGCCCCGTGAGGAAAGGTACCGCCAGCGCCTTGGATTCAAGGGCGTCAATGTCATCAACGGTGCCGCGCCGACTGGCCGACTCCCGAAGGTGATCGGAAGCGGAATCTTCGGCTACGAGGGCGAAGACAACGGGATCTTCAGCGGCGACACTGAACCGCCGAGCAACACTGGCATTTTCTTCGATGACTATGCTCGATATGACTACGAGGTTGCTGCACCGGACATGCAGTGGAATATGCTCAGACGTCCGGGTCGTCCGCTCTATCCGGGGTCGTCCTCCTACGGCATCGTCCTGGAGGGGCCGAGCATGGGCACCACGGAGGCGCCTGCTCAGCAGGGAACAACGTTCGGCGCCAAGCTCTTCTGGCTGGGTGCGGGGGCGGCTGCAGCTCTTGGTATTCAGATGCTCATCAAGAAGTATCGAGAAGAAGAGTAGGAGCAGCCGATGGCATCGAAGCTTGCACGAAAACCAGTCAGCGTCCCGATGTATTTTGTCAGGCCGCACGTGAAGCCTGGCGATTACTACCTGCTCATCAACCCAGTTTCTGGTAGGCGGATGTGGGTCTACCCGAGGCACATGGGTGAGCGTCAGTATGCTGTGACCTCGGCGCTCGGGACTGATGGGGGTACTGAGTCCTCAGGGCTCAACGTCAGCGAGTGGATGAGCTGGCTTCAGCAGCGGCCTCAGGAGCTGGTGCAGGAGGCTCAGGAAACGCGAGCCGAGCTGGAACGTGCACAGCGCCTCATGAAGATCGCCATAGGTGCGAGCATTGTGACGTCGGTCTTGGCGATAACAGTTTTTCTGACGAAGGATTGATCATGTCGAACAACTTCCAACAGACGGCGGAGAACATCGACCAGATCACTGACTTCATCGTGGCACAGGCCATGGAAACTGCATCACAGGTCCAGCAAGGGGCGCAGCAGATTCAGGCTCAGAGCCAGGCGATCCCTTCTCAGCCACCTGTGCAAGCAACGACGAATGTATCAGGCCCATTTACGTCGTCGGGTCTGTTCTGGTTTGGCCTCGGCGCGGTGGCTGCGCTGGGCCTTTCTTACTACCTCACGAAGAGAAGAGGAGAGTGAAACCATGTACGAGTACGTAAGAAGGCCGGGCGGTTTGGGCGCTTCGAAGAACAGCCACGAATACGTTCCCGTCCCGGGCGGTTTGGGCTGGATGCCCACCTTTACCTCATTTGGTCAGACATTCCGTGGCCCTTCGTGTCAAACGCCGGATGGCTCAGGGACCGTGACCTGTGGTCGAACAGCAGAAAGCACCTTCATGGCCAATGAAGGCTGCAGGCCCATGAACCTCGACACCGAACTGGGCGGTTCCACTCGAATTTGCTTCACGGGTACAGGTCCAACGACGGAGGCAAACGCTGGCTTGGTCTGGTGTTGTCCTCCTGGTCGCCCCCGTGCAACGCCGGGTGAGGGCGCGGCTGTGACTCAGGCTGGAGCGTCCCGTGCTGACATTCGTGAGCTTCAGCAGTGGCTGGAGTCCATCAACTGTTCTGTCGGCACACACGGCATCGATGGAATCTGGGGTCCTGATACAGCGACGGCCGTTCGGTGTGCTGAGGCTCAGGGGAACGCGACTGTGATCGCTGCGAACTTCCCCTTCGTCGCCACGATGAGGCAGACTCCAACCGGACAGGCGCGTCCTGCAGACTTCGTTTTTCAGCCTCCTGTTGTGGGAACAAAGACACCGGAGCAGGTTGCTGCGGGCCAGACCATCATCCCTGGTGGTCGTGTGGCAAGCACTGGAACCACACCGGGGACAACACCGGTCACTCAGGCCGGAATGGTCGCGGGTGGCATGCCTTGGTGGGGCTGGATGGGCCTGCTCGGAGGCGTCGGCGCTCTCGCGCTGGGTGGTCTTTACCTTTACCGAAAGGGAGAGGAAGAAGACGTGCTGCGTGAAGAGTCTGAGCTGGCCGCGCTCGGATACTAAGGGCAAAGAGTAGGAGCTAAAAATGTACGAATATGTAAGGAAGCCCGGTGGTTTGGGCATGGGAGCGCTCGGGTGGTCGTACAACTGGGAAATCCCGATGAGTCGGGAAATCGCTCGGAGCATCCCTTGTGAGGGAGGTGGCACGATTGCCTGTGCTACTACCGGCGAACAGGGCTTCATGGTGAGCCAGGGGTGCCAGGTCACGTATCCTGAGCAGGGAGGTGGCACCGGGGCTTGCCGAACATCATCGGGAGCTTCTGGAAACACCTGGTGCTGTCCGCCAGGGCGCCCTGGTGCCGGAGAGCCCAGCACGATCGTCCAGCAGGCAGTGAGCCGTGATCAGATTCGTCAGATGCAGAACTGGCTTGTCCAGCAAGGCTGTTCTGTCGGCTCAACGGGTGCTGATGGTGTCTGGGGGCCGAACACGCGCAGTGGTGTCGAATGCGCAGTGGGCCAGACGAGCTGGACCAACGTGGCCGGGCGCTTCCCGTTCCTCAGCACACTGATGGCCGATCCTTCCGGAGCGGCTCGTCCATCCGGAATGATCTTTGACCCCGGTGCGACCGGGTCGAAGACCCCTGAACAGGGCGGCGTTCGCTATGCAAGCGGAGGAGCTGCAGCAACCACCACGACAGGCGCCCCGGGTGCTCCTGCTATTCAGCAGGCTGGCATCGTTCCTGGCGGAATGCCTTGGTGGGGCTGGCTCGCCATTCTCGGAGGCGTTGGTCTTCTCGCAGCCGGCGGATACTACCTCTACAAGAGGGGCGAGGAAGAAGAAGCCGAGCTGGAAGAGGCTGAGCTGGCCGCGCTCGGATATTAGGAGGTCGTCATGTACGAGTACACCACCAGAAGTCGTCGGGGCATGATGGGCCTGGGAACAGAGCCTGAGGAGCAGGTTGGTTCCATTCAGAGTGCCATACTCGAAAACGGCTGTTCTCTTCCGCGGTTTGGCCGCGACAGCCGATGGGGCTCAGAGACCGAGGCGGGTACTCGTTGTCTCGCGGAGCGCCGCGGTTGGGATTTCGTTCTCCAGAGCTGGCCCTGGGTCGCTCAGAGGATGACAATTCCCCAACAACAGGGAGTGGCGCAGCAGGTCGCCTCTGTCGTTCCCCGAGTCACAGGAAACGGTCAGACTCCAGCATGGCTTCCATGGGCCGCTGCCGGTGTCGGTCTCGTCGGCATCATCATGATCGGCTCCTATGTCACAGCAAAAATGGAAGAGGAGCGAGAAAGAAGAGGTCAATTCTGATGTATACAAGAGCCCGTCAAGGCCTTGGCTGGACCGGTGGTTTTACCGTTCCAGGTCAGGAACATCGTTTCTCTCAGCAAACGTGCTCAGGTCCAGCCGCGAACCCAATGGACCCGAGCAGTGACCTCATCTGTGGTCGCTCCGCCGAGATTCAATACTTGCAGCGCATCGGATGTAGAACAGTTGGCTTCCAAGGAAACCACCACTGCTATACCGATGAGGGTAACCAGGGAGTTTTCTACTGCTGCCCGCCTGGAGTCCTCGACGCTGAGCTGGCCCGAGCAGCAGCGATTCCTGCACCCAGAGATGGACAGCAGGTGGCGGCGTCCATGATCCCTGCTGCTGCAACCGCAGCGGGCGCCGGTATCGGCATGGGCATCGGAACCGTCCTAGTGACGGTGGGTGTCATGGGTATCGGTGGATATCTCGTCTGGCGATGGGCGAAGAATCGCCAGGAGGAGATGGAGCTGGAGGGATACTGATGTACATCTACACGACGAAGGGTCGACAGCTCTCTCCTCTGAGCACCCTCGTTCCCTACAATCCTGCTCGACCTCTCCTTCCTCAGGGAATGGGAACGAACGGAGACCAGGTCACGCAGACGGCGTCTATGGTGACGGATCAGGCGACTCGGTTCAATTTTTGGGTAAAGGTCGCTCTTGCGATGGCGGTTGGTGCCGTCGGCTTTGCTCTTTACAACAAGCTTAGAAGTGAGCCGATGTACCCGAATATGCTGGCCCCATGGCCGGCGATTGGGCCGACGTTCGCCTATGCGGACGGTATTGGTAGAGCGTTCTCGCTCGTTCCCTTCGTTGTGTGAGGTGTGACATGTATATGCGGACAAGAACACGTCGGCCTTTGATGAGCCTTGGGGCACTCGGTTCCAATGGGGCATGGAGCTGGATCGGCCAATCATGCCGTGGAAGTGCCGACTTCCCGATGGCTGATGGCGAGGTCGCCTGCGTTCCTTCCGGGCAGGAGGGTCGAGCAGACAGTCGGGCTTGTGTTGGAGTGCAGGTTGGTGGTGAGCCCTATTGCGCTCAGCCAGACGCCACAGACGCTGGTGCGTACTACTGCTGCCCTCGACGTGACAAGGTGCGCGAGCTTCAGATGGCTATTCTTCGAGCAGGCTGTAGGCTGCCGACCTACGGCGCAGATGGTCTCTTCGGGTCCGAAACGCGTTCCGGGATCAACTGTTTGGCGCAGGCTGTCGGATGGGGAAGTATCGTTGGGCGATATCCTGTTGTGCTTTCTTTGGTGGAGGTGCCGGAGGAATTTCGTCCACGGCCTGTAGCGGCAGCAGCGCCAGTCGCAACGCAACCCTCGCAGCCGATTCAGCCTACACCGGCCCGTTCTGAGTGGAACGCAACTTGGACCATTTTGGCAGTGGGTGTTGGTGGTATCGGTCTTTTCATCTTGATGCAGTACCTGATGAGCGGCCGAGGTGTCGGCGACGTGGACATTGAAGAGAGAGAGGCACGCTGGGTCGAGGCACCGACAGGCGCCTATTAAAGAGGTTAAACATTTAAAATGTACGAATACCGAAGAACACCTGGTGGGCTTGGCGCTTTGGGCACAAACGGCGAAGGCCGTGATGGAGCCGATCTCCTTCGCGACGTTCAGACAGGTGTTCTCTCTCGGGGACAAGCCAGAGACGTCTGTTTTAACCTCGCCCCTGACAGGATCGGCACTGACTTTACGGAATGTCGACGACTATTTACGGCAGCAGAGGCGTGTCGAGTAGATTCAGGCGGCGCCCCATGCAGCAATTTTGAAGTTGCAACATATTGCAACGTGATGAGTCCTCCTAATATCCCCGGTGACTGTGATTACTACTTGACCTTTGCAGAAGCTCTGAGCCCTGAAGAAATGAATCGACTTCCGGCGCCCACGGCCGAAGAAATCGTAGAGGCAGAGGGTCTTCTGACGAGATTTGCGGAGAATGTTGCTGCCGCTGGAAGAAGGATTGCTCGCACTGTTTTGCCGCCCGACCCTCAGGTAGAGGCAGTGCAGAACGCAGTCATTGCTGCTGGATGTACTCTCCCCCGCTATGGGGTCGATGGTCGATGGGGCGATGAGACCGAGGCCGGCGTCCGATGCCTTGCTGCTCGCCAGAGCTGGCAACAGGTCGTTCAGCAGTTCCCGACTGTCGCTCAGAGGATGACCGTTCCATCCGGCCCTCCTCCCGTTACGACTACACCAACGACGTTCCCGACGGGTGTCGCTACCGTAGTGAAGCCATCGTTTTCTCCGCTACCTGTGCCTCCCAGCGTCGCGCAGCAACCGCCGCGAGTTCAAACCGCGTCGATGGGGCCTTCGATTCCGACAACCGGACTTCCATCCTGGGTCCCGTGGGCTGCTGCAGGCTTTGGTCTTCTGGGGATCATCGTCCTTGGTGCCTACATGACTCGAAAGAAGGAAGAAGAGTTCGAGTTCGAGGAGGAGCGCTATGGGCGGTTTTAGGCAGATGTACGGCCTCGGTTGGTCGGACGTCGTCGGTCATCCGATGTGTCCTGACTATCCGGGCTACGAGCAGCGCTGTTTTCGAACGACGACCGTTGATGGTCAGCCGCCCGAGCAAGATTTCGCTCGTGCTCAGGGGTGCGCTCCGATCAATCAGCCTTGCAGCACCTCACCGGCTGGAAACCCGGGTCTCGTCTGGTGCTGTCCTCCTGGTTGGCCGCGTCCACCGGGGTCGCCTCCTCTGGAACCGGGTCAGACGCCGCCTGCGCCGCCTGCGCCACCGGGTATCGGTCGATGGTTTCAGCAGTCATCGAGCCGGTGGTGGTTCTGGCTTGGAGCACTTGGTCTCGCTGGCATCGCCTTTTTTGGCTACAAGGAGTACGAGGCGAAGCGAGAAGAGCTGGAACTCGAAGAGGAGTTCTGATCCATGTACGAATACAACCCCAGAGGGATGGGCTGGTCGCAGGTCAATGAACCTCCAACGTTCGGTCAGATCTTCAGCGGAGAGAGGACACAGAAGCAGTGCTTGGAGTTTCCAGGGGGGAATCAATACTGTTTCGTGGAGCCGGATGAATACCAGTTCGCTTATGACAGAGCTTGTGAGCGAATTGGGTGGCCTTGCAACACCGCGGAGAATAATGCTGGTGCCGTCTGGTGCTGTCCTCCTGGATTCCCAGACTTCCCAGTGCAGCCCGCCGAGCCAGCTCCGGTAGAGCCAGAACCGCAACCGCAGCCTCAGCCAGTGCCTACTTCTCCTCAGCCTCCAGCTTTGCCGCAGGTGGCATCTGCCTCGATGTTTGGTCCGGTCGTGGCGTTGTTGGCTCTCGGGGTCGGCGGCTGGTTTGGGTATCGGTATTTGAAGAGAGAGGGGCACATCTGATGTACGAGTACAACAGAAGACCTGGCGGTCTCGGTGCTCTCGGCTGGTCTGTGATGAGCAGTTGGGATTTGGCCCCGCTCTTTGGTCGTCCTCAGTGTATGTGTACGACGGATGACGTAGGAAGACAGTATCCTCCGGACGAAGTTTGCTTCATGGAGGATCCACAGAACGCTGGTGAAGTTTATCCTCCAGACCTCAACGTCGCCAACCTCTACGGCTGCGTTCAGAATATGCAGACGTTTCTCACCGGAGATGAGCCGAAGCGCTGTGAGACTGCTTCTGGTAACCCCGGTTTTTGCTTTTGCTGCCCGAGTGGAACACCGCGGGCCGATCCCGAGACTCCGGAGGCCGCTCAGATTCGTGAGGAGGAGGCACAGCTCCCTTTGCCGCCCGAGATTCCCGGTCTTCCGACGGTGGAACCTCCTACGACTACGCAGCCGCCTGTTCAGTCTCCGACGAAAGAGCTTCCTCCTGAAGGATCGACACCGACAGCGAGGATCACGACGACGCCGATCACTGGCATCGGAAAGATTCTGTCCGATCCAAAGGTTTGGGTTGCTGTAGGCATCCTGGGGACGGCGGCTTATCTCGGCAAGCGCTACTTCGACCGGAAGCGAGAAGAGCGCATGCTGTTCTCAGAGGAGATGGGCTGATGTACGAGTACTCGACAGGGCTCGGGCTCGTCGGCCCCGGCTGGACGGATATTTCTGGTAACCCCCCCTGCTCAGAAGTTGTTGGAGGGGGTGTCACTCGATGCTTCGAGAATACGGCAGATGCAGGGGCGTGTGCTCGTGAGGGGGGATGCGTTCCTTCTGCCAGAGGGCAGACGTGTTCGGTTGAGGGAGTGGCTGGTTCGACGTGGTGCTGTCCACCCCACTGGCCTCGTCCTTTCCTGGCATGTCCTACTCAGGCTGGTGGGCGGATAGAGCCTTCGGTAGCGACGTGTCAGTCCCATCGCGTCGACAGGAACAGCCTGACGACGTCTCGTTCACGGGTCATTTGGGATATTCAATCGCGTCTTTGCTCAATGGGTATTGATCCGGGTCCGATTGATGGTGTTGGGGAAGCAACGTCATTCGCAGCGGCTATTCGGGCATCCCAAGCGCGCGGTGGTATTCCGCAGACAGGGACCCCGGATCAAGCGACTCTCTTTCGGATGGGGTTCTCTGCGGCTGATGCTCAGAGGATGGCCGGAACTCTTGTACCGGCCGGACCAGGAGGTGGATTCGATCTTGGCATTCAGCTCCCATGGGCTCTTGTGATTGGGACCTCTGCAGCGGCCATGTTCATGCTTTACGCCGCATGGAAGTTCAAGAAGAGGTCGTGATGGAGCGAAACTTCGGACCAATTGCTGCTGCTGCCTATCCGATCCTCATCGGTGGTTCGTTGATTTTTGCCGGTATGGCCTTTGGTGCGTTTCAACAGAACGGAACGACGGAAGTTCAGGACCAGCAGCAGCAGATTGAGGAGCAGCGACGACGTGCAGCGGCGGCTCAGTCGCAAGCAATGTACGGGCTGCTCGTTCCGATGGGGATGATCGCAATCCCAGCGACAGCCATCCTGGGGATGTATTTTATCCTAAGGAAGAGAGAGCGATAGATGCAGCCAAATCCATGGTGGGTCCCTGCTCTGTTGTATGGCGTTCCGTTGGTTGTTGGTACGGGATGGGCTGGCTATGCCATATCGCGTTCAGTGTCCGAGGGAGAGAGGGAGAGGCTGGAGCAACAGAGGCAACAGGCTATTCGACAAGAAGAGCAAGCCCGTGTTGCGCAATTGCAGACGCAAATGATGATCGAGCAGATGCGCCCATGGATGTGGGCATCTGTTCCGGCGATGGTGCTCATTGGGGCGTACCTCTTGCACAAGTCTAAGCAGGAGGAGGTGGAGGAGCTGTGAGGCCCGGAGTTAATTACGGCGCGATCGCGACCAATGGAATGTACAGCGTTTGGGATTGGACGACCGGGAAGTACAAATACTATCAGGCTCCAGAGCCTGATCGTCCCAAGTACGGTGAGGAAGTCCCGCCGCCGCCTTTTTCGCCAGCGCTCGGAAGCGCTCTCGGCGAAGCCCCAGATACCTCGGGCCACAGTCTTCCACCAAGGGCGAAGTATGTTGGAACAGGCTCTCTCGCAATGGGTGAAATTGTTTCCGAGGTGAGCACCCAGACACCGATCAATCCATGGCTGTGCGTTGGGTTAGCGATCGTCGTTCCGACGGCACTTCTCTGGCTGACAACCAGACTTGATAATCGTCCTCAGGACGAAAGATTCGGTACCTTCGAGTCGGAGATGGAGTAGACATGGCTCGCAGTAGGCGGCGCGTCCAAGTGCGCGATATTCTCAATGACCCGATCGAACGACGCGAACTGATGATCAGGACGATCATCGCAACGCAGGCTCGTGAGGGGATCACCGTCACTCGCGAGCGAGCTGAAGAGGTCTATGACAAGATTCAGCGAGAGCTGCGTCATCAGCGTCCGAACCCAGGTTCGCCCATCGAGCGAAACGACGCAAGGTCGGCGCAGGCTGCAGCGAAAACGTTCAAGCGCTTTCACTCGCGCAAGAAACTTGAACCGGTCTTCCCTTTTCACGGGCAGGAGCACTCGGTATTCGAGCTGGAAGGTGTTGACTGGCCTGAGCAGGTGAGCTTACTCGGTGTCGCAATGCGAACGCTCTATGAGAGTGACAAATGGCACCAGCGCGGTGAGACCGTCGAGTACTACCACGATCACGATCGAAACGTTGTGAAGTTCATGGTTCCTTCAGATGAGGGAGGCGCACTCGAACCAGTGCAGCTTCCTTACGGTTGGCCAGAAGAGGTGATGCTCATCGGAGAGTGTATTGGATTCGTCGTTCGGCCCCTGGATACTGGAGAGATCACCGAGGGTACGATGAAGGGAAAGAACGTTTTGGTCGCGTCACCTGACGGGTGGGTTGATCCGCGGCGACCGAACCGAGTTTTCTTGGCGATCATCAACCTGGACGGAGGAGGAGTCGAGAGTGTCATAGACGGCCCCAACCTCCGCATCACCTCACATGGGATCGAGGGGTGATATGAGCTACGAGTACACAACAAAAAGCTCGATGGGTGGCGCTGCTGGTGGTCAGTCTGGTGGGAGTGTCACTCTTCGTGTAGCACCGTGCGGGCAGCGTGCTCCAAACCGGGAGCTTCAGGCCGAGCTGGACGAGTGGTATCCGGGGATTATGCCTCGTGTTGTAGGTCGTCTCGATATCAACTGTTACGTGGGCTCGACACAAAGCTATCGATTCTCTTACGCCACAAGTCCTCATAAGGCATACCGCGTTAGGATCATTGGGCACCTGCGCGACATAAAACAGGTGGAGAACTTCAAGGGCGGCACCCACAAGGTGTTTGACGTCGTTCAAAAGTCATAAAGGAGATTGGCGATGCTGGGATATTGGGAAGAAGCTGTTGGGATGGGGCAACCGGAGACCTCGATGGGGAACTTCGGACTTGTCCTGGCGCAGTTCGCGCTCGGCGGAGCTGCTGCTGCCATCGTTTCTCCAATGGACCGCAAGTACGCCGTCATTGAGGGCGGCGTCGCTGCTGTTGCGCTGGCACAAGCCGCTCAGGCGATTGTTCCGATGAGTGGGGTCCTGTTCTGGTTGCGAACGTTTGCTATTCCATCTGGTGCAGGTGCGGTCGTCGGGATTTGGCAACAGAAGCAATGGGAGCGAGAGCTGAGGGCAAGCTACGAGCTGGATCGAGCGCAGCGTCTTGCTTCTCGCGCAAGGGCGTAGGAGGGGACGATGTACGAGTACACTCCAGCGACTTACGAGTCGATGATGGGATTCGGACTTGGTACAAATGGCAACGGCGCTGAGCCGGTGGCAGTTACCGTTCCTGGTTTGCAGCTCGAAGATCAGGCTTTTGTTGATACGGGCGTTCCAGCTCCTGCAGACAACGGAACGAGGGCTCTTGCCATCGGAGCTGGCGTCGGGGCACTCGCTCTTCTCCTGCTTGGGATCGTCGTGATTGGAATTGCCATGCCGTTCGCGCTCGGAGCTGCTGGTGCAGCGATTACCGGAGCGAAGGGATACAAGAAGGAGGCGGCGAAGAAGGGTGCCATCTACGGCGGTCTTGCTGGTATTGGCGCGGGCATCGTGCTGACCATCGTCTCTGCTGGCCTCGAAAGTGTGAGTCAGGGCAGCGGTCGTTACGTTGGAGGCTCTGGTCTCGTTCCTTTCGCTGTCGGACTCTACATCGGCTACAAGCAGAAAGAACGTTTGCGTGAAGAAGGCGCAATCGATTAAGGAGGAGAGCATGTCTTACGAGTATCAGAGGGTGCAGGGTGGGCTAGGTGCAGCAGCACCTACTCGTGTGAGAACACATGCCCCCGTGCCGCCCGCTAGAGCTGTTTCGCTTTGTGCATCATACGAAGAAGAATTGCGTTTGCGAGAACATGAGTTGCATTTGGCGACGCTGGAGCATCGAGCAGCACAGTTGCGCCTGCAGCGCTGCCGTCAGGGATAGAGTCAGATAAAAGCTCGCGCTCGTCTCTCCGATTTTCTGAGTTCCTGCCTACTTAAGGGTTCTTTTTAAAGAAAAAACGTCTTGAAGACGTTAAATACGCTTGACATCGTCCTCAGGACGAACGTAGTCTTGTAATCGTCTCGGTAAGCCTGTCCCAGCCCCATAGGATGGTGCCGAGAGAAAACCCAATCCCTCTCAGACCTGAACAAGGGACAGGCTTAGTATGGCCAAGGGCTACGTGCTGAACACACCAAAACGCAAGAATCCCAGCAATGGGACGCGGCGCGGTGTGACCATGGTCAACCCCAGACCGCGCGCCAGTGCGTCTCGGTGGGGCCATGAGAGCATCCTTCCCCGCAGGTATTCTCGTCGTGAACGGACTCGGGCAGCATGGGAGAACCCCTCGCCGCGAAGGAGTAGCAGGCGCTCCTCGAATCCGGTTCAGGGCAGGATCGTCGAGAGTGGAAAGTCTCCCAAGGCTCGGAAGAACTCCTCGACCAAGCAAGTGAGCGGTCGTGTGGTTCCTAATAAAAAGGCTGGATCATATGCTCGCAGAGCGAATACCGGCCGGAGAAAAAGTGTTTCCAAGAACACCGTCTCCGGCCGCGTCGTGAAGACGTCGCGTAGCGCATCTGCGAGCAAACGAGCTTCGAGCGCAAGCCCGAAGAGGAACTCCACGCGGTCGCGGCCCCAGTCCCGCAATGCCGCAGGGAAGAAGAAGTCAGTGGCAACCAAAAAGAGAGCCACGAAGCGCAAGCCCCGGAAGGTGACCGTGAAGGTTCCGGCGAAGCGCACTCGTACAGGTAGGGTCGTCCGCAAGGCGTATACCTACAAGCGAGCAGCAAAGCCGAAGCGCAAGACGGCGACCCGGAGAAAGACGACGACTCGTCGTCGTAACCCGGCCCCGAAGCGCAACACCCGAACGGGCCGCATGGTCTCGAACAAGAAGAAGCGCATCACGGCGAACAAGACGGTTCGTTGGCGGACAGACGTCCACCCCGGCACCAAGAAGCGCGGCATCCTGGGTACGCCCATGACGATGGCTGAGCGCAAGAAGTGGACCTCTCGTGGGTTCCAGCGCGCGAAGCAGAAAGCTGAGCGTGCTCAGCGTGTCAAGGCGACGGCGGGGAAGAAACGAGCGCCAGGTGTCAAGGGCGCAGCGGCGAAGGGTCACTGGAGGCAGGGTGTCATCCACCCCGTCACCGGTCGGCTCGTCGGCGGTCGGCCCATGTCTGAGCGCGACAGCAAGCTGTTCAAGACCGACGGAACGACTCGCAAGGGAGTCGGGCCGGCGGCAGTCAACGCAGCGTATGGGCTCAAGCCCAGCGCGGCAAAAAAGGCGAAACCAACCAGGAGGAAGACCGTGGCAGCGAAGCCCAAGAAGCGGAAGACGACCGCGAAGAAGCGCCGCCGCACGACTGGGAAGCGCTACCGCGTGCGAAAGCCCAGTGGCGGCACCTATCTGCGCCGGTACCCGACCAAGCGTCGGAAGACCGCCAAGAAGAAGACCGCCCGTCGGGGCAAGACCGTCACGGTCAAAGTCCCCGCCAAGCGCTCTCGAAGCGGAAAGATCTTGCGCAAGGCCTACAGCTACAAGCGAAAGGCCACGACCACCAAGAAGCGCAAGCCGGCCAAGCGCAAGACCGCCAAGCGGAAGACCGCTCGTCGGTACCGCGTCCGCAAGCCGGGCGGCGGCACCTACATGCGCCGCTATCCGACCAAGCGTCGGAAGGCGACCAAGAAGCGCGCCACCAAGAAGACCACGCGCAGGCCGCGTCGGTACCGCGTCCGCAAGCCGGGCGGCGGCACCTACATGCGCCGCTACCCGACCAAGCGTCGGAAGGCGACCAAGAAGCGCGCCACCAAGAAGGCCAAGCGCGGCAAGGCCCGTCGGTACCGCGTCCGCAAGCCGGGCGGCGGCACCTACATGCGCCGCTACCCGCGTCGCAAGGCCAAGGGTCGCAAGCGCACCTACTCCCGCAAGCGTTCGAACGGTCGCCGCAAGGGCAAGATCGTTCGCGTGAAGGGCTACACCCGCGCCGACGGCGTGAGGGTGAAGGGCTACTCCTACCGTCTCAAGAAGACGGGAAGCCGCAAGGGCAAGATCACCCGCAACCCCTACAAGCGGTCCAAGGTCCGCGTGCATCCCTACAGCTACACGCGCCGGAAGCCGCGTCGGAAGCGCGTGAAGGTCCCCGGTGGCCGCAGGAACCAGTGGTATCCGCACCACTACGGTGGCAAGTGGATCTCGCAGGCAAAGGCCAAGAAGCTCGGCCTCCTCACCAAGCGTGAGCAGCGAGCCATGATGCGAAATGGTGGCCACGCCGCCATGGTCACGAACCCCGAAGCACTCGCCATGCTCCCGACGAGCGAGCAGCTCATGTCGGTCGGCAAGGCAGCGGGTCTCGGATTCATCGGCTTTGGCGCCGCGGTCGCTGCTGGTCGCGCTCTGACGAACGTCACCTCGATCTCTCAGCACCTCGGCAACTGGACCTCGGTCGTCGGAAACGTCGCAGCCGGTCTCGGCTTCTGGGCTCTCGCATCCTTGATGCCGGAGAACGAGAAGCTGCAGGCGATGAAGCCCTTCGTCGCAGCCGGTGCTGGTATGGCCGCGATCGTCAACATCATGCTGAACCTCGTCGCGTCCAGGACGATCCCGTCCGACTACGCTGCTTGGGTCATGCCTGGTGCTGGCGCTGCTGAGGCCGCACCAGCCGCAATCGTCGAGCCTGCCAACGGTATGCTCCCGATCGCTCCGCAGGCGATGGTCACCAACGGCAACGGCCTCGTGAACGGCAACGGCAACGGCCTCGTGAACGGCAACGGCAACGGCCTCGTGAACGGCAACGGCATGCCGCCCGAGCTGGAGGCTGAGGGGACCGCTGGATTCGGTCAGATCGACATCTACGAGGCAGCCCTCGACGGTGTCGGTGGGATCGAGGAAGAGCTGGAGCTGGAGCTGGACCGCATGAGCGGTATGGGCGGCGACCAGGGCGGCATCTTCGAAGGCGGCAAGGCGGGTGTTCTCTCTGGGATGGACGGTACCGGCGAGTACCTCGAAGTTCCCATGAGCGAGTACCTGGAAGTCCCGATGAGTGGGATGGGAGCCATGGTCGAAGAGGCTTTCGCCGGTGGCGGAAGCGGCGGTGTCAGCGAGTACCTCGAAGTTCCGATGAGTGAGTACCTGGAAGTCCCGATGTCGGGCATGGGCGCTCAGGTCGAGGAAGCCTACGCTGGGATGGGAGCCATGGTCGAAGAGGCATACGCCGGCACCGGCGAGTACCTCGAAGTTCCCATGAGCGGCATGGGTGCGATGGTCGAAGAGGCCTACGCGGGCATGGGCCAGGAGCCCTCCGTCGCGGCCGTCGAACAGAGCATCCGAACGCGTCCGCTGATGCCTGGCTTCAAGCAGGCCGTCGCCAAGATGGTCCGGGAGCGCATCGCTGCCGGTCTTCCTCTCGATGACGCGTTCTACTCGAAGCTCGGCCGAGCAGCCGCTGGCCTCGCTCGCAAGAAGTTCGCTCAGCGGGTTCGCCAGGTATCGGGTCGACCAGGTCACCTCCCGATGGAACCCTGGAAGCCCCCGCTGCTTCGCAGGTCGGCTCCCATGTACCGACGTCCCGTCCACGACCCGGCGCCCGGTCGAGTCCCTGGCGTGGCAGAGCCGATTCCGACTCACGGCCCCAAGGGCGGTGACGAGGGGATCTTCACAAGCGGTGAGGAAGAGGGAATCTTCTAGCTGATCGTCATCATGGTCTCGGGGATAGGGACGTGCACCCCGAAAAGCGGTTTCTCCGACCGCCTTCCCCGAGGCCTTGAACATTATTTCGGAGTGTTTGGCCCCGCGGAGAGGGGTAGCAGGTAAGACAGCGGGACGACCACCCGCTAGGCCCGCAAGGGCTGAATCAAAACGGGAGGAGAAAAGACATGCCTGCAATCGTTGGCGTCATCGAGCGTCTGCATCAGCCCCTGTACGACACCCTCTGCCGAGGCGTGTCGGACGCGACCACGAACATCGGCCCGAACGGTCAGCCGGTGAGCACCCAGACCCGTCTGTTCTCGGGGACAAACCTCGGTAACAGGGCCTGGACCAACATGAAGATCGCCGGTCAGCTCGTCGCCGACCGGACCTTCAAGATCAAGGCGCTCCGCTGCCTCACGCACTTCCGTGCGGGTGAGCTGACGTCCGGCTTGGTCGGATCGCCGGCCTACTACGTCCACAGGCTGTACCTGCAGTGCCAGGCCCAGCTCTTCTGGACGGTCGCCATCGGCGACAAGCCGCAGTTCGTGTCGGGCACCCACTACGTGCCCATGGCAGCCGGCATCTACGGCGACATCGGTGGGGACACCTCGCTTGTCCTCATCAACAACGGCGTGCCCAGCCACTCGGCTCTGCTTCGCCTCGGTCGCCCGATCGCCGTCCCGCCCCGCCAGGGTATCGAAGTTCTCGCAGAGGTCTTCCCCATGGCGAACACCGCGGACCACGACCTGGTGCAGGCACTGAATCTCGAAGACGACATCGCCAAGGATATCAAGTACTTCCTTGACGGTCTCGGAACTCGCGAGGTTCAGTAGGGATTTCAAGGGGTTAGAGCCCCTTAGAGTCTCTGACGCGAAAAAGTGAGGTGACGCCCCTCTCGTCCTGGTGACGGGAGGGGCTGATACCCATCATTGTCCTGGCCGGTCTGTGCGGCAATCTTAACATCGTTCCGGCCAGAGGCGGCTCGCAATGAGCTGTTACCCCGTTCATGACGGGAGGTTGGAAGGATGCCAAACAACAACGGAAAGCGGCGAGTTATTGCACCTGAGGTCGCGTTCGAACTGCGCAAGCTTCAGGGGCAGATCGATGAGGCTGTTGTCGAAAACCAGCGCCTTTCTGCCGAGCTGGCGGATGAACGGAAGGCTCGCGAGACGCTGGAGCGCCAAGAAGTTCACATCGACGACATGCCTGGCAAGCAACTCCCGTACAAGTATCAGATCAACATCAACCTGCCAGGTGGGTCTCAGGCTCCCGTGACGGGGACGGTGAACGTCAGCCGAGACGGTCCATTCATCGCCCGAAGACTGTTTGCTTCGCTCATCTACACCGAAGCCCCATCGTTGGAGGTGATCGGTCTCGGAACAGCGGACTATACCGACTTTATCGGTCGGTTTGCACCTGTCACTTCGAGGGTTGAGTACTTCAACTGGGCACGTGACGCAGCTCAGCTTGCGTTCAGTACCGGTACACCTCCATTCGATGGCTACATAGCGCCGCCTCTCGATTTCGAGTGGCAGTACAGCGATGGCGGAAGCGAGCGAAACCGTCAGGACAAGCCTATCAGCGGGGATATCCTGTTTCGCCGTGACGACGACGGATATTTCATGAACAATGAAATCTTCGCTGCCGGCACGACGATCAGCTTCATCTGCAACCCCCTCAGAGCTGTTCCAATCCTTTCGATCGGGTCGGGTGAAGAAATCGATTCAGGTCCCGTCAACCTTCAGCTCAAGATTACATTCGACGGCTTCAAGGTGCTGCAGCCGCTGGAGATGTAGTCGATGGGTGGCGGACGAAAAAAGCGCCACGGTATTCCGATCGGGCCATTGGTCAGGCGCGACCACAAAGAACCCGGTGTGATCAATCCCCAGGTTCGGGAGAAGGTCTATGGACTGGACCCGGATATGCTCAGGGCGAAGCCTATCAGCGGCGGCAAAAAAGATGCCCGTCGTGTCAGGCTGGTTAAGGACTTCTATTCCCGTCTTCAAGACGAGCAGATAGTCTTCGTCGATCTCACCGACGAGGTCGAGTTCAGCACAGTCCCTCTGGGGCGGCGATTCCCCATACTCAGCTTCAATGTGCCTTCCGATCGGACCCTCGTCATCGACAACATGTACTTCTTCGCCAAAGCTGCTTTCGGTCTTGGTGAGCTGCTCCCCCCCGGGGTCATCGAGGGGTCGGTTCAATGCTTCTTCGAGATAGGTGAGGTAGTGCCAGTCGAAATTCGTTCGACAAGGGTGCAGCCGCTTTTGCCTGCTGAAGACAGAGCTTACTTCCCGTTTTTGGGTGATCGCGTTGGTTCCCGTGAGGTGGAGTTCTCTCTTTATGCGAAGTCAGGGCGAGAGGTGGAAGCCTACTATATCAACAGGGCAGTCTCGCCAGTTCCCATTGGCACCGTTGGCTTTCGTGTTGAGGGATGGCTCATCGACTCGAACATTATCGAGGAGATCTTGGAGCAGCAACGATGACACAGCCTCAATTCATGCAAGAACAAATGGCGATGGCATCTCCTGAGCAAGAAAGGGAGATGCGCGACACCATTGCGAAGGTTCGCGCAGTCATTGCACGCTTTCACAAGCTTCGCCGCAAGAACAACGAGCGCGCTGCAGGGATGCGAGCAGCGATGATGACGCCGCAGCAGGTCCAGATGGTTCTGCGTTCGAATCGAGACCCTCAGATGGAGCAGAGAGCTGTCGAACAGCTTCGGCAGTTCTTGTCGGTGCTCAGGGGTCACGAGCCGTCTCGCCAAGAGATGCAAGCCGGTATTCCAGAAGGTCTTGAAGAACAGCTCCCCATGGGGGGAGTGCCATTCGCCGTGGCGGCAGTGGCGATCTCAATCGGCGCTGGTGTCTTCTCTGTGTTCGACTATCTGACAACCATCGAGGAGGGGAACCAGCAGCAGACGGCCACGCCTCTAGAGAGAGGGCTCCAGGCACTCAGTGACAACATCTGGGGCGTCGCGGCTGTTGGAGCCGTCGGCCTCGGTGGTCTTGTGTACTACCGGACCACCAAAGCGGCGGAGCAGAAGCGAGAGGTCGAGCTGGAGCGTGTTCGCGTGATGGGAAAGGCCGTCGGCAAGGCCATGCGCGAAGAGTCGGAGCTGCGGAAAAATCCAGAAGAAGAAACTCTGACGGAGAAGGTCACTGGCTTTGTCAAAAACGCTCTTTTCCCGCCCGAAAGAAATCCGGGACTCAGCCCTGGCGAGAAGCTCGCCGCTCAGCTCGAAAACCTGTCAGATGATGAGCAAGACAGGTTCTTCGCAACCGTGAACGGCGAGAAGATCGAAGAGCTGGAAGAGGAAGAGCCTGAAGAGAATCCAGCTCCTGAGGAGAATGACGAGGAGGAAGAGAGCGAAGAATAAGACCCGAGTGTTGCGGGGTGTTATCAAGGGTGTCCTGGGTCAATATACGAGACCAGGGTGCTTAAATAAAAGAAGGAGGGTAACCTTGAGTCTTATGGGGCCGGCCCCTGACACCCTTGCTAATGCTTCGCAGCATCGGAGAGTTACGAAGTAATGTCCAAGCGTCAGACAACATTTACGCCACCACGGGGAGAGGATGGAACCTTTCTACCTCGTGAGTTGTGGAGCAAGAAGGATCAGCGCACGTTCGACCGCCTGAAAAGGGAAGGTGCGTTCAAGAATCCAGTCGTCAAGAAGAAGGGAAAGCGCCGCAAGACGACTAAGGACGTTTGGATTCCTCCTCAGGATCCTGAGACCGGACAGTTCCTTCCCATGGATGAGTGGAGCGCTTCCGAGCGGAGGGCCTATGAGAGTGCTCTTGAAGAGGGCATCGTTCCGGGCACCAAGGTCAGGCGCAGTAAGGAATCCGGTCAGTTTGTTTCCAAGTCAGGGAAACGTCGCCGAAAGAAGACCTCGAAGTCCGAGCGCCGTGAGACTCGTCGGCGAACTGAGCGTCTTGACGACGATATCCGTAAGGATATTCGTCGACTAGAAGCCCTGGTTGCTGAAGCCCTGATCGACCGGAATGAAGATGAAGAAGAGACGGTGCGTGAAGTCATCGTCGTGCCCCAGAGGCGCAAGCGCAAGAAGGTTGAGCGTGTCTTTGTGGTGCCGGACCAGGTCCATGCGGACGAACAGGAATATGAAGACAGGCAGCTCTCCCTGGATATTGATGAGGTAGGAATCGCTCCGGAGGCTTGCGATCCCTGTCAGTTCAAAATTTTAGAGGAGACACAGAGAGTTGGTCGTCTGTGCGAGGCGAGTCTTCAGGACGTTCGCCCAATGGTGCGGAATCGAGAGCTGGCAGAACGACGTTTGAGCCGGGCGATGATGTACAACCGCCCGCGGACGCTTGCTCAACGTTTCGTCGAGATTGTTGACTTTTTCAAGGAAAGGCCGCTTATCGCGCTGCTTGGCGCAGGAGCGATGGTGCTGTTGGGTTATGCGATTTACCGCATCGTCAAGACAGCGCAGAGTAGCTTCTCTTCTGGGGCTCAAATCGTCAATGGCGTCATGCACTTCCCCGGCGAAGCTCCGTACCAGATTACTCAGGACGACATGCTCTGGCTGGCGCGCTCCATCTGGGGAGAGGTCAGCAGGACACCGTCGGCCTGGAGTCAGAGCGATGTTCAGCAGGGTGCGTCGGCGGTGTTGTGGGCCTACGCGAACCACTACATGACAGTTGGGCAGAAGCGTCAGCTTTATCCGACACTTGGGTCATTCGTTCAGGCCTATTCGCAGCCAATTAACCCGGCGTGGGTAGATCCAAACTCTGGGCGCTGTCCGAGTAGCCCCGACATGTGTACTCCAGAGAGAGTTGCTTTTCGGCGTGCGCTTCGATCGAAGCCCTGGACGGATTTTCCACCTGCGCTGACGAATCTAGTGCAGCGGTTCGTCGCTGGCCAGGTGCCGAATCCTATCGGAACGAGGACTGACTTCCGTGCGGCCGGAACGGGTCTGGAGGGCTCGGCCGATGCCGTGAACGTGGCTGGAAACATCTTTATCACAGCGGACAACGCACGACGACGATCGGCGGTGGCTTGATGCAGTACGACGCCGACATCGTTGAGTACGAGTGGAACGAGAATCCTCGATTCTTCAGTGTCGCGCGTGACTTCATTGATCACCTTAAAGAAAGGCCGCTGCTGCTCGCGGCCGGTGGCCTGAGCGTGGCCATTCTCATCGGTGGTGTCATCTACACCGCTGTCGTAACGACGGGAGACAACGTTGTCATCTACGTCGCCGAGGGAGATGGTGCTGGCGAGTTCCGACACGTTGGCGAGCGAATCGCGGCGAACATTGGAGCGGCTCTCTATCCAGCTCGAAACGCGCAAGATGTTCTCGATGCGGTGAGGCGTTATCGCAGAATCAAGAATCTCATCATGGTGGGCCACGGGACGACGACACAGTACATGCGCCCTGGCCACTCTGGAATTCGTGTCGGAGACGATCAGCTCCCGACGTGGATGTCTCATCGAACGTTTGCTCGCGAGGTTGGGCCTCGAATGGCAGCAGGCGGCTGGATTGGCTGGGCTGGTTGCTCCTCTGCGAGTAATCCAGGCGAGTCCGGATGGAGCAGCGCTTCCTACGAAGATGGAGGAGAGCGAAGCTTCATTGCTCAGGTGCGAGATGAGATGGCCCAGACACCAGGCGTGCTCTGGGGTATTGAGCACGGTGGGCATACTGCCCCCGGTCACGTTTCTGCAAATCCAGGAGCACGCGAGTGCCCTGTTTCGCGCTCAGCCATCGGGCAGCCCTGCGAATCGGTTATGGAAGAGACATGGGGATCAGGGGCAAACTACAACTCTTGGGTCAGCGCATTCCAAGGAGTGCCGGCTGAAACTTGGATATCGACTGGGGCGGTCGTGGTGTAGGGGGCGACGATGAGAGAAAATCCAGTCGAAGTCCTGACGCTCATCAATCCATCGGAAGAGACCTGGAAAGTTCGTCCTGGGGATGTTGCCTTGGCGGTGGGCGTCGGCGCGATCGCACTCGGGCTGTATTACCGTCGTCGACAGCAGCAAGCTCAAACGCCGCAGCCTCCTCTGGGCGATGCGATGTCTCAGACGCCGATCTGGGCGAAGGGCCTGCTGTTGGGCGGTTTGGCCTGGTTCGTCTTCTACCTCTACACGAGAAAAGAGGACGAACGAGAGATTGAAGAGAATCTCGGCGACGACGAGCTGGAGGAAAATGTCCGCTCAGATCGCTACGTCGTCAAGGTCGTCGGAGAGAGGGTGCTCTACCCTCAGCCAGGAAGCAAATACCACCCTGGCGGCTATCCTCTGAGATCTGCTCAAGATTTTGCTAGAATTGGATCACAGACTGGAAAAACGAGAAAAATCTTTCGCGGAGGACCGCGAGGGAAACATATTCGCACGTATAGAGATGGCCAACGCGTCTGGCCGAGGACAGCGGCACAGGCGAAAACGCTGCTCCCGAGGGAGCGGCCTCGGGAGTTCATGAACTAAGGAGGGTGCCGCGATGGCGACCGCAAGAAAAAATGCTCGAAAGAAGACAGTTCGCCGGAACACGGGCCGCAAGCCCGCGAGGAAGAACCCGGCGAAGAAGAAGGGGCTAACCTGGGGCAAGGACGTCAAGGGCCACCCCGTGACGGGGAAGCCTTGCGCTGGCCGACCGATGTCGCAGCGCGACCAGAAGCTCTTCACCAAGATGGGCAAGAGACGCGCAGGCGTTACGCCGACCATGGTGAAGGAGGCCTACGGTCTCAAGAAGACGGCCACTCGCAAGGCCGCGCCGAAGCGCAAGAGAACCACCAAAAAGGCCGCGCCGAAGCGCAAGACGGCCGCAAAGCGCGCCACGCCGAAGCGTCGCAAGGGCTCGTCCGTGACGGTCAGGGCTTGTCCGACGCGTTGTCAGCGCTATGTCGTGGTGGATGGAAGCATGCGCTACCAGTCCTCGCACAAGCTGCTGACCTCGGCACGGAAGAAGCAGGCTGCGCTGGAGGCGAAGTATCCGCGCAAGGTCTTCAGGATCGTCGATACGAAGGGCTAGGACCATGAACGCTGCTAGAAATTCTCTGGCGGCGCTCGCTGGGCTCTCCGGTCTTTCTGGGATGCTCACCGACGTTGCCAAGGCGCCAATCACACGATGGCGACAATCTTCTACCACTCACAAAGTCCTCGCTGCTGGCGCCGGAGCCGGGTTGGCCTACTACCTTCACAAGAGGGGCATGGCGAACGCGGCGGTGGCAGTCGCAGGGGTTGCGGGAGCCTATGCGGTCTCGATGGTCATGCACTATCCGACCGTCGCACAGGCTCCGCAGAACGGAGCCGCTCTACCCAACGGTCAAACCGTTGCTGGCGCGCTCCCACCGGCTCAGATGCAGGCCATGAATCAACAGGCCCAGGCCATGATGAATGGCGGTGCTCTGCCCAACGGCAACGGCGTCCCTCCTAACGGAGGTGCTCCAGCAATGTCCGGTGGAATCATGCCGGTTTCTCAGACGCCGGGAGCGGCTGGTCCGATCCCGAGAGCCTCGGGCGGCAACCCCAACAGCAAGTGGTCGCTGCTCGATATGGAGATGTAGTTGCCAGGACAACCGAAGCAGAAGGCCGGGGGCTGGGCCAAAACGATGTTTGGGTCCATGCTCGATGAGCTGATTGGAAGCGGTGCTCAGAAGGTCGTCGAGACAGCGAGACAGGTCGCGCCGAAGTGCGCTTTCTGCTATTCGCCGACGATCGTCAAGTGCCAGGCTTGTGGTCGGTTCGTCTGTCGTGTTCACGTGTTCGTCAACGCCGTGGCCGTCGACCGCTACAATGTCATCTGTGCCGATTGCATCTCTCACCACTTCGAATTTGTGACCGTCGAACCTCCGCCACACTACGCCAACTATCAGAACCAACACGCACAGCAAGAAGAGGCTCGTTGGCCATATCCAGAGCAACCCTGGGATATTCTGGGGGTCGACTGGTACGCCAAGGAGGAGGATATCGAAGCTGCTCGGAAGCAGAAGGCTCGTCAGGTTCATCCGGACCATGCGAGAGACGAGCAAGATCGTGTTCAGCGCGAAAAGGCGATGAAGAAGGTCAACGCTGCTGCCGAGCATATGCTGCGTCACAGAAGGGGTCAGTGATGCATCCATTTTTGCAAGTCGCTCTCGGAGCCGGCTTGGGGTACGCCGTCGTGAAGCTCCTCACCAAGGGAGACGAGACGGCGATGCTCGAAGAAGAGCTTGCGCTCGAAGGCGCGGTGGCAAACCCGCGGCGTTACGAGACTCGCAGCTCTCGCACTTCTCGCAAGGCTGCCAGCAGCCGATGCATCTCCAGAAAGGGAGGCAAGTGCCGGTGGCCGGTTGGTGATCAGTATCACCAGCGCAAAGCCCTAACCTACGTCCAGGCAGGAAGGTGTTCCGAGACGGAGTTCCCGACCTGCGCCGATGTGGTCAACTGGATCGCGAAGTATGGATCCGGCGAGGCAAAGCAAGCGGCGAAGCAAGAGAAGGCGGCGATGCTCAGGAGTGCGAGGCGTGCTCGAAGCCGACGTGAGCGGACACGAGCGAGGCGAAGTCGCAGGAGCTACAGGTAGTCCCTGTGACCTATGCAGCGCCAAAGACGGAGAAACAGCAGCAGCCTGAGAAGACGATGCTCGTCGTCGTCAAGCTGCAAGACTCTCCTGTTCGTGGGAAGGTCTGGCGCGTCTGTGTTTTCGTCAATGGTATTCGCCTGTTCCGTCCGGGTTTCCAGAAGCGGAAGCCGGCGATCAAGCTTGCTGCCATGATGGTGCAGCAGGGCCTTCTCCACGGGTGGAACGTTTCATGGAGGGTGCTCAACGAGCAAGGGACGCCAGAGAACCTCAATCTCGCTGCCCTCGGCAGTAAGATGGAGCGTGGCGAGAAGAAGCAGGAGTCCTGAGGATGCCGACGGCAGTAGAAAGTCCAGTGGTACCTTGGATGTATCCGCGTCCAGTCAGTCAGCTTCCGACGAGTCGAGTCAATGGTCGCGTGGCTGAGAAATTGCCTGGTGAAACGCTTCAGCTCGATCAGGAGATCCATCAGCCTTTGTGGGGCACAGTCTCTCGTGGCATCGGAGGCGGAGCTGTTATTGCGAGTCCGAGCGCTCATTACCCTGTCGTGCTTCCCTTTGGGGGGTGCTGTGGACTCGGGACGAACGGAGAGAACGGGGCAACCCAGAACGGTTCTGGGACGATTCCCTTCTTTGGGATACTCGCTGCGATGTTTGTTGGAGGTCTCGCAATCCTCTGGCTGACACGCAAAGAGGAGATTGTAATATGAACGCTGTGAAACAGCTCAAGCAGGTTCACTTGTCAAGGCTGAGCCCCGTCATGTGGACGCTGCAGACTGGGTACCCAAGGCCCGAGATCGCTGTTCCAATTCAGGAGATCAACGGCGGTATGGGAATGGGTGAGGCCGATCCGGCGAACAGCGACGGCCGCTACGTCGCGACGCCGATCAACCCCAAGGCGAGCCCCTTGTGGTCGAATATCTACCGTCTCGGTGCGGCGGGCGCGCTGAGCAGGGTGGCACCCTATGGCCCGGACGCTTTCGGTACCGATAATGGAAACGGCGAGATGCAGCCGTCGACCTTTGGGGCGCTGTGGCCTTTCTTTCTCGCTTTCGGTGGGATGGCGTTGCTGACTTACTTCGGAACGAGGCGGAGCTATCCGCGGGACTGATGCCAGACCATGAGAAAATCGCTGGAAAGGAGCTTCGTTCTGCTGTCCATCATCTGAACGAGGCCCTCCTGCGACTTGCTCACGCTCTTGGAAACTACACTTATGTCCCGGATGTCGATGCAAGTGGTATCCTCGAAGTAAAAGAGGCCCTTGAGGGCGAACTCATACCGAAGTGCGCGAGGTTCCTTGAGGGTAAAGCGACCGACGAGTCGCCGAACTAGGAGCCGAGCGTATGATCACCAAGGTCTTCAATCACAGATTCAACCGAGCCGCACTTGGTGTGGCGAGTGGAGTGAGCCATGTCAGATAATTCGGGACAGTACAGGAGCGACATTTTTCGAGTTGGCACCCTCTCTGGTCTTGCTGGAAACCTGTACGCAGGTTCTGACTTCCGAAACCCTCCTTTGAATATTTCGGGAGAGTCGGGCACCTTGGACTTCAATCCAGGGGTTGGAAACAGGGTTATTCTTTACATCGCGGATTTGATTTCAGAAGAGACCCGGGAACAGCCAAATCTTTTCGATTTCGGCATCTACGTGGCCTGGTCATACTTTGGTAGGCTCAAAGGTGGCAGGGATCGCCCTGATGCTGACATAAATGGAGAGACGACATACAGGAATTTTATGGACGGCTTCGATCCATCAGTTTCTCCCTCTCTTCTGGATATGAGAAAACAATGGTGGCAAGAGGCAAAGGTCGATTACTTTGACGCTCAGACTCTTCAGGTTGAGGATTGGGGACTTCAACGAGGGGAGATGAGGTATAACTATTACAAGTTCCCGCTTGACAACAACTTCTTTTATGATGAAGGCCCGGGTCCGGACAGAGGAGCACGAAGCCCAAATATTTTTAGGGTTATATCAATGACCGCAAAGGCCGATTTTATGAGGGTTTTTTGGTACGACAACAAAAATTTCTTGTTCCCCGGGTACACCAACCAAGACCGCGTCGATATCTGGGCTATGCGAGGTCATGACGCACCTGGGTCCCCGCTTCTTGGAGCCCATATTCCGATACCAGAAGAGGATTAAAGCCAAAGCGTGGCTTTGGTCACGAGGAGCTGCGCGATGCCTGTTATTGTCCCCGAAGAGAATCCCACCACCGGAACCGGCGTTTACTACCCAGCCTGCGGCCCACACTCTCTTTTCGCCTACCATGGCATCATGGGAAAAGTTGATGAGGAGGACTACAACCCCAGGCTCGTTTATGGCCCTCAGGAGCTGATAGCCACTGAAAACGCTTTTCGCACGATTTGGGAGCAAGGAGCTGTCTATTCGAACGCGGAGAGGCAGCGACTCGGCATTGGCGACCAACGATCCATGTTTTTTGGGATGGACCGGGCGGCTGGTGATGATGAGTACGTCTTCCTGAACATCTGCAAGCCTCATGACGCGGGGAAATGGGGATATCACCTCGTTTTTGACCCCTACAGGCTCATCGAGGAAGGGGCGCTCGTTGGATTCGATGACCTTCAAGGTCTCTATATGAGCGTCGCAGACGGCCTCCGTATCGAAGATCGGAACGATGAGCGAACCTGGACGCCCGAGCAGCTCGAAGCCTTTCAGGAGGACGCTAGGTTCATCCAAAACGTCTGGAGGATAAAAGGGGGGGAGGCTGAGGACTGGCTCGAATGGGTTCAGGGTGCTCGTGAGTCTTCTCCTGTCAATGCAGCAGCCCTGCGCTACGTGGATCGTGAGGTCGGCGGGGGCGGTCATAGAAACATTATTCGGTGGCTCTCAACGAACAAGGTTTCCGCGATTGGTTATGCGGAGATTGTAATGCCAAAGGTGCTTTCACTCGACTGGTTGGTTGGTGTCATATTCCGCAAAAATTGGATAAGAATAGACGACTTCATAGAGCACTACGGCCCTCCTGGGACTGAGCCGCCTGAAGCGTTGGATTTTCATTTTGCTCATTGGGTTAGCGAGAGGACGGGTCATCCAGCGCGCTGTGCTCGTTGTGGTGGTTGGATGTATTTGGCTCCACTTGATCTTCCAGAAAGCGCCTCATCGTGGGGTCCGCGTGTCTATCACGACAGAATGAGGGTTCCGGGATTTGACAATCCTATTCGCGTGATGGAGTGCAAGTCGTGCGGAGCAGCCTTCGCAGTCCCCCCTGGTTACAAGGAAGGTCCGTTCGAGATAGAAGAGTTTGTTGGAGAGTTCGAGGATTTGGAGCACGAGCCGTATCGGTGGTGAGATGGCGGTGACGTTCCAGGAGTTTTGCGATGGTGAGCTTGTCGAGGTCGAGATAACTCGTGGTGGTGACCTCGTTCTCCATGGCTACGACAGCCTCGAAGAAGATGCCGTCCTCAACGAGATGGGCTACGAAGCTTCTCGGTGTCTCTACCTGGTGCAGCAGTGGGAAAGGGAGCCGATAACAGTCATCGTCAAGATGCTTTATCTGGACCTCGATCTCTCTCTCTTGCTTGCGGTAGACTGGGTTCGCCATGCGATAGGGCATCTCGATGAGCAGGAGGTCAGTGACCTTCGACGGGCTGAGACCTTTGCTCTCCTGGAGTCGATAGAGAACGTCGCCCACGACCATATCGACAGGCTCGAAGCATCGGATATCTGGAAAAGGCACGTGGCGATTCGTGAAGGTCGATTCGACTTTTATCCGTCAATAGACGTCGTTGAAGTAGCGAAGGCCGCGGGCTACGCCATGAAGGCATCGAGTACAGTCGCCGCAATCAAGACTGACACTCTGACCTATCAGTACCAACAGGCGATGGAATTTATTAGGAATTCTCTGGGGGGGTGCGCACTGAGGTCGCGTAATAGCGTGGGTTTCAATAACATCAGTGGGCAGAAGCGGGAAGCCCTCTGGCAAATCAAGCGCTTCGTCGATGTGATGGAGGCAAAGCAGGAGGGAGAGCCCTATCCTCCCCTGGAGGAAACGGAATAGCGATGAGACACCACGCAGCAGGCATTCTCCCCTTGGCCCAGAACACTGGACGCTTCATGGTGACCAGGCGATCTCTGGCCGTCTCGGAGCCTGTAACGTGGTCCTTCCCGTGTGGGATGTCTCAATTCAACTTTGATGTGAACCGTAGGGAAACGCCCTATGAGACCGCGGTGCGGGAGTTTGTGGAGGAGACTTTCACTGATCCTCGTCATGTCTTCCCGCTCGGCAAGATGATGAACCAGGACGGAACGATCTTTCACGTCTTCCTCGGCATTTTCGGTCAGGAGTTTACTCCTCGGCTCAACTGGGAGAATGATTGCTTCCGATGGCTCGACCTCGGGAGCCTCTATATCCTCGAAGGCAAGCACCACGAGTTCGACCGCTTCCTGATGCATCCTGGGACGTTTGAGACGCTCAAGAATTTTCGGGAGGCGTAATGGAACAATGGCGTCGGAATCCAGCGTATTGGGGTGCGGCCGGCGCCGGGGTGCTTCCCATGGCCGAGGACACCGGACGTTTTCTGGTGCCCCTGCGGTCTCATCGGGTCTATGAGCCACTGACATGGAGCACCATCGGCGGCAAGCTCGACACAACGCCAGAGTCCACAGAGCCTTACTACGATGACGAGGAGGGGGAGTGGATCGAGCCCGATCCTGAAGACGCCGAGCTTGAGAATCCTGAGGACGCAGTATATCGGGAGTTCGAGGAGGAGACAGGTTATTCACTTCCGATGGAGCTGATCGATCTCTACGTCTTCGAGGATCCGGAGGTCGGCTTCACCTACTACAACTTCCTCGGAATCATTCCGTTTGAGTTCGAGCCTCATATCACCTGGGAGACCGAGCGCTGGGCGTGGCTCACCTTCGATGAGCTGCTCGCCATCGAGCCCAAGCACTTCGGGCTCGCTGCTCTCCTCGAAGACGAGGACAGCATCGAGACGATCCAGGAGTACCTCGATGAGTAAGCGCTACGTCTACATGCTGGCGTGTCCAGACGAGCCGTGGTGGCCCATAGAGGAGAGCCCAGGCGTGCTGATCAACGACATGCAGGAGGGCTCTGTCGAGGTCACCTATCAGACGATGCAGCGACACTGCCGAGGTCTCGTCGACTGGATGCTCTGGAAGGGCGTCGTCGACGAGCGATACGGCATGGTCGAGAAGCTGGAGCGGTCGTCGTGGATAACCTTCAAGAAGGGGTTCTACGACGGGATGCGTTGCTACTTCGTCGACTGGTCAGGTATCGAGTACATCTGGATCGACAAGGAGGCTCTCAAGGCGCGCAGCATCGAGCCTGAGATTCCTCCATGGAAACGAGGTGTCGATCCGAGGATGGAGCACCTGCCCTCGTTTCCTGGATTAAATGTTGTTTTCTTCAAGAGGTGATCGTCATGGCCCGGAAGCCCACCACCGAACTCATCGAAGCTGCTGATGCTCTTCAGAATTGGTACGGGCTCAACCAGATTGGTGCAGATGAGGTTCTGGCTTGGTGGGGCAAGGATGGCACTGCCAAATTCGCTCTGCGCGGCCCTGCGCTTCGCATCGAGCTTCGGGCTTTCATTGACCCCATGTTGAACAACCAAGACCACCTCCTCGATATCTCGATACAGCAGGCGATGGGTCTCAAGGCGCGGCCTTGGAGGCATGATGATGGGCGAGTTGTCGGCGTAAAGGGCGGCATCGGTCAGACGATGGATAGCCGCAGGGCTCATGTCAGCCAGGTGATGGACTCTATTAGCGAGTCGATTCAGGCTTTCTTCGAGCAGCGAGACATTGAGGCCGAAGCATTCACGACGCTGATGCCCAAGGAGGGTTCTCCCTGGGAGTGGAACCAGAAACAGACATATTTCTACAACGCGAAGCGAAAGGAAACCGAAAGCACTGCCAAGCCTGACTGGATCGTTCAGGTTGAGGTGCGGGATGAGCGCACATCACAGTATGTGAAGGCGCCAGGTGCCGATTTCTGCAGGCTTGCCCCTGTCATATCGGCAGAGCCCGACGGTCCAATGGCTTGTCGGTTTGAGGATCGGGACCTCGATTTCATCGTCACTCACAGCCTCGACGTTGCGCGCTACGGTGTCGGTTGGAGAAAGATAGCCAGACTCATAAACCACTGTGGTGGTCTCCTCTACCCATCTATGGCTGTGAGTCAGGTGCCAGGAGCGCGCTTCGGTCCAGTATGTCTCGTCGTCAATCCCATGGTGGTGCTCGAAGGGATGAAACCCTATTTCAGGCGTCGAGGCCAATGGCCTGTTGTGACATACACGACAGACGTCTGGACAGAGGTAACGAGAGACTTCCTGAGCAACGCATCCGCCATTCTGTTCGAGCAGCTCACTGGGCAATGGGAGATTAGCGTCTATGGGCGGTCACACTTTTACGTGCTTGGTCCGCCTCTGCGATTCGATGGCCCCATGGAAAGCGATATGGTTCTGAACACGAAAAAGCTTTCTGCTGCTCTCACACGGCGTGTCAGGCGCTGGCATCGTGATCTCACAGGCGAAGAGGTTGAGGAGATGCAGCTCACAGAGGAAGAAGAGCGCTATCCATATCTCGAAGCCAAGGGCAACGGCATCGTCTCGGTAGATGCACTCGTCGCCTGTGTCGCACCAACTCCCCTCATGCGTTCGGTGAGAGCATTTCTCGAAGCAATCGACTTCCGGGGCGACGTCATTCCTCTCAAGACCAGTCGAGATGAAGCAAAAGCTCTTTCTGTCGGCCTGGATTACGGGCTGCTCTACAACTATTCATGGCGTGTGTTCGATGTGGTCATGAAGACGGCTTATGCTCAGAGAAGGGTTGAGCGCGTCGTGACATAGCTCGACATGAATGCTCGCATCTGCTACCATCCCATTCACACACGCAAAAATCACAAAACCGAATGATCCAAGGAGCTTACACAGATGTCGCACGATCCCGACGACAAGTATCTGATCAAGGGTCCGCAGATCGACGATCCTGAGCCTGTCAATCCCAACGTGCAGCCCCCCGCAAGGGTGCAGATTCGCAAAGGCTTCGATGAGAAGGGGCGCCCGATCCTTAGCGCGCTCACGACATTGAGCGAAACCCCCGAGGAGCACATCTACCTCGTCTATCGTAGCCCAGTGAAGGATGCGGTCGTCGAGTGTGACCTTCTTGGTGACCAGGCTGTCATGAACAGTGATGGGAAACTCCCTCCTGTTATTCATATCGAGTGTCCGAGGTGCTCGAAGCCTGATCCTCCCGGGACTCGTCCTGAGGACTCAAAGAGGAGCATCCTCTCGATTACTTACGGCAACAAGCACTTCGAGATTGAAGACCTGGACCAAAAAGACTGGGGTGTCGTAACGCTCCCGGATGGACGGCCGGTCATGGGCTCGAAGGGGCAGCCAGCCATCGTGTCGAGGCGCTTGACAATCAAGGAGACGTTCAAGTGCACCTACTGTGGCAGGCGTTTTAAGATCACAGACAACTTCATGCAAGACGCATAGGAGGCCGCTATGGCAGATCTTGCGATGACGTTGTGTATCCTGACGCACAACAGAGTGGACGAGACCGTTCAGCTCATCGATAGCATTCGAGCCATCCCTGGCATCGACCTGGAGATTAGCATCGCTGATCAGGAGAGTGATGCCGAGTCGCGCCGATGGTTCAGGGACACGGCAGACGTATTCTGCGAGGTCAGCGATCGAGAGCTGTGGGAGTATGGGTTCGGTTCGGCCAAGCAGAAGGCTGTCGACCAGTCGTCGAACGAGTGGATCATATACGGCGATCCGGGCGAGGTCTGGCACGATAATGGTCTTCTGGTCACCATCGACGACCTTCATAAAAATGTTCCTGCCCTTAGAGCAATGCGCGGCGAACCGGATAAGGTTCGAGCCGTCGTAGAAGGCAAGCTCGACCCCGGGATACTCACCGATGACAACGGTCGAGTTTTCCGCAAGTCAGTCATGAAGATGATGGGCTACATACACGAGGCGCCGCTGCACAAGGCGACGGGTGATCTGTGGGCTGTGTGGGCGCGTGAGTACGATCCCATTGCCTGGGTCGAACATGCAGGCCCGTCGGCTGACGATCCTGTCTTTGCCGAGCGAAAACGCATCCTCTACTGGCACCTGATCCACAAGATCGTGATGAATCCCCACCTTCGACTCGGGACCGACTTCCACTGGTGGACCCAGTACTGGCAGGAAGATGTCGAGCCTCACTTCAAGGAGGTGTCTTTCGACGAGTGGCAGAAGGTTGGAGGGTGACATGGGCGACGAAGAAAAAGCATTTCCGATTACGATTTGGTACAGCACCTTGGGGATGGGCGACGGCCACGACTTTGCTACCAGGGGCTATCTCCGCGGTCTGATGAGCACGAATTATCAGGGTCTCCGTCTGCCGCCGTCGCTTTCGACAGCGCTGCTTCGGATTGATGGTGAGTCGGACTCAGATATGGAGGTCTTCGCGCCGCTGATGCGGCCACCTGACCAGGTGCGCATGAAGCCGATGACGCTGGTCAAGGCTGGCGATCCGCGCATCGGAACAAAGAGAATCATCGACGGCAAGGACAAACACGGGAATCCAGAGAAGGTCGAGATCGAAATAACAGAAGGATCAATCGATCTCGATGTCGAGCAGCAGTACACAAGCAGCCAACGCTTCGAGGTGAGGTGTGTGGTCATTCACCACGATCCTGCATCCATCTGTCGACACTACACGAACTTCGTCAAGAAGGGGCGCCCCCCTGGTGTCGCCTATGTCGGGCTCACAGTCTGGGAGACCTCTGAGGTGCCTGAAGCGATCGCAGTCGTGTTAAGCGAGCTGGACCTCATCATTGTTCCGTCGGAGCATGCGAAAAAAGCTTTCGAGCAGAGCGGAGTTTCGTGCCCCATAGAGGTGGTGCCGCACACCTTCGACGAGGAGAAATGGCCAAGACCGACAGAGGAAGAGCTGCTACCCGATCGAGGTCGCGAGAAGTACGTGTTTTACTCCATCGCGACTCCGATCGAACGCAAAAACCTTACTGGTCTAATGCGCTGCTATTTCAAGGCGTTCCAGGGGCGAGACGACGTCATCCTCAGGATCAAGAGCAGCGGGGAGAAGAGTCAGCTCAAGGAGCTGGCAAAGGAAGCGCTGGAGCAGTCGGGTATCACCGAGAAGCGTCCACCACTTAGATTTTTCACTGGTCAATGGCCGATCGATCAGATACGCGCCTTCCACCTGGACGGCGATTGCTACGTCTCAGCGACCCGAGGAGAGGGGTTCGGGCTTCCAGAAATGGAAGCGCGCCTCTGTGGCAGCCGGGTCATCACGACAGGATGGGGAGCAGCCTGCGAGGTGCTCAAGAACGGAACCACCTGGCAAAAGTTCGGAGATGAGATGCTTCAGACCTACAGGACGGCGGGCGCCGTCGAGCAGGTCGAAGGAGATTACGGACCAAATCTGCTCGTGGATTACGAGCTGACCTCTGTCAAAAATATGCAGGGCATCGGGTGCTATGAGCCCGAGCAGCAATGGGCTGATCCGAAAGATGATTCCTTGGTCGATGCCATGAGGCTTGCGGCTGAGCAGCGATTCGGCCCTGACAGGCTCGCCTGGGATTCGATGCAGGCGAAGTTCGGGCAACTCGACGTGGGAACGCAGCTCGCACAGGCCCTTGTGCATGCAAGGGAGACCGCGGAGGAGGAAGCGGACGATGAGTTCTAGGAAGGATACAGGGTCTCCTCCGGATGAGAGGGACGAAGGTCAGAAGACCGATGTGACACTGAAGCTCATCCCGAAGAAGGACAAGCACGGAAACACCTATCACATCGCAAGGACGGACGCTCCGATATTGCTGGACCTGCGCGAATGTACAATTTTCGTGTTTACTAGGGACCAGCCGGAGCTTTCCATTCGCAGGACGAAATTAAGTCCTGGTCAAAAAAGGAAAGACTCATGAGAGTGCTTTTCGTGGGGCCTGTGTCTGGCTACACCAGCTATCCGGTCGTCTCGAAGGGTATCCTCAAAGCCATGCTCGAAGCCGGAATCGAACCGGTTGTTGCGGACGTTACTTGGGACGGCTCTCCGGATCACACGGAGCCCTGCTTCGACTCAAACGATCAGGTCACCTTCTTGAGTCAAAACGAGGTGATCGATCTTGTGCAGGGGGGGGTCGTTCCTGTTGACGGGGTTGATAAGTGCGTGGCCGTCAACCCGTCTCATCACCTTATGCGGGTCAAGGAGAACAGTATCAAGATGGCCGGCATGTTCGTCGGTGATGTCGACGTGCTTCCGGACTCCTGGAAGCAGCTCATGAACCAGCAAGACCTCGTCCTTACGCCGTCGAGCTGGTACAGGTCAGTAATCCAAGACTCGGGTGTCGAACGGCCGGTCATGGTTCTCAACCATGGTCTATCTCCGGTGTTTCGTCCTCAGGATGATAACTTGTTCGATGAAGAGGTCGTCGGAGAGAAGTTTGTGTTCCTTCACTTGTGCTCTGCTGTTTTCTTTCCCGAGCGCAAAGGGACGCCCCAGGTCATCGACGCCTTCGAGCAGCTCGTTGAAGCCGGCCAGGACGTCATCCTGAGAATCATTTTTGGGATGAAGTCGAAGCCGGTCAGGCAGCTCCTCAAGGCAATTCCCTCAGAGGTCAAGAGTCGGATGCAAATCCACTTCTTTTCTGGGGCTCGATCCCAGGACGAGATTCGCAAGAGCTATCTTGGGTGCCATGCTGGGGTTTTCCCAAGCCGCGCTGAGGGGTTCGGGATGATTCCCCTGGAGATGAGAGCATGCGGAGTGCCTGTCATCCAGACCTTTTGCACTGGGCACAGGGATCATATGGATCCAGACGACGCTCCTTTCCGCTGGGGAATCGTCGAAGTGCCTCACGGCCCGATGATCAAGGCGTGGGGTAAGTTCGGGCTCGCGCCCGAAGTAAGGGCCACGGACGTAAGAGCAGCCATGGAGAGCTGTCTCAACGGCTATGACAACCTCAGGCAGGCTTCTCGGGACATGGCCGAGGCGGTACAGGCTCAGTGGTCGTGGGAAACCACCTCGGCACCCTTGGTTAAGTGGCTGTTGAGTTAAGTCGTGGTCACTCCATAGGCGTAAAATATCCATCCCGCCGATAGTCCTCAGGATGAATACATTAATGGTATACTCTCTCCTTTAAAGGAGGGACATCCTATGGGCGATCTTGAGCAGCAGCTTCTGAATACAAATATCGTTCTGATGGCAGCCGCAGCATGGTTCATCATGTGGGTCATCAGAAAGGTTTGGAAGGGGATGAAGAGGATCGAGTGGGTCAGAAAACTCATGCCGATCTACCCAGCCATTCTTTGTCAGGGTTTTGTATGGATACCGGGGGCAATGCCGCCAGGGGAGGATACCCCAACAATAGGAACGCGCATTCTTACTGGTCTCTGGTGTGGCTTCCTTGCTTCTATTGGCTACCAGCTCATCCGTCGCATATTGGAGCGTCAGGGGGTGGTGCTACCCGAAGACCCAAGCAAACTTGTTCCAAGTATTACGCCAACGCCGCCTCCTGCTCCCGTCGAAGACGATGATGTCGATGGTGATGAGGTGTCGTCAGATGATCGTGTTACTCCAAAGGAGACGCCGATTCCCAAGAGCGACGAGGACGAGAAGGAGAAGGACAAGGGCAAAGACGGTGATGACGAAGACTGATGCTGCGCCCTCCTACTCGCTTGACACTCGATCCCAAGATAGCATATGTTATCCCGGAGGGTTTGATGCCATCCGAACAGAACACGATTGGCAAGGATATTCCCTTTGAGCTGCCCTGGTGGACGAAGGCGTGGAACTGGTTCCGAAAATGGGGCTGGATACCGGCTGGCTTTGTCATCCTGGTTCTCGGGTTTGTTCTCGGGGGAGTACTCTTTCGTCGTCGTGACGGAAAAGTCATCACGCCGCTTGACGACATTCGAGAGGCTGTAAGGCAACACGATGAAGAGGTTGATGCTGAGATTGAAGCAGCCCGCCAAGCTCACGTCGACGAGGTCATCCGCATCGAGCGTGAGCATCAAGAGCAACTCGACAAGCTTACAGAGGACCAGGAGCGAAGACGCCAGGAGTATCGGAAGAATCCGAAGAGGCTGGCTCGTTGGTTGACCGGGCTCGCGAGGGGCGAAGATGATGGCTAGAGAGGAAGGGGTTCCCACGCAGTCGGGACTCCCAGGGTTGCCCCCCGAGGAGCAGCTTAAGCACAGCATGGAGGCGGTGCAGCGGATTGCGAAGCGGCCCAATAATCCTCCTGTGACCTTGAGGCCACCCGACAAGCTGGAGCCGGAGACGCTGGTTCTTGCTGACTTTTCGGCGATGGATCGAGCGTGCCTTCCTATTAAGACCACTCAGGTGTGCATGGCCCTTGCCGCAACCCTTGCTCGTCGGGTTCAGGGCGCTGGTATCGGCGGACAGGTCCAGGAGATGATCCTCGTCAGGCCCGACGGGCGGTTGGTTGGTCTTGCTGATTCTTCCAACGGTGAACGCATCGCTCTCGAAGAATTCTGGGAAATTCCAGAACAAGCCAAGAGATCGTAACCTAGCGTGAGACCTAAGGAATGTGCTATGATGCCGGTGCAGGCCACCTGTTGCCACCGCCGGCCCAGGTCTATCAGGTGGCTCATCCTCCTTCCTCGTCAGAGGATGTAATGACATACGCGGTCAATTTGCCCTATAGCGTCACGCGACGACCCAATGGCCCCTCGATGTACTACCCCTGCCCGAGCGCGATTCAGCCGGTTCAGGACCAGCAGGGGGCTGGCTACTTCATCGACGCGGCTGGTGTCCGTGTCTCGACAGGAAGCGCCCCGCTCGACTTCATCATCAAGTGGGGATTCTGGGTGGGCATGGCGGCGATCCTCTACAAGAGCTATCGCGTGCTTCGATACGATGAGCCGTTTTTCTTGGGGGCGCCCCGGACTCCAGCGGCTTGGGAAGTGAATCCAGCACGGACTGAGGAGCAAGAGGAGCTGAGGGGAGTTCTTCTTGAAGCATATGAACCAGGGATGAGCATTAATAGGCTTGCTGCGTCCTTGGGCATCCCGAGGGCAACGGTAACAAAATGGCTAAAAGAGGCAGGTGTTTATGTCCCGCGAGGGGTGTCGCCCGAGCTAGAAGAAAAGCGACGACTTCTCATCTCTCTCTACGAGCCAGAGATGAGCATCAGGGCTTTGGCTAAGGATGTTGGGGTGAATGAGGCAACGGCCAAGAAATGGCTCAAAGAGGAGGGGATTTATGTCCCGAGAAAAGGGAGAAGGACAAAGAGGAGCCTGCCGAAGTATTCCGAGTATGAGTCGCTGAAGCAAGAGCTTTTTCGCAGGTACACTCCTGGGGCAAGCGTCAGAAAGCTAGCGCGTGATCTGGGGATTGAACCAGTTACAGCGCTTCGATGGTTACAGGAGACCGAATTCTATCAACCGCCAGATCCGTCGACGCGGGTATTGTCAGAGGGGCTGCAAGAGAAGCGGCGCCTGCTCATTTCTCTCTACGAGCCAGAGATGAGCATCAGGGCTTTGGCTAAGGATGTTGGGGTGAATGAGGCAACGGCCAAGAAATGGCTGGTGCAAGAGGGCATCTATGTTCCGCGAAGGGGTAGATACCCGAAGAAACGATCCAGGAATCCAGAGGGGGAAGAAATGCTGCGAGTGTGCGCTTGGTGCAAGCGCGTGTGGCGCGATGGCCGGTGGCAGTACGGATTCATTCCTGAGACAGTGCAGCAGACGCACGGGATCTGCGAAGATTGCGAAAGAGTTGTTTATAGCGCAATAGACGAGGACGAGACTGATGAAAGGGCGCGTCGATGAGCTACGAACGGCAGATGAAGCTGAACAAGATGGCTCGTGAGCTGAACGTCGCCGCTCGGCACGTGGCTCATGGTGTCGGCGCTGGCAACAAGGCCATCGAGACCGCGGAGACCATCAGCCCTGCGCTCGCAGAGCAGACGAAAAGGTTTTTCGTTGAAAACCTCGGATTGCGCCGCGATGTCATGGCCATCGGGAGCTATATCGGTCAGGTGATGTGGCCCCAGTTCGACGAGGAGATGGATGATGCGGTGCAGTACGGATACGAAGACGCTTCGAGGTATCCTGGCGGTGGCGACGCTGCTGGTCCTCCTCCTGTGGGGCTCTCAGGCGTGGTGCGAAGACGCGGAGTCGGGTGAGTCTGACGAGACGTCCCTGGATGGGGCGATATCGATCTCTGCAGGCGAAGAAGCTCCCTTCGACGGAATACTCTTTCCAATCGAGCTGGCGATCCAGATGGGCTTTCGCATCGAGACGCTTCAGACCAGGCTGCGTCTCGATGTCGAGCGGGAGCAGCGTTTGTGTCGTGCTCAGATTCATTTCGAGACCAGGCGCCGTGAGCTGGAAGAAGAGCGGCGCGACTTTCAGATCAACCTCCTCGAAGAGCGGGTGCGTGAGCAGGCCGAGGAGCTGGCGAGGCCGACGCCTTGGTATAGACGGTGGGGCTTTGCCTATGGGATGGGGATACTCACGAGCGTGATACTCGTCGCTGGCGGGGTGGTAGCGCTTGTTTCGGTGATGTGAGGTTGTCATGAGCTACGAATACTCTCCTGGCTTTGCAGGGCTTTTTGATCGTTTCAGAAGGGGAAAGCGTCGTCTGAGAACAGGCGCCGGTATCCCCAACCGCAGCGAGGGTCGTCACCTGGACATTCAGGGTACCGTGACGACGATAAGGGGAACGCCGGTCACGGGCAGGATTTACGTCCTGAGCGCTGGAAGGAGAATCGCGTTCGTTACAATTATCAGTGGGCGCTACACCATCTACGATCTTGGTCCGGGCTCTTACCAGCTCGTGCCTGAGGCGACCGGCGTCGATTCGACGCCTCGCAACGTCACCGTCGGGCTCAGCCCCATTACCGTAAACTTTGTTTCTAGTGATACGGGTGCCGCCACGGAGGGCGGATGGACACCTACAGTCATGACAATGGTGCCGCTTTCTGATGCACCTGATTTGACCAGCGGAAGTCGCATGGTCATACAGGGAACAGCGACGACGACGCGTGGAACACCTGCTCCTGGAAGGATCGATGTCTATCAGGGGGGTCGCAGGATGGGATATACCAACGCCGTCAGTGGTAGATATACGGTCTACGATCTTCCGAGGGGCGACTACAGGATGGTTTTCAGACCGACATCAGGAGGAGAGTCCAGTCGTAATGTGACCGTGGGACACAGCGCAATCACCGTGAATTTTGTGGTGAGTTAGCAATGGACAAGCGCACCTGGCTGTCGGTCGATTGGGACTTCTTCGTAAGAAGCCTTGGAATGTGGGATTGGTCGCACAAGGAGGCGCCTTTTTTTATGGGCGGCTTCATGTGGGAAACCAGGCTCTCGCCCTTTCTGATGCAGGGCTACGATCTCGTCGGAGAAATGGACCCACAGAAGTGGTCAAGGCCTCGTCCTCAGGATTTCTGGAACGTTCTTGCCGAGGCAGGCTATGGCTTTGATGACCTGGACTTTTTCGTCGTTGCAGACTCCCATGCAGCGGCTGGTCCGGTGTTTAGTGAGGTGGCCGATCGTCTTGGCGGTCCCGCTGATGTGCTTGTCAACTTCGACGCTCACCACGATCTTGGGTACTGCGAGTGGGAGCGCATCGAGATGATGATCGAAAAAGGGGAGTGCACCTGCGACATGTGGCTCGGTGCTTTGATGATGTGGATGCCTGAGCTTGAGTCTCGTGTCGTCTACCCGAACTGGATGAAAGAGGAGAGCGACCTTGAAGCTCAGTGGAGGCACATTCGTGAACATGTTCCAAAGAGTGTTTCTGATCGAATCGAGCTTGGCTGGTTCTGGGACAACGGTCAGGTGAGCAACACCGTCATCGAGCCAGATGAGTATCTGAATGTCGAAGCTCTTTTCGTTTGTCGGTCATCTGCCTGGACGCCTCCGTGGCTCGATCAGCCGTTTCTTCAGTTTTTGGACGGCTTTGAAGAGCACTCCTACGTTGAACCCTTCAGCCACGACGCTGCCTATGACCGTCCTGTAGACGCCCTGAAGCCCCGTGAAGACTTCTCCATGAAACGGGCCAAAAAGATGGCTGAAACCATGAATCTGATGAGAGAAGGAAAGATTCCAGCCGGCATTACTTTCCATCCTGAAGATGAAGAAGATTAGACTTTCTTGACATGACATAGCATGTGCTATACCATCCAAGCGAAATGGGTGTAGCATGTGCGATAGCGCAGACTTGAAAGAGCGACTGCTGGAACGGTACATCGGCCGAGAGATATCGGTGCATCTCCAGCGGAATGGAACCGACGTCGTCCACACAGGCATCCTGCAACGTCCCGAAGAAGATATGGGAGGCATCCCCGGCACTTGGATCATCAGGACGCCGAGGACAGCTACTCATAATCACGCTGGCCAAGTCGTCGTCATCCCGGAGACGGTCGTCGTCTTCACCATCGAAGACTTCTGGTATCCGCTAATCGCCGTGGAGACGGTGGCAGAGGCCACAGAGAAGATAAGACAAGAGCAGGCGGCGATGAACGCGCACAAGGAGGAGGGCGACGACGATCAGGGGTCGGCCATCTGGACGCCTGGCCAAGGAAACCGCGGGGGAAGCACCGGAGGCACGCTCCAATGAGTGGTAACGGAAGAGAATGGACACCTGACGAAATTAAGTCGCTGCGAAAGCGTCTTGGTCTTACTCAGAAACAGTTCGCTGCCGAGGTAGGCGTTCATGTCGTCACCGTCATCAGGTGGGAGAAGGGGGGCTTCAACCCCTCTGGATTAGCGCTGGAGAAGCTGCAACAGCTTGCTGCCCAGTGATACATGTAGCTGATCCTCGGCTGGTTCGGCTTATCGCTCTCAAAAAGAAGACGACTCATCGGTTTCCAGCCCGGTACAAAAAGGACAGCGACGAGGTTACGCACCCTAAGATCACCGCGGGGAAGCTGCACCGTGTCTATACGCGTGCGCCCTTTGGTAGGGACGGGGATCCGAATGCGCAGCCTCTTGTTGAGGTGCTGGTCAGCTCTGTCGAGCTGGAGCCATTGGGCGATATGAACGACACAGAGGCGGTTCGAGAGGGTTTTGCATCGCTCGATGTTTTTATCGCCTACTGGAATCGTGTCTGGTTTAATCGGGCTCTAAAATTCGAGAACAATCAGTATCACCCTGTATGGGTGATCTCCTTTGAGCTGAAAAAAATACTACCTGCTGGTGAGAAGTTGATAAATCGGATAGAGTCAAAGATGAGATCTGTTGTAAAAACAAGGTGATAGGGTCAAGAATTCCCATCGAATCCAGCGGTGTTTTTTCAAAAAATCCGAACAACCTGGCCTGTGTGGTATTATTCCGTGCTTGACGGATGGCCGGCCGGCGCATATTTGTGTCGGCCGACTTTGTAAAGGAGGTGGGTCATGCAAATGATCCGGAGGTGGGTAGTCGTGGTGTCGTGTGTCATAGCAGCCCTGGCGCTGCTGGTTTTGACCCGGTGCTCGGAGCCACCGCAGGAATTGGACGGGGAGCCGGTTGAGGTTGAATCGGAGCCGCTGACTGAGGCGGAAGAGGAAGAGTCCCAAGAACCCGATGAGGAGCCGGTGACATCTCGTGACGTGAGAGAGGAGATCCTTGACGGTTTCAGAGACACTTGGTCTGAGAGAATGACAAAGCGAGCGAAGGCTCAGTCTATAGACGTCTCTCTCCAAATCTTCAGGCTTGGTCAAGAAAAGGGGGTTGATCCTATCCTCTTGGCAGACGAATACGTCGATCTTCTGCACACCACTCTGGACATGCAGCCTGCATTCGAAAAGGGATGGGACGGCGGCATTCAGCGGGCGATGCTCATTGCGATTGATCTCTACAGAGGAGCACACGAGGCACAGGAGCAATCGTGCCATGATATCGACGAGAGATTCTCCGAGGACGTCGCGAGCAACAACGTACCCCATGTGAGTCCTTACCATCTTCTCTCAATGGGCTACAGAGAGTCCAGGCTTGCCAGGCGCATTGAGCTTGGAAAGAAGCTTGGGGGGCGGGGTGAGAGGGGGATGTTCCAGTTCCTACCTCAGTCCAACGGAAAGCGCGGGTGGATTGAGGGCCGCTTCATGCCGAGGTTCAAGAATAATCAGACCAGGGAGCGCTGCAGCCCCTTCGATCGCCTGTGTGCTACAAGGGGAGCTGCCAACGCATTGGCATGGATACGCTGTCGGTGCATCGAGCTTTACGATGACCGCTGCACCACCGATGTGTTCATGGCGGGCTACGGAATGAACCGGATGCCCACACCGGAGGAAGCACGCCATCACAGGGGGCCAGTCAATGCACGTCGCTTTCTTTGCGCTGTCAGGGATGACTGTGACGAGCTTTGGCCAAGAGACCATGACGATGACTTCGCCTTGAGTCTCTGAGCGATACGCCCTGAAAATCCCAGCCATTCCGTGCTCGTAGAGCGCGAGTTTCTTCTTGACAAAATATAGTTCTTGAAGTTTGCGCGTTACTCGTTCATTCTTGAATGGTATTCACGACTTACGACATTGATTGTCCATCCTGAGGATGAACGATTGGGGAAGAGGGCGCTGGAAGGGGTCATCCCGTGAGTGAAATATCGGACGCAGTGCTCGACGAGGTTTGGTTCTGGGATGGTGATTTTGGTCACCTTCTCGGGTGCGTGGAGGGCCAGGAAGAGAAGTGGCTCTGCGAGAAGGGAGTCCTCAAGAAGGAGGACGAAGAGCTGCCAGGCGTCAAGGAGCTTCTCGAAGGCGATGTTGTTTTTCGAGTGCGGACAGTGCATGCTTTAGAGCGTGCCGAAGACCCACGAGAAAAACTGTTTCAATGGTTCTCGGTCAACCCACTGACGGGCGTGCTAACACCACGGCCGGAATGGGGGTAGACGATGGCTAATAAGGTGAGTCGATCAGATCGAACGATTGTTTACGCGCTCATTCAGCAAGCTATCGATGACGCGCGTCTTCATATCCAGACTGCAACCAGCCTCATTGATGAGCCGGATACCCTCGAAAGCGCCATTCATCGTAACAAACGTGCAGTAGACGCGATCGAGGAGTCGGAGAAAGCCATACAGGAAGCCGACGACGAAGGGCTCATCACCAAGAAAAAGAAAACGACGTTCGAGAAAGAGCTGGCTCAGGTGCGTCAGCTACTGTGGCGCCTGTCGTGCCGTATCAATAAGGCAGCAAAAAAGGTGCATCCGCTCCGCGTGCAATCACGCGATCTCAGACGCAAATTCCTTGCATACAGCTATGAGCCGAAGGAGAATGCTGAAGCAGTGGGAGGCTGAGACGTGTCGTTGAAAAGAACCCTCGCTCAGGTGCCCAAGGTCGTGATGTCTCCCATCGGAATCGCGGCTCTTGCCGGTGCCGGAGTCATCGGGTATGTCTTCTGGAGAATGGCACAGGGTGGGGTCCGCCTCCCCCGACGCAATCCTGGCCCAGGTCGAACCGCCGTCATCGGAGATTCCATCGTCGCCCATCAGTACGGTTTTGTTCGCTACCTCGATCAGAACATTCCAGGGCGATCCTTCACTAACTTTGGCATTGTAGGGCAGGGTACGGCGGCGATCCGTAATGATCTACAGACCCGAGTCATCGGACAGGGTTTCGATGAGGTCATCATCGAGGGTGGGCTAAATGACGCCGGCCGACCGAATGCGCTCGACTACATCATCGGTAACCTCCGAGCGATGGTTCAGGAGGCGAAGGCAGCGGGGCTCAAGGTGGTTCTCGTCACCATGACGCCCTACTACGCGAACAAGTCCTTTGTTGCCCAGGGGAACGCTATCATTCTTCGTGATGGTCGAAGCTGGGGCGCTGACGTTGTCGTGGATACTCACTCAGCGGTTCGCGATTTCAACGACGATCTTCGCTCCGACCTTGCTGCTCCAGATCGGCTGCACCTCAATAGGACTGGCCAGGAAGTAATCGGCCAGGCGATCATGTCGCAGGCATACGCCTGATTCTTCACATCGTTCTTGACGTAACATAGCATATGCTATAACGTCGTTCGCATGCGTTATAGGGAGGATGGTCAGCATGGATGCCGTTCCATCCGTCCTATGGACGATTCACAACAAGCACAAAAGCAAGATGACACTTTACAAACACCAATTGGTTCATGTCGAGGGAAAGCATAAGTACACCAATCCAGGGGGTTTTGTTCAGAGAGGCGGTCAGCAGTACGTCATAGCCCGAAGAAATCCAGCTTCTGCTGACATGGCAACCTCATCAGCCGTTAGCTCTGATATCGTGCTCCTCGAACGCAAGCGGAGCAGGCTTCTCGTTGACACTGGTGTCGTTCTCTTGAAGGGAGATCTCGAAAGGGGCGTCTCCTACGAAGATCCCCGCCTCATACACGGGGAGATTGGCTTCACTTACACCTATGTGAGCAAGAGCGGCTATAGCTCGTGGCTCATGGGGCTCCACCGCGGTAATCCTAGTGAGTTCAACAAGCAGATGCGGCCAGATATCTCCCCGAGTAAGAACGGTTTTCTGTTCAGGGCAGGCGACGACACCGCGATTGTCGTAAGCCGGCCCGATCTCGAAAAAGAGGTGCGACTGTACAAGGTCAAGGATATCAAGAGCGCTCTCCGGGGCTTTACTCTCAAAACGTCGAGGATGTGGTGGGAAGATCGTTTTCTTGCCAAAATCACTGTGCCTTCATGGTTGAGGGGCGAGCGAGGCTCTTTCGGCCACGTGGGGTTTGGGACGATCATTCATCCCCGGGCTGCCGTCATTCATTTTGGGCGAGGTGACGAGACAGGAAAGTACTACGTGACTGCGCTTCAGCGGCTGTCGCCGCAGGGTGCTCCTGATGGGCCTCCAGAAATAATCGCAGAGCCGGCGTCGGAACTCCCAGAGGGGGACGTGCCGGGTGTTATCTACACGCAGATGGCCTGGCTTGAAGGTAAGGAGCTTGTCCTGTGGTCAGGTCACGATGATTCGATGATCGTCGAGACGCGGCTGAAGGCGCCACGGTGGGTTGTTGATACGGGGGCGGCGTGATGGAGAAGGAAAGAGAAGAAGTGGGGCAGTGCACGAAACCACACCTGAAAAGGGAGAGCCTGCCTAACGAAAGACAAGGGGTCACCTGGAAGGTCAAGATTGGGGACTTGAACGGCGTTCAGCTCGGTGAAACGTCGATGCCAGCGGAGGGCGTCTACATCAAGGCATACATCAGGACGGGTGAGTACCAGGATGGTGAGCTGGGCGAAGTGTTCATCTCTCCAGACAAGGAAGGATCGTTCATTCAGGGTGTGCTCGATGGTTTTGCTCTGTTGCTCTCCATTGCTCTCCAGTATGGTGTACCCCTGGAGAAGATAATAGAAAAGTTCATGAACATCCGGTTCGAGCCATCGGGGATGACGAGTGACAGAGCTGTCCCGATGGCGACTTCGTTTTTTGATCTGATGTTCAAAAAACTAGCGCTGAGGTACCTCGATTCAAAGACTTGCGGCGAGCTTGGTATCGCGGATCGAAGCAAGCCTGAAGAAGGAGAAGGGAATGCCGAAGAAGAGTGGCAGAGTAGTGCGGGGCGGGTCACGACGGGGCTCTCAGGGTCGCCGTTCCACGACCCGAAAGTCAAGCAACCCCCAGTCTCGGAAGATGTCGAAGGCGGCGCAGATGAGGAAGCTCTCACGGGAGCTTGAGAAAGAAGAACAGAAGGCTGCGTCTTCCTCGAAGCAGGCAGCAAAGCTCCGTGAGCGCATCATCAAAATGCGTGACAGGTGCCCTCATGCTCGGCTGGAGAGAGACCCTAGCACAGGTATTGTGACCTGTAAGGACTGCTTTGCGGAGGTCGGCTTTCCGAAGCAGCATAGCGTCGAGGTCGAAGAGGAGCACGGCGAGGAGGACAGCGATAGCTTCCAGGACGACGACGGCTACTACGAAGACGACGAAGAATAGGGGGCGCGGTTGGACGTTATTTACCTGTCCCGCTTCGGCTCTTGCTGCGGCGTGTCGACCTATACCGAGCAACTTGCTCAGGCTGTAGCAAACGCTAAGCTCGAAGTGAGCGCGCTTGCCTCTGATCATTCCGAGAAGGGAAATGTCTGTCGAGATGCGATACCTAATGTGCCGTCCATTGTGAGCTGGTCGGAGCAGGGGGCCATTCGCAAGGTGCTCTCAGAGGTATTAGAGCAGCGACCAAGAGTCATCCATATCCAGCATGAATTCGGTATTTTCAGGGACACCGAAGGACTCTACAATCTCTGCATAGAGATTCGGCGCAGGTCCCCCGAGACCAAACTGGTTCTCACAGCGCACACGGTGCCTCCGGGGGTGAAGAGCCACAAAGACGCCTTCATACGCCTGATATGCGAGGTGGACGCCGTCATCGTGCATTCCCATCTCGCGAGGACGGTCATGGTGCGTTACCCCGGTGCCAACAATATCAAGCATCTACAAGTGATCCCTCATGGAATGATCGGCCCTGTAGAAAGGGTGTCCCGAGAAAAGGCGGAGCAAGAGCTGGGCATCGAGCCCAAGGATAATCGCTTTACGCTATTGTCTCTCGGCTTCATGACGAGAAACAAAAAACACGTGATGCTCTCTCACCTCATCGCGGCGATTGTCCAGAGGCGAATGATCGCTCCGAAGGAGATCCTTCTCATTATTGCTGGGATGCCGACGATCGATGAGGAAGGGTGTCGCCTGCTCAACTCGCTCAAGCTCACCATCGAGCGACTCAAAATAAAGGACCACGTCAGGCTCATCCCTGAATTTATCCCCTTTGAGAAGCTGCCTATCTATTACGGCGCGGCAGACATTGCTGTTCACATGTGCGAGCACAGCTTCCATAGCTCGTCTGGGAGCGTTCGCATGGACCTCGCCTACGGGATGCCGGTGTTGGTGCAGAAGGCAGAGCTGACCCAGGACTTACCTCCAGGAGTGGTCCAGTTTTTCAACCGTCCGAACGACCTTTTGACGCAGTTGCCCGTTCTGGCCAAGCAGCCGGCTCGTCTTCGAGCAATGTCAGCGGGCGCTCACAATATGGCCGAGCGGAACTCGTGGCGGAAGACGGCGGCGATCCACACGGCCTTGTATCGACAGTTGGCCGGAAAAGACCTCGGTGACCCAGGTGGTAGTGTCCGAGCTGCGATATTCCATTCTTGCGGAAGTCTATTAGGAGGCAAGTTTTGAAGGTCGCTTTTGTGTCGAGGTGGGGAGTTCAGTGCGGGATCGCGACCTACACTGATCAGCTCGTAAAGGCCATCATGGATCATGGGCCAGACTGCGAGTGCGCAGCCGAGAATCTCATTGGGATCAAGGAGATAAGCGTCGAGTCGAGAATAGCCTTCGACCGCTGCTGGGATGGACGAATCGGATCCCTCGATGGAATCTTTCAATTTTTAAAGAGCACGAGACCCCAGGTCGTGCACTTTCAGCACGAGTTCGGGCTTTTCGATCACGCCAAGCAACTCATCAACCTCCTGGGGAAGATCAAGGCGCTCCGCATCCCTGTGGTGTTTACCTGTCACACGGTGATGCCAGCGCCTCATGAAAAGCATTGGTTCTTCAGGGATGTGCTCAACGATGCTCACGCCATTGTCGCGCATAACGAGAGCACACGGGCAGCTCTCATCAAGGGGTGGAGGCATCCTGCGAACAAGGTCCGCGTCATTCCTCATGGGACGCCAGAAGAGTGCTCGGCTGGGAATCGCATGGAGGCTCGAAGGGAGCTTTTCCTTCCCGAGGACCCAAACCTGGTCATTGCAATTTCTCTGGGGTTTATTACCCCCGGAAAGATGCAGCACGAGGCGGTTCAGGCGATTGTCTGGCTCGTACAGGAAGGCCTTCTCGATCCGAGGAGATTCTTGTACATCATCGCTGGTGAGCCGGGTCAGAACGATCAGGGTAACATTGAATACTGTCGAGCCCTTCACAATATCCTCTACGATGCAAGGGCCTGGAACTATATTCGGATCGTCCCGAGCTTCGTTTCAAGGGAGAAGCTGCCTGTTTGGTACGGGGCCTCTGACTTCGTCATTACAGGATCGCATGAGACCTTCTTCTCGGTCTCTGGTCGTTCTCACCAAGAGATGGCATTTGGCATGCCTTCCATCTCTTCAAACGCTCGCCTCCTCTCTGATCTCAATGAGAAGAGGTCGCTCAAATACACGTCCATGCCTCAGCTCAGGTCGCACATCCTCACGATGGTTCGTGACCCGAATGTCAGGAGGCAGCTCTCTCGCAGGAGTCGGGAATTTGCCGAGGAGACGTCATGGACGAACGTTGCACTGAAGCATATTGAGCTGTACGAGCAGCTCACAGGAAAGAAGACGGGGAAGTAGGATGAAAATCGTCTGTGTGGGTTTTTATGGACATGGCAACGCTGGTGATGAGGCGATCGCTCGTTCTATAGACCGATACCTGAGAAGACCGTTTCACAATGTGGAGCTGCTCTTCTCGACCGAGATGTCGCCTGAATCAGCAGCCAAGGTTAACGAGAAGAACCCATTCTACAACGATCGAAACATCATTTCCGTCTACGACATGGAGACCATTCAGGAGCCTGACATCGTCATCGTCGGCGGCGGTGACCTCTCGGCCATCTACGGGATGACCCAGGTCGTTAAAGCCATGGAGTCGAACCGGGCCAATCTCATCGCTCGGCTTGGAACGTCGGCCAAGGACGACTTTGTTAAGGGCGGTTCGAAGTCCGTCGACTTGGTTCGTTCGTCACTCAACATCTTCGACTACATTTCCGTGCGAGATAGGGCCAGCTTCGATGTTGTTGGCTCCATGGGGATTCAGGGCGTACACATGGGTGCAGACCTCGCGATCGACTACCCACTGAACACCCAAGGACATGAGCTGCGAAAACCCTATGCGGTGCTGGCGGTGCGTGAGGTGCGTGACGGGGATGCCTCGAAGCAGATCAAGATTGCTGACACTCTGCTTTCAGCTATGAAACGTGAAGTCAAGGACGTTTTTGTCCTTCCTTTCTGCGCAGCAGACCAGCAGTTCTTGAAGTCGGGTCCTGCGCGTAGCGACATGAAGATTATCGAGGACGCCTGGACGGACCCAGGCAAGCTCGCCTACATTATCGCTCACGCAGAGCACGTGGTCAGCGTAGGTCGGCTTCACCCGCTTGTCTTCTCGGTGGGCAATCGTGTTCCATGCTTTGCAGTGACTTATCCATGGCTCAGCGGCTACGACAAGATCAACGGCTTCATGCACCACGCTGGCCAGGGACACCGGGTTGCCGACTGGGGTTTGCCGCCCGCAGAGATCGGGGCCATGGCCCATGACGCCATCAGGACTCGTCATCGCGACAAGGAAAGTCTGAATATCTACAGCGGGCACCTAAAGGGGCTCATGTTGGAGTCACTCTGCCCCATCTGGAACGCCATGGAGGCTGGTCACGGACTCGGGCTCGAACGAGGGATGAAGAAGGGTGAATTCAGGGTTGACGACTACGATGAGTCCTACTTCTACGGCGCCCGCGTCTACAAATCTCCAGAGGGTTTCCGGGTATACCACCCCACCCGTGGCGACTGGGAGGGCTGGAATGTCATCAGAGACCTCGTCGTCCAGACGATGCGTCCTCAGACTTTGATTGATGTTGGCTGTGCCCGCGGATGGTTCATCAAGAGGATGATCGATTCCGGAGTAAAGGCCGAGGGGATCGACTCCTCAAGAGCCGCCTGGAAGGAAGCGGCCACGCCAGAGGTGCAGAAACATATCAAGGTCGGTCAGCTCACCGACCTCGAACACCGGCGATACGATGTCTTGACGGCTTTCGACGTCATGGAACACATCTTCGAGGAGGACGTCGAGGACGCCATCCAGGCGATGAAGAACGCCGCTGGGCGCTACATCGTCATGAACATCTGCACCTCTCCAGACAACGAGGGCACCCACAGCATCAAGAAGGGCGCTCCCATTCCGGACGACCTCGAATGGCTAGCGGTGAGCGGTCACGTCACGATCAGGCATCGCCCCTGGTGGAAAGGTCGTCTAGAGGATGAGGACTGGGAGGTCGACGATGAGATCTTCCAGAAGTGGTTCAATCACCCAGGGTTCCAGTTTCCGTCGTGGGGACACAATAACCTGGTTATCCTGAAAAGGCGCGGAGCAAAATGAGTGAGACGCCGTTCTTCTCTGTAGTCGTTGCGACATGTCGGCCGGATTATCCTTTCAGGCATCACGACTGGCATGTGCTCGGAAAGATCATTGAGAGCTGCCAGAAGCAGACTTTCAAGGATTTCGAGCTGATCGTCGTTGACCTGATGCGCGACTATCGCCACGATTACATGGATCAATGGCGTGAGAAGGTCGACTTTCCAATTCTGCACATCATCGACAAAGACAGCGTTTTCCGTGACTTGATGCTGACTCGAATCTGCTCTGCAAAAAACACTGGGCTCCTCTACGCGAGGGGGGAATTTGTCGTCTTTAGCGACGACGGTCAGGACTGGTCCGAGGACGCATTCAGTCGTCTCTACACCTGGGCCAAGTCCGGGGTAGGTGCTACATGTCGGCTGCATAGAGACAATGGGAGAGGCGCTGTAGAGATCGACTCCAGGTGGATGGCATATAAGATAGAGGGGACGCTGAGGACAAAGCTCGTGGATGCTCAGCACATTGGCTACCTCGGGGGCACTCTTTCAATGGTGCCAATCGAAACCATGGTTCAGTGCAACGGCTGGGACGAGATGTTCGACGGGAGTCGACAGCTCGAAGATAGTGACATGGCCAAGCGCCTGGGTGCTACTGGCCTCAAAATGGCGCTCGAAGGTCATCCGAAGGTCATCGAGTTCGCGATGCACAGTTGTGATGCTCAGGTCTACCGCCATAGCATCAATACAAAGTGCAACGGCGCGTACATTTACCCTCTCTGGGATGAGCGCAAGGATCGAATCAGGGCGAATGATAAGCTGCTGACGGACGAGCAACTACACTCTTTCCTGTTCGGTAATTGCTGGAAGCTCGGTGGAAAAGGGGAGTGCACCGTTAGCAAGGACGAGTGCCAAGGCGAATGGAAACGTCGTTCGCTGATGAACATTTACCAGGATGAGCGGCTTGTGTTTGATCTTGCCGAGCTGAGGGCGGAGCGGTCCTGGGAGACAGTCGATGAGGACCCGCTGCTGCTGGGAGAGAAACCATGAAACTGTCTGTAGTGATGCACACTTGCCGTGAGGACAATGATCAGCTTCCAGACTCCGTCCTCAGGATGATGACAAATGCCATCGTCAACCAAGACTACTCGGGAGAGGTCGAATTGATCATCGTCGACCTGCTCTGGAAGGACCGTAAGGGCCAGGTGCCGCTCACTCTCAACAGTCGAATGGGGCAAACCATCCCTGTGCTCCATACTCCGGACAAGTCGAGCCCCTTTAAAGACCGTGGGCTGCTTCGCATCGCAACACCGAAGAACACTGGGCTCATCATGGCCACGGGCACCCACGTCGTCTTTACCGATGACTGCCAGGTAATCCCAGAGAACGCTCTTTCACTCATTGCTGGTTGGGCTGAACAGGGCGCCGGGTGCACCATGGCCTACGAGAAGCGAGTGCTCGGTGTTGACGGGGAAGATGATCGGGTCACTGGCGTCGATCAGCGGGGAGTGCATCTTGGCATTCAAGAAGGTGAAGGTAAGCTCAAGCCAGCGAGAGATATAGGCTTTCTTGGCGGTACGATGTCCATGGTGCCGATGGAGACACTCCGAAAGGTCAACGGCTGGGACGAAATGTTCGACGGGAGCCGACAGCTCGAAGACGCCGATATGATCGTGCGACTCGCAGCAGCCTCGCAGATGATGGCCTACGAGAACACGGCTCGTATCATCGAGTACGAGTGTGGGGCCTACGGCGACGTTGTCAACACGCAGCCCATCAAGTGCAACGGCGCCTACGCGCAGTACGTGTGGAGTCTCGGCCGCACCGAGGCCAACAAGCTCATGGGCGACCAGCTCGACGAGGCCGTCCGGAGGATGTATTGGGAGGACTGCATTCGGTATCGCGAGGGAGACAAGTGCTGGCCGCATGACGGTGACTGCACCAAGCTCGGCGAGCTGGATGAACTGGAGGCGGTCTACAAGGACTTGCGCCTCAACTTCGATATCACTCGGGAGCAGGAGCGCCGGGACGAGATCGTGGAGGCACTGGTCGGATGAGCGTTGCGGATCATTACTGGTATCGAGAGGCGGTCGGAGGTCCAAAGGCAAGAGACCCGCTTTTCTGGAACGAACTCGGAGCCCTTCAGCTTCGATTTCTCAAGGAGCAGGGTCTTGTTCCTGAGCATAGAGTGCTGGAGGTGGGGAGTGGTCCGTTTCGAGCAGGACGCTATCTGATGGGCTATCTGAATGAGGGCAATTACTTCGGTTTAGAGAAAGAGTACAAGTTCGTCGCTGCCGGTTTTGAAAGTGAGCTACTCGTCTTTGACGATTGGAAGGCCAACTTCATGGTCATGGTCAACGACGACTTCGATCTCTCAATGCTGCCTCCATGGGTGTCGATCGACATCGCCATCTCGCACTCAGTTTTTACACATCTTGTACCGGATCAGATAGAGAGGTGCATAAGAAACGTAGTCGAGAGGCTCTACCCAGATGGTGTGTTCTTTTCTACGTTTCATCCGGGGCCTGAAATCGACGTTAGCAGCCCTCTCGACGGGGATCAGGGGTGGCGCAAGGGAGAACGCTGGCTGACCAAGTATCCCATCTCGGTGATGAGTGAAATCGCCGAAAAGGCCGGCGCCAAGTTCGGGTATGTTGGTGAGTGGGGCCATCCCGATAACCCGAGTGGATTTCAGATGATGGCTCAATTCACGAGGCCCTGATGATTTCTATTATCGTATCCCTGGGCTTCATCAAGCAAGGGAACATGGGCGACCTGAGCCTCGGTGACGAGTTCGATCACCTCGCGCCCATCGCCAAAGCTCAGTGCAACTGGGAGCTGGTAATTGTCGATCGAGCATGGCCAACTCGTTTTGGTCGTGTCGAGGAAGCGCTTGGTTCGGTGATAGACCGAGTTAAGTACGTCCCTTGTAAGCCATCGAGGATGGTCGAGATAGGCTACCGAGCTGTCAACGCTCAGCGCAACTCTGGAGCGATTGTGTCTCAGGGTGACCTACTGATGTTCCTTGACGACTTTCTTCTCATCGACCCCTTGGTGGTTGATGAAATTCATTGGACCTTCTACGAACAGGGGCTCGTCTTGTGTCCTGTCATCAGAGAGGATGACTACCCCTTGGAGAAGTACGGCGATGCTCTGACCCCGTTTAGCGGACATAACCCGGGCATTTACATGGCGAAGCGTTGCGTGTTCGAGGAGCTGGGAGGCTTCGACGAGAACTACGACGGGGCTTATGGAGAGGAAGACACGGACTGGCAGAACCGCCTCGATATCTATCTTGAGGTTTTTCACCTTCCTCATCGTCAGAGGCGGCGCGGGGTCATCTTCCCCCAAACAAAGCATCGGAACGGCAAGTTCCCAGAGCCGAGATTCCCTCCGTGGTCCATCGAAACGGATCCGGAGTACCTGAGATGCAACCGGGTCTTTTATCAGCGGATTTCAGGGCCTCGTATCGAGGATCGTGATTGGCAGGGCAACCGCAAGCTCACTGATGAGGAGAGGTCCAGGTTGAGGGTGGGGAGCTGCAGCCCGGCTTGCGGCGTCTGCAAGCGCGAGGATCGTCCTCTTCAGCTCAAGAGCTACCGGGTGATGGGTCCTGACGAGCATGTCGTCACCAAGATGAGGATGGTTGCTGAGGGAGGCGTCAAAGTGGGCTCAGGCAGCTTCAATCCCTGGTCGGAGATCCAGAGCAAGCTGTTCGAGTGGGAGAGCAAGGATGTCTGAAGAAGAGAAAAAAGAGGAAGAGGTCGAGGAGGAGAAATTCGTCTCCTCGATTGATGTTGTCGTGCCGATTAGCAATGTTATTGAGCGCTTGCCCTACCTGAGGCACTGCCTTCGATCTATTGATGCTCAGGACTACCCAAAGGACCACTACGAGGTCATCGTTGCGTGCATTATGGAAGAGGGAGAGAGCCGCGGGGCCATTCGTGATCTTGGAGCGCTCTGCGCCGAGTTTCACGCGACAGTCGTCTTTAAGCCAGAGACGGATCCGGCATTTAGTCTCGCCAGGGCCTACAATATCGGCGTTCGACATGGTTCGAGAGAGGCCGTCGCCTGCCTCAACTGCGATGTTTACTTCCACCCGAAACTCTTTTCCTTTGCAGCGCAGGTGCTGAACAAAGGAAAGATGGCAGTAGTCCCCGTGGCTCGAAGTGATGGAGAACCGGGCATCGGGATGTTCGACGAGGATATCCCGAGGATGGCTCAGAACGAAGAGGAGTGGGGCTTCTTCGCGGACAGGCTAGACTGTCGGCGTGACGGCATGGGGAACGCCTTCTATCCGCGCTCCTTTTTCGAGAAGGCTCACGGCTTTGACGAGCGGCTCTACGGCTGGGGTGCCGAAGACTACGACCTCGCCACACGGGCTGAGAGGGCCATCGGGCAGGTACATCTCCTCGACCTCGGGTGCCCCAAGGGTATCCACATCATGCACCCTGCGAGTCCTACTCGGGAGAGTGAGATGACGGAGAGAAATCGAAAGATCGTCTTCTCATCGCAGAGCCTGGTGCGGAACCCTGAGTCCTGGGGTGACGTTCTTGTGCCTGACGATGATTTCTGACCGGGCTGTCAATATCGTCCTGTAAGATGGGGAAATCCAGGGAGAGTCACTCGTGCATCTTGGTCCGATACAGCTCATCGCCTACATCACAGGGCGATGCAATCTAAAATGCGAATTTTGTCGTCGACAGCGCGGGGAACTGAAAACGGCGATACCTGAGGTGACGCCAGCTATCCTGAAAAGGGCCTTCGACATGTTCCCCTCGATTACGGGTGTGTCAGTAGCAGGCTTCGGAGAACCGCTGTTGGCGTCCTGCTTCTCGGATTCGGTCAACTACTGTTTCGAGCGAGGAAAAAACGTTGTTCTGAGCACCAATGGTCTTGCCTGGAAAAAGCACATAGACGATGTTCCGTGGGCTCGATTGCTTCAGGTGTCGCTTTCGGTCAACGAGATCGACCGTGAGCTTTACCAGGAGACTACTGGGGTCGACGGGCTACCTCGTGTCATCCAGGCGGCGAAGTTCTACAAGGAGCAAGGCGCCAAGCTTGGAATGACCTTTGTCGTCGGTAAGCACAACTGGAGCCGCATGAAGCAGTACATGCATTTCGCCAAGCGCCTGGAGGCCGACTTCATCGCCTTCTTCAACACGCTCCCCCATCATGACGGCGAAGAGAAAGCGGAATGGTTCCGTTCGAGAGTCCTGACGACGAATGATACAGAGTATTTGCGAGCGGAAGAGGATATTAGGAAGGTGGCTCCTCGCATTGGTCTGACGGTTCATACTTGGCCCACGCTGGTGAGGTCTCCAGATACATGTGAAATCGGATGTTCGAGTCCTTTTAATATGTTGGGAGTCGATGGGCTTGGCAACATCACAGGATGTTGCCGGATACTGCCTCCAAGGGCCGAGTACGGAAACCTCGATGACGGTCCTGGCCTGTGGACTGAGTCGGAGCACCTGAAGTGGCTCCGAGGGATGATTCAGGGCGAAAGCGAGTTGCAGTTCCCCTGTACTGACTGTTTCGGTGCCTACTACCCGAGGGCTGACTGGTTTATGAGGGCAACGCGATGTGTGTATGGGGATCAATTACCACGCTGATTATGCATCACCCCCTGAGGCCGATAAGGTGCCTGCTTGGGGCTCTTCAATCGCTCGAAGAGTCGACGACCATGGATCTGCGAGTCGAAGTTGTCGTTCAGGGAGCAGGCAACGGTGGGCGCCTGCCCGACCTTCCTGATCGGTCGGAATTTTCTTATGAGCTTCGGTACTTGATACGATCGGAAAACGTTGGAAATTCACTGCCCTGCTTCGAGTCATCCTCAAGATGTAAGACGGATCTTTGGTCTAAGCTTGACGACGACACGGTTATTCCGACGATGGGTTGGGATCGGCTGCGGGCTTGCCTGATGTTGGAGCGGGAGCTTGGTGATTTCAGGGTTGGAGCTGCTGGCTTTGGTCACTGGGACAGCGTTCCGAGACTCATGAAGGTGTCCAAGGGGCACCTCTATCGGGTTCCGGGGCATCACGTTGAACGTGATCTCGAAAAGACGAGGTACGCCATTTGTGACATCTGTGGCAATGGCGCCGTTATCTATCTTCCAGAGGTTTTTCGAAGCGGCTGCAACTTTGATCCGCAGCACTTTGTCGCGAG